GTGGAAGACCTGGGTGCCACTGTCGTGAGGAAATTGTCTCAATTGATACTTGGCTAAGTCGTGCCGATAAAGATAAGTAGGCAACTACTTATCTTTTTATCTTAAAATTATTACTATAAGCACCAGATAAACAAAAACGAGAAAGGAAAAGCACATGAGCGCCGTCCAAGTCCAAGACCATGACACCCCAGCGAAGGAAACCATTACCTGCCATTGGTGTTCTTGCGAGTTCCACCACCTTAAATCGCATCTGCAGGGCAAATGCACCGGCATTCCTGAAGAGCATAAGAGCAGTACCGTTGAAGACATCATCGCGGCATACACCACTCAGTTCCCCGATGCGCCAACGATTTCACCTTTGGCCATTAAGACAATTCAGACTCGTAAGCAGGAAATTCAAGCTGCTGAGAGCAAAGCACCGACCGTTAAGGTTGGCTACATCGGCACTGAGGAATACAAGGTGGAGATGGTGGCCGCACACGAGCTGCTTGGAGTAGATCTGAAAAGCCTATCCACCGCGCTAAACCAGCCCCTCAAGGTATCAGTGAACGTGAACACGCCATTCCCAGAGTTTGTACCAGTGGCCAAAGACAACTACGTATACGGTGACTTTGAGCTTATCAAAGATGTGCTGATGATGATGGAGCTGGGCATTCCAGGCTATCTGTGGGGTCATGCTGGCACTGGCAAAACCTCTCTCCCAACTCAGCTTTGCGCCCTGATGAATCGACCGGTCATCCGCTCTCAGCACACCGCTTCGACGGAAGAGGCGCATATCTCCGGGCAGATTCTGGCACGAGACGGTTCAACTTATTTCGAGCCTGGCTTGTTGGCACTGGCAATGCGTCACGGCTGGGTATATCTGGCAGATGAATACGACTTTGCATTCCCTCAAATTTTGGGCATCTACCAGCCAGTGCTGGAGGGTGAAGGTCTTGTCATCAAAGAAGCTACCCCAGAGTGGCGCCGCGTTGCACCGCACAAACGTTTTGCTTTCATCGCCACCGGCAACACAAACGGATCTGGAGACGAAACAGGACTGTATCAGGGTACAAACCTGCAGAACGCCGCCAACTTCTCTCGCTTTGGAATTGTCTCGAAAGTTCATTACATGAGCCAGCGCGCCGAAACCAACATGCTGGTCAAAGCAGGCGCTACAGATGATTTCGCTCAGAAGCTGGTGCGCTTCGCAACCCTCATTCGTGAAGGCTACGAAACAAGCGTGATCTCACAACCAATTGGGCCGCGAGAGCTGCTGCTGTCTCTTCAGGTTGGTATTCGCCGCGGTGACATTCCAGCTGGTCTGCAACGCGCATTCATCAACAAACTCCCTTCAGCGTCTGCCCAGGCAGCGCGCGAGATTGCGGATCGCATTTTCGTATGAGCAAAGGCTGCTTTGGTTCACTGATAGCAGCCTCTGAAACTAATCCCGTTTGCATGGCATGTTCCAGCAAGCGGGATTGCTTTGTTAAGGCACAAGAGACCGCTATCAAGATTTACGGGAAGTTCGCTGGCTTCCCAAACGACAAAATAAAAAAGACAAGTAAGGCAAAAGCACATGAAAGCATTAATGGTACGAACTGACTTCTCCCTGGGTGAGTCGTCTTTGAAGGCAGAGCGCGCCGTAGAGAAAGCCCGCGAAATGGGTTACTCGTCGGTGATCTCCGCTGACAGCATGAATCTGGCATCCGTAATCCCCTTGCAGATGGCGGCTGGTGACGATGTTGCGGTCATTTGTGGTGTGAAGCTTAACCTGGTTGACGATCCTACATACGAGCACCGCGCTCGACTTGCGAAGGAGTCTAAAGGATGTATGGAATCATTAACGCGCGCGCGTAACTACAGCTTCACGGCGCTAATCAAGAACGAGCAGGGCTATGTCGATCTCTGCGAACTGATGACGCTGGCAAACACACGCGAGCAGTTTTATCACGTTCCCCGTCTTGAGCTGGCGCAGCTGCTGGCTACGTTCGCCAAAGGCAACATCATCCTGCTGACCTCGGACATGGGAAGCGTATTCCAGCGCCCGGACTTCGCGAAGATTATCGCCCAGCTGGTTCACGCTGGCGGCCGTGAGAACTTTTACTGCGCCGTTTATCCGATTGCTACCCCCCTCTATGACCAGCTGAATAGCAAATCGCTCAAGGTGGCCAGTGCTCTTAAGATCGAGCCGGTGGCGTTCTACCCTGCTTACTACGAGGCTCCCACTGACGCTGACATCAAAGACATCGCGCATATGGTGCTGAACAACATCAAAATAGACCAGCTGCACCGTATGCGAATCCCGTATCAACGTGACAATGGCGTTAATGATCGCCGCCACTTACTCCAGCTATTGAAGGAGTTTGCGGTGCGGATGGGTGTCAACGTCACGCCAGCAATGGTCTCAACAACTCAGGACGCGATCATTGATGCGTGTACATGGCGCTGGCACCCGCTGGAGCCCGCTTTACCAACCATGGCAGATGATGAGCCAGCCACATTGCGTAAACTCGCTGTAGAGGGGCTGAGGAAGCGTCTTAGCACCAAAGAGTTCGGCTATGCGCCACCAGCCACAATGCACCGTGATTATGTTGAGCGTCTGAAGTACGAACTTGATGTTTTAACCCGCCTTGGCTTCTGCGGCTACTTCCTCATGGTTCACGACCTGATGAATTACGCTCGCGGCGCCGGGATTCCTGTTGGGCCTGGTCGCGGTTCATCCGCTGGCTCTCTTGTCGCCTGGTGCGTGGGGATCACAAACGTAGACCCTATTCGCCATGGATTGCTGTTCGAACGTTTCATTAACCCTGAACGTCTCGACTTGCCCGATGCTGATCTGGACTTTAGCCAGGCACGTCGCCACGAGGTCATTGAGTACCTGGGTGAGCGTTACGGGGAGGATTACGTCGCTGGCATTCCCAACTTCACATACCTCGGTGCAGCTTCAGCACTGCGCGACACCGCACGTATCTTTGGCGTGGATTCAGCGGATATGGCGGTATCGAAAGACCTGCGCTTTGTCGATGACGATTCACTGTCACTCGAAGAGATGCGCGAAGAGCTTTCCAGCCTGGACAAATACGCAGCCAAATACCCGGACGCATTTAACGCGGCCACTAAACTGCAAAGTCTCATGCGCGGATTCGGCCGCCACGCAGCAGGCATGATCGTAGCCGGTGTGAAGCTGACGGAGCGCACACCGGTAGAGCGACGCGGGGATGCGCGTGTAATCGCTTTTGACAAGCGTTACTGCGAATCCATGGGATTGATTAAGTTGGACGTGCTCGGCCTCGCTACGCTCGATTTGCTGGCTTATGCGCAGGAATACGTGAAAGAAGCCACGGGCAGCGTGATTGATCTCGATGCAATTCCACTAACTGACAAAAAGGTTCTTGATGGCTTTGCCGGTGGCCACACCCAGGGCGTGTTCCAGCTTGAATCAGGTTCGATGCGTAAGCTGCTAAAGGATCTGGGCGGCGGCATTGATCCGATGAGCTTTGAAACAGTTGTCGCCACGACAGCATTATTCCGACCTGGCCCGATCGAATCTGGAATGTTGGACAGCTACGTTTCGGTGGCCAAAGGCTTCAAAGAGGCTGATTCCATCCACCAGGTGCTCGATGAGCTTACCTCTGAGACCAATGGGGTAATTCTCTATCAGGAACAAACCATGAAGGCCACGCAGCTGCTGGCCGGCTTCACGCTCGCGGAAGCTGATGGCGTCCGTAAAGCGATCGGTAAAAAAGACATGGAGAAGATGAAGAAGGTCGGTAACCAGTTTATCGAGCAAGCCCAGGCTGGCTGGATAGAGGTGAAGTTGGAAGACGGAACCAATCGCCAGTTCCACCGCGCGGAGCACTTCAAATGTGCCGATGGCAAGCTGCGAACCATCGAAGAAGCAATGCACGATGGCGCCGAAGTTCTGGGTATCTAACCGTTTAACGCAGCTTGGATGCCGTATCTGAGCTGCGAAAATTAATACATGGATTGTGATTAAGAGGCACCAATGAAAGTTTTAGAGACGATTTCCACGAAGCCCGGACTAAGTGATAGCAAAGCAAAAGAGATCTGGGAAGCGTTTGAAAAAAACGGGGCGTACCAGTTCAACAAATCTCACTCAGTGGCTTACTCGCTGATTAGCTATCAGTCGATGTTCATGAAAACGCACTACCCTGCCCAATTCTTCGCAGCAGCGCTGACTATTTTGGGTGATGACAAGCATCAGGGGCTGGTCAAGGACGCGCTGAGCTTTGGCATTCGCATCTTGCCACCAGATGTAAACATCTCAACCAACCGCATTGAGATCCGTCAGATGGAAGATGGTACGCAAGTGCTGTATGCGCCCTTCTCAGCTGTTAAAGGATGCTCAGAGAATGGATGCCAGGCAATCATGCGCGCCCGGGCGAAAGTGGGAGGCCATTTCACAGACATCATGCAGTTTGAAGAGGCGGTTGAGAAGCGCGCCTGCAACAGCCGTGTACGTGACTCTCTCGATCGTGTCGGTGCATTTGCCAGCATCATTCCCGGCAGCGTACCAGCTACCTCAGAAGAACGACGCCGCGACCAGGCGGAGCTGATGGGTAATCTGGTGATCGATGCGGTAAAAGCGACACGCCAGTTTGAAATGAACCCGAAACGCCAGGCTGAAGTAAACGTGCTGATGACGAATATGGCCGCTGAAATGGGGCTGGGTGATGAGCTTATCCGTCCGAGCATCGGCATCAAACCACGCTTGATGATCATCCTCGACAACGCCAACGGTAACGATGGCAAAACCGGATACTTCATGGAGAACGGTTATGACGACTTCAAGGCGAAGTTGCTGGTTGCCGGCGATCTTAAAATGGGCGATTTGTACATTACCGGCGTTTGCAAGAAGGTGAAGGACAAAGAAAAGGACTACACCAAAGACGAGTTAGGCCAGTTTAACGAGTTCATCAAAGCAGAGGTAGCTTTGGTACGACCAACGTACATTCTTACTTGCGGCGCCAAGTCCACCAGCCTGTTTAACAACAAATCGAAGCCATCAGATCTTGTTGGCCGCAAAGAGTATCTGCCGGAGTTGGATGTCACGGTATTCTATGGCTTTAATCCCAACATTCTCCACTTCCGCCCAGAAGAAGGCGAAAAGCTGGAGTTGATCCTCGCTGACGTTGCCGAGGCAGTAAATTCGTGAGCAAGCCTCACATCCTCTATAGGGCAGACTTGCGCTGCCCCAATTGCAAATCAGCGCCTGAAGTCATTCGAATGACGGATGAGAATACCGAGCAATTTTGGTGGGAAGAGAACGGCACGACATATCCCGTTTTATTGCGCCATACAGAGCTGGCAGCACGTCATTGCCCATTCAGGACTGAGATCTACCATCTGACTCTCCCGCTGGCTATTGGCGTTTGGAAAGAAGAAATTAAAAATAGGAAGCAACGAAAATGACTATCGAATTGGCACCGGCGATGATTGAGAAAGCGCGCGAAGCAATTACCCGTTCTAACTTTTGGGAGTTTATCGACCGCACCATGACGCTTGAGCTGGCCGTGGCCAGCGCCAAATACGACGGCGAACGCGCTCCTAATCGTCTTCGCAAGGCGGCTAAGGCAATGCTCAACGTCATTTACGATCCTCTTATGCGTCGATTCGTTGACGGTATCAGTAGTTCGAGCAAGGCGCTGGAAAAGCTGGATGAGCTAAAGGCATACCGAGACAGCCTGGTGACAAAGGTGGCCAACGAGTTCACCGAGGCGGAAAAGTTTGGTGACGTTGGTGAGTACCGCCGCCATCGAGCCGAGCGCATGATGCAGAACGCGGCATAGACGTTGACAGTGACACTTGACCTATTTGTATGCAATATTTGCGATGTCTAAACAAATCTTCAGTAAAGTTTCAGCTAAAAGGGAATGTAAATGGCGAGTAATTTTGAACGAGTGGAAATTAGCACTTCAGAAAGTGGCAATGTTATCGTGCAGATCTTTGATTACCCAACGAAAGATAAGGGTTGGAGACGTCTATCTGGCAGAGGTTCCCATGACCGTATTAACTTACCACCTGGTGACTATTCAGAAGCAGAAATTATGGAAGTAATCAAAGAGCATTACGAAGAAACGAATAAACCATTGCCTGATTTTGATGAGGTTTACGATCACCGAAATGATACGGACGATGAAGAGTAGTTAAGTTAAAACCCGCCATTGGGCGGGTTTCTGTTATTTGTTAAATGCTCGCTTAAGGTTCGCCACTGTTGCAGGGTGCATAATGGCGTAGTTATCCTCTTTTTCATCATCCCATTCCCAATGGAACAATTCAGCGGTCTTATCGTCGGTAACCCCTCGTGTACGACGTGTCAGCCCTGACCAAACGCCCTTAATGTCGTCCAGGTCATACCCTGCGTTTGCCGCCAGGTCAGTAGAGTAAACACCTTGAGCATCATGCTCTGAAAATTGATCACTCAGCTCAATGAAACTCAGTAGCACGTTGCGGCTTTTCTCACTAAGTCCTTTGATAAGGCGACTGGCTTGGGACGAAGAAAGGTCTACTGCAACTCCTGACGAGAAGCCATCTTCCAATACAGCGTCCATCACCTCCCGCTTAACACCACGGACACATAACTGGATGATTTCGTATTGGGTTGGCTCAGACAACTCTTTCAATTGCTCAGCAGAAATAAACAGGCCACTCATAAAGCTTTCCTTGGGTTAATGTGTGTCAACGACCGAAACTCTACACAAGGTTAATACAGATAAGCAAGACAATTCTTTTCTTCAATCTTGCTGTTAAGGATCTTTAATTTAGAGAGTTTCAATAAGAGCCTCAGCTGTAAATTTAAGTCTTAGGAACTTTGTGTGTTAGAATCAAATACCAAAAATAACTAAATGACTATTACGCACATGAACAATATCCTTGATCAAATTATCATCGACCTTGAGTTTAATCGCGATGACCTTGAGGCGGTCTGGCAACGACAACCAGTGCTACTCATGCAGTACGGTGCAAGACTGGCGCAAGCTGAAAGACAAGTGGCTGATGCTAAGCGCGGCCTCGATGCTATTGAGGCCAAACTTTATGACTCGCACCGTAAAGACTTGAGTATGAACGGCATCAAGTTCAACGAATCAATCCTCGATGCCAAGGTAAAGACCAGCGTCAGCTACCTATCTCATCGACAAAAGCTGGATGACGCTCGTTACCTGGCTGACATGTACAAACATGCCGTTGCGGCCTTCAACCACCGAAAAGACATGATCGTGCAGGCATCTAAGCTCGCCATTATTGAAATCGAACGCATGGATGCCGAACGTTTTAATCGTTCCTCCTGATACCCTATTTTTATATCTGGATTATAGCTAGTTAACTAGCTATTATGCACTTGCTCGTTAGCGAGTCACGACTGCCCAAAGTGCAACGCACCCTCGGCCAAAAACAATAATGGAGAAACACATGTCATCAGCATTAATGAACCTTCTGAGCAAAGCTCGCGGCGACATCGCAGCTAAACGTGGTAACAACGTCGATATGGCTCGCCTGAAGGATGGCGATAACTACCTGCGTCTGTTCCCAAACAAAGACGATCCTGACGGCGTCTTCTATCAAACGTGGGGTATGCACTTCGTTAAGTACCAGAACGACGAAGGCAAAGAAGCAACCACCGCTTACGTGTGTGATCAGCACACCCATGGTCGTGCTTGCCAGCTGTGCGAAATGGTGATGGAAGGTAAAGCTCGTCACAAAGGCAACAAAGCAATGGAAGACCGCATTCAGGCAATGCGCGCCACTCCACGCTATCTGGTTAACGGCGTACTTTCTGCTCGTGAAGATTTCGCTGATGCGAAAGAAACCCAGCTGATTGAACTGCCAGCAACCGTGTTCGATGACATTCTGAAAGTTATCGGCGAAGACCTTTCCGATGAAATTGGTAACCCGCTGAGCAAAACTGAAGGCTATGCGTTCTGCATTACCCGTACCGGTTCTGGTCGCGACACCAAATACAGCGTGTCGCCTAAGCGTAAAGTCTTCAAAGGCAACATCGAAGACAAGTTCTGGAACAAGCAGCATGACCTGATTGCTTTCGCAAACCAGGCTGACGAAACCAAATTGCTGGCTACCACGCGTCATATGAGCCGTCAGATTGGAATCGCTGCACCTTCTGCGATTGCCGCTGTTAAATCAACAACCAACTCAGCAGCAGCACTGCCAGGCTTCGGCTCCATCACCGGCCACGACGACGCCCCAGCGACTACTCACGGTGCAGCAGCTGTTGCGCGTGAAGAGACCCCGGCGCCATCGTCCATCGTTGATGAAGAGGTTGCTCGTGCGGTTGAAGCTGAGTTCGTGCCAGAAGCTGAAAAAGTTGCTGAGCCAGTGGCGGCAACGCCAGCGGCAGAAGCACCTGCAGCAGCAGACCCGGCACTGGATTCACTTCTGGCTGAGCTAGAAGGTCTGTAATCGTCGAATAGACGGAAAGAAGGCGTCTTCGGACGCCTTACTTTTTGGAAGGAGCATACCTTGAACTACTTATTCGTCGATGGTAACAGCCTCGGCTACTACCACCAGCAGCAGAAAGAGAAACTTCACAACGGTGAAATGGAAGTGCAGGCGATTTTCGGCTTCGTCAAAAACGTTCGTCGTTACGCCTCCATCCTTCACGCGCGGCCAATTGTCTTTTGGGACGGATTCAGCGATCGCCGCCGTTCGTTTTACCCAGAGTACAAATCCAACCGAGACGACAACCCAGAAATGCTGAAGATGAAAGAAGGCTTTTCCAAGCAAAAGCCTTACATCGTCAACATGATGAAAGTGCTGGGCGTAAACCAGTTCACGGCCAAAGATGGCGAAGCTGATGATCTGGCCGGCATGTTCGTTGAGAAGTTAGTTAATTCACCTGCAGTTGAGCACATCTATCTGCTCACTGGCGATCAGGACTGGCTTCAGCTGGTTAGCGAAAAGGTTACATGGGTGACAGTACGAGCCGACGCCCAGCATAAACAGATCAACTTCGAGCAGTTTTCGGAGCTTACTGGCTATGCAACTCCCCGCGGCTTTCTCGAAGGCAAAGCACTTCAGGGCGACAAGTCCGACAATATTGCTGCTGTAGGTGGCATTGGTGACGGTGGCGCCAAGGAGATCATTGCAGAGTACGGCAGCGTTGTAACGATGGTGCGGGGCATTATGGACGGCAGCATTGTCATCGACAAAGGTCGCCATAAAACAGCATTCAACAACCTGGCCAAGAACGCTTTCAACGAGAAAACCAAATGTCGGATGCTCGAAGCCTTCAAGCGCAACATGTCACTGATGAACCTCATCAAAACTCAATTCCCACCGACTGTAATCGAGCCAGTAAAAGCTGAGCGCGACCAGAAAGCATTTGAGCAAATGTGCCTGGAGCTTAACTTCCGGTCGTTCCTTGAAGATATGGACGTGTTCAAGCTGCCATTCGAAAGGTACTGCGCATGATCCGCTCTTTGTTCACCGGACACCCATCAACCTACACCGCGCTGGCCAAAGAGGTCGTTTTCCTTCATGGGGAAAGCGCAGTGACCTGTCTGCCAACAATTCTGTCACGCGCCGGGATGAGCGTTACCAAACGCGAGCTGGGGAAGGTTTCAGATCAGGTTGTGAAAATGCTGTCACGCGTAAAGAAAAACCTTAATTGCGACTCGATTGAGTGGAACGAGGCGAAAGCCGCAGAACGTATAAAACCACAAGGATAAAACACATGGCTAAATCAAAACTCGCTCAGGCGCTGAATAAAGCGATGGGCAAAAATGACACTATCCAGAAAGTCGAGCAGTGGCTCGATACCGGATATGCTCCACTGAATCGCGCCATTTCTGGCCGCTACGATGGCGGTATGCCAGCTGGTCGCATCGTTGAGATCTTCGGTCCACCTTCTGCCGGCAAAACGTTTCTCGCCACCAGAGCGATGATTGCTGCTCAGCGTATGGGTGGCGTTGCAGCCTTCTTTGACCACGAAAACAGCTTTGATGTTGGCCTAGCGGTGGGCATGGGATTAGATGCTGACGAAGATGAAGGCTTTTGGGTGTACAAGCAGCCAAACACCTTCGAGGACTCAGTGGAAAACATCGGCATCCTGCTTAACACCATCCGTAGCAACGAGCTGATCCCCAAAGATGCGCCGATCGTCATCGTGACCGACTCACTGGCATCAATGGTGCCGCGCTCGAAAGCAGAGAAGTTCACCAAGATGGCTGAAGGCACTGCGAAGGATAAAGACGAGCTGAACATGAACGACAACACGGCTCTGGCGCGCGCAACTTCAGCGAACTTCCCTACCCTTGCCCAATGGTGCCGCCAGTACAACTGTCTTCTGATCGTGCTGAACCAGGTGCGTACCAAGATTGGCGTGATGTTTGGCGATCCGACCACTTCACCCGGTGGTGATTCACCGAAGTTCTACGCTTCTGTGCGCATCCGTTTGGGTGCAAGCCAGCTGAAGGATGGCAAAGAGAAGATCGGCCAGTGCGTCGGTGCTGAAGTCGTTAAAAACAAAGTGGCGCCGCCATTCGAGAAATGCAGCTGGAATTTCTATTACGACACTAACCGCGGCCTCGATGTGGTGGAGTCACTGGTTGAGCATATGCTTGAAGAAGGCTTGCTACCAAAGAACTCTTCTGGCCGCGTTGAGATTGGCGATAAGAAATACACCAAATCTCAGATCGTCGATATGTACCGCCAAAAGCCGATGGAAGAAATCGTTGCGGCGCTGGCCAAGATTGACAGCGATAAGCGCGCCAAAGTTGAGGCCGCGAAAGAGACCGCTGAAGTAGAGTAATGAGGCTAACAAATAGCCATTTAATCGAGGGGTGCTAACGCACCCCTTCTTTTTTGATTGCAATTAGGTAGGTAACTACCTATTTTATATAAGCACTATAAAACATCGGAAAAACACATGATTAAGTTCTACACCTTCACAATTGGAGTGATTGCATCTGCCTTAGCGGTGTATCGATTCATTGTGCCAGCACTGTTCTCACTGAGTGATGATTTCGCCATGGTTTTGGCCGTTGTTATCGCTCTTTCTTATCCGGTCGCCCTGGTGACCATCTCTAAAAAAGTATGGAAACGCAAAAAGAAATGAAAAAGGTAATTGTCGCTCTGCTACTGGCAGCATCCGCATTCACGCTAACAGCGTGTGATCGTGAAACCGTCCCTGCGGGCTACGTTGGTGTGAAAGTCGATCTGTATGGCACTGAGAAGGGCGTACAGCAGCAGGTTGTTGGTGTTGGCCGCTACTGGCTGACCATTAACGAAGAGCTGTACAAGTTCCCAACGTTTAACCAGCTGCACACGTATCATGACCCGTTCGTCTTCCAGACTTCAGACAGTATGACTATCTCCGCGCATGTTGGTGTTGAGTACGCTGTCGAATCTGACAAGGTGGCCAAAGTGTTCCAGACGTATCGCAAAGGTGTGGACGACATCACCACCAGCAACCTGCGTCAGAACATTTCAGATGCGCTGATCAAGCACTCTACTGATATGAACATCACGCAGCTGGCTGCCGGTGGCAAAACTAAATTGCTTGATGCCGTGACCAAGGATCTACGCGCCAGTCTTGAGCCTATTGGCATCCACATCGTGAAACTGAGCTGGACGACTGACCTGGATTATCCAAAGCAGGTTAAAGACTCCATTAACGCCAAGATCGAAGCAAACCAGAAAGCAGCGCGGGTAGAGAACGAAGTCGCTCAATCCAAAGCTGAAGCCCAAAAGGCTATCGAGTTGGCGCGAGGTGAAGCCGAATCCAATCGCATTCGTGCTGAAGCGGAGGCTAACGCTATCACCCTGCGCGGCCAGGCGCTTCGTAGTAATCCTGAAGTGCTGCAACTGGAGGCGATCAATCGCTGGGATGGCAAGACGCCTGTTTATGTCGCTGGAGGCGGCAATAGCGCCCCACCATTCGTTCAGTTCAAGCCGTAACAAACGCAAGGCGTCCAGTTGGACGCCTTTTTCTTTCTGTCATTATGACCCACAAGAAAACAACTTGTTTGCTGAGTGAATATGAAATTCAAACACATACCACTTATTGACGTTACAACGCCCCGCTCCTTTCGGATCGCGATAGTTGACTGCTATTGGCTGACCAAGGTAGAGAACGTTGTAACTAATGAGCGTTACGGGAACTACATGTACAACTCAGACAGACGCGTTGTGGAGCGAGTATTCGAACGTCACATTCAAGAGGATGGTTACAGTGTCACACATATCCCCCTCGCGTTTATTGAAAGGAGAGATTAAGTGTCTTTTGCATTAGAACCCATTGAACCAGAAATGACCCAGGTTCGGGGCGATAACGTTTCAAACCACCCTGCTTTTGGGATGGTTTCAGTAAACCGCATCCACTCAACCGGCACTACCTTATTCGCTTCTGACCTTCGCCATGCTGAAATCATAGAGCTGGAGATCTACGAAGGCCAGATGGTTGAAAGGGATGGTGTGCAAAACCCGGCGCGCGCTACACGACGCCCTATAACATCTATCAGCCTCAGCTCATCTCAATGGGCGACTCTGGTTTGCAGCTTTGGCCTCGGCGAAGGTGTCCCATGTACGCTCAATCGCACTAAAACCGGCGATAGCGTTCGCATTCCTCCCATCAAACGGATGGAGTCCACGCGTCAGCGATTTGACCGGAACATTGAAGAAGCAGCCCAGCGCCAGCTGGCAAACCTTGCTGAAGATCTGCAATCCCTCAGAACTTTAATGGCCAAGGGGAAAGCCGGTAAGCGCGAGCTGGAAGAGTTGTACCGTTCAATGTCTGCCCATCTGGGCAACCTGCCTAAAAACCTATCGTTCTCAACCCAACTGATCCAAGAGTCGATGGACAGCATTGTGTCGGCCGGAAAAGCCGAATTAGAAGCGTCAGCCGTTGGCGTGGCACTTCGCCTAGGGATCAAAGAAATTGGCCGCCTGGCCGAACTGGAGAACAAAGCTGATGAGTAACATCGAAGGTATCAAATGGGTGGCTGATGGTGAGCCGAATTTCTACACGCTGCTTTCAGACAAGAACTGGTTCGGGAAACTCCAGATGAACGGAGAGATGCACACCGTCGCGCAGGAGAAGTTTTTAAATGGCCTGTTCCCACACTTGAAAGAAGAGGCGAGTAAGTCAGTAACGCCGCTCACACCTGTAAAAATAATCGAAATCATGATCGATTGGCTGGAGTGCAACGTGGATATGGGCACACCTATCATCTTTGACAATGATGATGACAACACTGATTCGGCAAAAGCCTTGCCAGCTATGTACGAAGCTCTGCGCATTCTTCGAGGTATAGGGGGGCAATCTTGACTGTTGTATGCGAAAGCGTGTGGCCGGGTGTCGATTGGTTTACTCCGGGTAAGGAGTATAGCGGTGTGTCAGATTCTGATGGCCAGGCGCTGCATACCACTGACGACTTTGGGGAAGATGCCCTGATCTTCATTGACCACTCTCATCACGGCATCTTCAAGACCAAGAAGGATTAACTGATGGTAAGCCAGCAGAAAGATGACAAGGCGGCTGAGCGCCAGAGATGGATTGCGGAAGGCGTAGAACTCGCCATAAGTCACCTTGAAAGATCTGACTTTGGTGAAGAAAACGACATTCGCCTACTTCGCGAATTGTCTCTAAAACTCAAAAAGGAAATGCCATGACCAGTAAACCAAAGGGAAGCGCTCTGACAGCGCTTTACAGCGCTTCTAACGCTGCGCTTGATGAAGTAGACCAGTTAAGAGCGGATGGCTTCCCGCAGCCATTGTGGGCTGAATCCATGCGCACTGCGATTGGGGAAATGGGCGCCCCCGATGTGGCTGAGAATGAGCAACCCTGGCAAAAGCTGATCCGCGTGTATGCCGAAGAGATTGGGCCGACACCAGAACCAGAGCAAGCATTGCTGCTGAAGCTGTTCAAGGAGGCAGGTGAGAACTTACCAATTTGGCCAGGCACTTGCCACGAGGTTTTTCATTCGCAATTTAGAAAGATCGACATCTTTGAAAATTCAGTAGATGGCAAAGAGGCGATCGTCTGGTTCCTCCTTCACCTGGATGATTGCTTCCCCCGAGTAGCCGCGAAGATGTGGCCTGTAGATAACAATTAATCGCCTATTTAAGTCAAATATAATTAAGTAACCAACAACTTATAATAAGGGTATAAACACATGAAAACGCTTGTCAGAATCCACTCAAGTTGTGATTTCTCAGTCTTCCCTCTGTTCATTGTTGAAGCAGGGAATGAGGAACTGATGGACGAGGCCATTGAACGCGCTATTAACAAATGCACCGGCTATGACGATGACCAGATAACCATCGACGAGAGCAATGTACGCTGGCGCGGCAGCCAATGTTGGTATCAGGAAGATACCCAACCGCTCTCCAATGAGGATGCAGAAACACTGGTGAGGATCTTATCGTTAGAAACCTACAGCTAACGCTTTCCTTACATTTCAAAAATAGGTTACTATCTACCTATCTTATGGAGTTCGCATGACAGTAGCTTTGCAATTAACCTCTCTCCTTCTGGTACTTTTATGCCGTCAGATGAAGAAAGCCTTCGAGCCAATGCCCGGGCGCGTTTATTACCCCTTCATGCTCAGCACCGCATTATTCATGTTCCTGTCGCCGGTGCTGAAATGAAACGGATCTCGTTAATCGCATTATTGATGCTTCCCACTTTAGCCCAGGCTAACAGCCTGAAAACGTTGCAGTGTCACGCTGCCATCGTTCATTCAGTTGGAGAGCGAATCACTGGAGTTTCAGAGCGGATGACCGGTGTGCTGGTCGTTGACAGCGGTATGGAGTTTTACGCGCTGCTCGGCTCTACGATTTACAAGTCTCCCCCGCTGAAATCGCGGAAGAAGATGAAATTTGGTGTTGGCTCGGATGGCCAGACCTTTATTAAAAAGGATGCCGTGTACAGCGTGTCTTCTCAGGACACTAGTATCATATTTGACGAGTGTTCCGAGGTTAGTAATGATTTACACCATGCAGAAAAGTGAGATCCAAAAAGAGAGCGGTTACTGGCGCGCAAAGGGCTTTAAGCGTGAAGGGAACGAAGAGCTTCTGGATCGCTGGGACTGCACCATCACCTTCAAGCGCAAGCAGTGGCAGCACTTCGATAAGCTGAAAAACGAAATGACGATCACCGCACCGACACTCTTTGGGCTTCTTAAGAAAATCATCTAACTGGTTATCAAGAATTGACTGAGGTATGTGGCTATTACATACCGCAGTCAATGGCATTTGCCGAAGTACGCAACTCTACATACCGCAGTCAAGAAATCACATATTCTGGTTGGTTCAGGGTGGTTTTCATTGACTGCGGTATGCATATTACGTATCGCAGTCAAGATGGGATGTGAGACGCATATCTCAGTGAAGATTGCATACCGCAGTCAATATCACATACCGCAGCCAATAAACCGCATATCGCAGTCAATAAACTGCATACCTCAGTCAATTTTCGGGTTTGGATTTAGCGAGGGCTTCTGCCAGTTTGACGGGATCTATACCTGCAGTTTTCAAAGCCTTAATGACTTCGTCGTAGTTCTCTTCTGACGGCGGCTGCTCTTCAACCTTTTGTTTAGGCAGCTTAGAAGTCTGGATCAGCTTCGGATTGCGGTAGTGAACGACGAAGAAGGTGGAGTTTCCGCGTTTGGTTTCGGTGTATTCGAGGTACCCGATTTCTTTCAGTTGCTCCATGGCCTTTCTAACAGTGTGATTTTGCGTGTAAACGCTTGAAGTCAGGTTAAGCCGGTCACGAAGGCGCTTCATCGAAATGGGAGCGTGGTTCTGGGGTAGACTTTCAATGAAGGTGTACAGAGCCTGGGCTGATTCTTTACGTGGCAGTGCATCAATGGCTTTAAGTCGAAGCAGCACACGCCTGTCCATGTCATAGAGTTCGAAGAGCTTAGGCTCAGCTTCTATTTCAACAACGTTTTCAACGACATCGTATGAGGCTGATTTTACCAGGTGTGTCACCCACCCTTTCGTATCGTTCTGGAACTTAAGCGTTACGGATGCCAATTTAAACAGGGAGTTACTGATACGATCTCGCATCTTCTGGTTGGAACGTCGGCTATCGAACCCACACATCTTAACGAACTCGACAAACGTGAGCTTAAGCGCACTTCCCTGCACCCCATGCTCAGCCATTGAGCGAACGATCCCCAGCCATACCTTGAAATCAGTGTCCATATCCAAACGTGACCCTGTAATTTTCACGTCGTTGTAGCCTTCGCTCTTGGCTATGGACAACTGGACAAGTTCTTCGGTCGCATCTGTGATATTTTTACGGTTGGTCTTGCTCTTACTCGTTGATTTTAGGGTAGGAACAAACAGGCCGAGACGCATGAGAGGAACCGGCTGAACAGTGCTGGAGCTGTTAATATCCAGTGAAACGATCTCACCTGTCGATTTGTTTGTTTCTTCCAAATTCATCGGTAAGGTTTTGGATTTCTTGACCATTTTATGCACCAGCAGTTGTTCACATGCCGTAAGTGTAACTGCATATCTCAGTCAAGGTAAATACATACCGCAGTTAATGGATTTGCGTACCGCAGTTGGTAGGTTCACATGTCGCAGTCATGATTCTGCACACTACAGTCAAGATCGATCCTGTCTCAGCCCTGTGGTGGCGTGGGTTTGCGGCGATCGGGGATCTCTTTTGGATCTCCATTGGGATCACTTTAGGATCAATTTATTGGATCGACACTGTGGAAATTGGGGATAAGCAAAACAGGCAGTTGCAGCCTAACGCCAAATTTATGCGTTACAGTCGCAAATATTTCCACCAGCAAGAGTAGACCAATGGATCTTAAACGAACACGCTGGGTTCGCCGTCTCGAAGATGGCACCTATACCATTGAGCCAGACAGCAAACTTAACTCCCAGAAAGAACTATGCGACCTCTGTGGAATTGCATCAAAATGCCCAATTAACGAGGCACGGCATAAGTTCAAGGCTACAGGAGCTGACTTCCACTTAAATTCTTGTCTGCGGTATGTGCCGCTTATCGCGTTTCGTAAACCGATCATCGGATTGAATGAGCCTTACTTCAACACGCTCCGAAGCGGAGTTACCTGGGTTAGCCGTGTAGAGCCAGGCAAAATCGTGTGTCTGGTAGACGCAGCGAACGGAGAGCGAATCAGGTTCGCAAAAGTGGATCGAGTATGTTCGGGGCCCTACGAAGAAATGCTTCGAAAACACAGCCGATTCAACCACCTTTGCATGGGTGGTGAAAGCGTCGAAAAGGTTTCTGAAGTAATCCGTAAATCCTATGGGCATTTTCTGAAGCCTGATAGTCAGCTGACGGCCATTTATCTGCGGAGCATCAGCCGTGAACATGACGTTGAATATCACACGGATCATGAACTTGAGTTAGAAGATCCTCGGGCAAAAGCACCAGTGATAGATATGGCCTCGCTTCGCAGAAAGCACGAGAAAACGATTTGAACCTATAAGATGGGTGAACGCACCAGAGCTTACGTTCACCCTCTTAGAGAAGCGTACAGCGGGCTTGTGCTATCTACCGCTCAATCAAATCGCCATCCCCATTCATCCACATGCCATCAGCCAAATAAACCCACTCATCTGGATCATCGGTGACTCGCAGATCTTCATAGAGCGAAGTCAGGTCGCTACCAACAATCATTTGTTTGTATTTGTTGTAATTTCTCCGAACGTCGTAATAAGTTTCAACATCGTAATCCTGTTCCCTCAGCTCATCATCTGAAGAGACATTTAGAGTTTTCTTTAGGCCTACTATGTTGAAGATCCATTTTAAGCCGTTTTTGACATAGTATGCCGACGTATAGGCGTCCTCGTCTGGCACACGTTCATAACCAAGTTTTAATGCGATCTGAATTTGTTCAGTAACTGAAAGCACAATTGCCATTATGATCCCTATTATGCTGTGTAAAACATCATCTTAGAGCGCCTTTGCTATGGAGTTAAGGAATTTAAAACTTGTCCCTCCAGATAGTAGGTAGTTAGCTACTTATAAATATTGCATAATAGCCAGCCTGCGAACCAACCCAATAGCCTATAGCTCTGAATTGATGGCCTATTCAGTGTTGGTAACATTGCGTTGAATTTATAACAAGCTGGAAGAACACATGACTATACCGTATGGCGTGATCTCTGATCCCCACTACCACAAATGGAATACTTTCGCGGTTTCTGACGCCAACGGGCTTAATTCCCGCCTGGCCATTCTGCTTGAATCGACAAAGGAAGCTGCGATTGCCATCAAAGAGGCTGGGGCAAAGCATCTGTTTGTTGCAGGTGATACGTTCCATGTACGCGGCACTATAACGCCATCTGTACTGCACTACGTGACGGAAACCTACAAGTGGATCATCAATGAGCTTGGCCTTGAAGTGGTCATGCTGGCCGGCAACCACGACCTCGAAACCAACGATTCTGTCTACAGCGCTAACGCAGCTGCCTCACTGCAGTCGATCGGGGTGCATATCGTTTGTGGGCAGCAGCCGTTCAGCATTGAAGTTGGTGATGTGAATGTTCATTTCATCAGCTGGCGTAACTCCCACGCCGAGCTTTTGAGTGATATGAAGGCGTTGCGAAATCGTCTTGAGGGCGACAACCACGACATCATCATTCATACCTCAGTCAATAAAGCGATCCCGACCATGCCCGATGTGGGCATCGATGCGCAGGAGCTGAAGGACATTGGCTTCCGCCTGGTTTTGTCTGGTCATTACCATAACCACAAAGAAGTCCTGCCCGGAGTCGTCAGTGTAGGTGCGTTAACGCACCAGAATTGGGGTGATGTTGGAACTTTGGCCGGCTACATGATCGTACAGCCAGATGGCAGTTTTACCCAGCATGAAACCTCCGCTCCAAAGTTCGTCAACCTCGAAGAGGGCGTTGATGACAGCGAAGTACGCGGCAATTACGTTCGTTTCTACGCGACTATTGAAGCCGACGAAGAAGGCGTAAAGATAAAAAACACCCTCAACTCCATGGGCGCCAAAGGCGTCGTGTGCAACTTCGTTCGTAAATCCTCAATGATGACCGGCTCCGCCAGCACTTCTGCTACGTCAAAGATAGATAGCCTTGGAGAGTCAGTGAGCGCTTACTGTCAGATTATGCACGACACTGACGGCGGTTTTGATGTGAAGGCATTGGGCGCGCTTTGCAGCGACATCCTGATTGAAGCGGAAACCGGAACTTCAGAATGATCACCGGCAAATACCAGTGGGCTGTAAATATCCTGAACAACGGAGGGACGGTCACACTCCATCGTTTTACATACCGCAGTGAACGAGTGCGCTACAAGCTCAACCGTCTTTATCGTGACGGAGTCTTAGATCGCGCTTTGTACAAAACTCACCTGGAGTTTCGTCTCAAGAAAGATCAGCCAAAGCTGACTAACCTGGCATCCAAAATAAAACATACAGAGAAAAGCACATGAAATTTTTGTCAATGAAGGTTGAGAACTTCATGGCGCTGGCCGAAGCGGAAGTTGAACTCTCCGACCGCGGGCTGGTGCTGATCCAGGGTATCAACACTGACGACTCATCAGCTTCCAGCAATGGCGCTGGCAAGTCCACTCTCATGAACAGCTTAATGTGGTGCATCTATGGCGAAACTGCCCACGGTGTGAAGGGTGAGGAAGTTCTGTCAACGGGGAACGAGAAGAACTGTCGCGTTCAAGTGACCATAGAGGACGAAGGCAAAAAGTTCGCGATCATCCGTCACCGCAACCACAAAGAGTTTAAAAACCGTCTGATTGTTCGTGGTGAAGATGGCGACATGACTAAAGGCAAAGACACGCTTACGCAGGAGCTTGTCGAACGGCTGATTGGCGCATCGAAGGAAGTGTTCACCGCATCGATTTATGCAAGCCAGGAGGCTATGCCAGACCTGCCGGGCATGACTGACAAGAACCTTAAAGCGATAGTGGAAGAAGCTGCTGGTGTTGACCGTTTGACCCGGGCGTATTCAATTGCTCGCGAACGAGCAAATGCAGCTGCCGCGCGTGTAGATAACGTTAAGACCAAGATGGAAGGCACTCTGTCGCTGGTGGACTCAGCTGAAACAGAGCTGAAGTCTGCAAAGGCATCCTCAGAAGAGTGGGAAAAGAGCCGCAGTCAGCGTTTGGAAAAGTCCCGCGAAGATCTGACCGGCGCTGAAGTTGAGCTGGCAGAGGCGGAGCTGGAGCTGCGAACCATTCCAGAACAGATCCGCGATAAGCAGAACGCCATTACCGCAGAGCGTGAAAAACTGGCAACTAAAGATGAACACGACAAAAAGCTGGTTCGTGTCCGGGCTGTTATTTCCGAAGCGGAAGGCAACATCCGTTCCGCAGAGACGTTAAAAGCGTCAGCGGTTAAACGTGCCCACAATAACAAAGCGCAGGCTGATGCCATTGATTCCAAGGTTGGCACTCCGTGCCCAACATGCGGAAAGGCTTATTGCAGCGAAGATTTATCAACCGTTAAGGAGAACTATATTGGCCAGGCACGCAGTGAAATTGCAGAAGCGCAGGCATCAGCAGCGACAGTGGCTGAACAGCAAGGCCGCCTTGATAAAGCGCGCGGCATCGAGCGAGCACTTATCGACGCAACACCAGACGTCTCAGCCATCGTTGCCCGAATCCAGCAGCTTAATGGCGAGCTAAGCACCCTAAATAAGCGCTCCGGTGAGCTGGGTTTGCTTGAGACCACCTTCCGCCGCGCTAAGGCTGAAGTGGATCGTGTCATGGCAGAAGTGAATCCGTTTCTGGCGAGCATTACGCGCCATGAAGAGAGCCTGCGCGCCAATAAATCTAAATACGCAGAACTTAAAACAGAACTTAAAAACCATCAGGATCAGGCTCAGCTGCTTGAGAAAGCGCGCCAGGTATATTCCCCAGCCGGTGTGCGTTCGCACATTCTCAGTTCAGTGACGCCGTTCCTGAACATGCGCACCGCCGAATATCTCAACACGCTATCTGACGGCAATATCGTTGCTGAATGGTCAACCATGGAGACCACTAAGAAAGGTGAGATCCGCGACAAATTCAACATCAATGTGTCGAAAGCAGGTTCCAGCAAATCATTCATGGGTTTATCCGGTGGTGAGAAACGAAAGGTGCGAATTTCTTGCTCACTGGCATTGCAGGATCTGGTGGCCAGCCGCGCCAGCAAAAACATCCAGCTGTTTATCGGTGATGAAATTGACGATGCGCTGGACTCAGCAGGGCTTGAGCGCTTGATGGGCATCCTTGAGACCAAGGCGCGCGAGCGTGGCACCGTGATGATCATCAGCCACAAAGAAATGAAATCATGGTTCCGCGAAACTATCACCGTTGAAGTGAAGGATGGCCGCAGCTATGTCAGTTAATGAGCTGAGTTACATCCAGTTCCGGCAAGTGGTTTCTGTACTGGCATCCATTAACCTCCTGTCGGATTACGTGGACGAGCCGGTACGGCCTAAGTGGTACTTCGAGCTAAGCGAGGTAGATGACGCGCAGCGCGCCGCGTTAACGGAGTTGCTTGACGCCAGCCCGGTCATGACGACGCTGACGCATGAAAGCAACATAAAGCCGCTTATGATCAACTTAGCAGATCCGAGCGGCTATCTGCCTCGCGAGTGCGGTCTGGTCACTCTGAGTGACATAAACACGTTGACCATGAGTATTGGCGACCCGTCACTGTATCTGGATAGCCAGCAAATCAGCGCGTTCAACACTTTTATCCGCCGTCTAAAAAACAAATCGGAGCTGGTGGCCAGCGGTGGCACTGCATTCGAAAGCGTTGCTATCAAATTCGAAGAAGGTGATGACCTCATCCGAAACACTATTGTTGAGTTTAAGGATGGCAAAGGTGAGACCATTTTTGTCGCTGACGGCGATACACATGAAAATGTTAAGCACAATCTGCCGAAGAACTACTTAAGTGAATTGTGTGAGTTCGTTGCGCAAACAATGATGACCTCAGAGGATGATGATTCATTGTTCAATGAGCTGCTGGGCGTACCATCAAGAAGCCAGCAAAAAGATGAACCGGTTAAAACGCAGGAAGCCCACCCTCAGTGGGGAACATGGTAAGGAGACCATATGAGTAAGTTGATTAAAATCGTCGGGTTAGACCCCAGCATGAGTAACTTTGGCATCGCTGCCGGCACACTCGATCTGGACACCAATGAAGTTAAGGTCACGCGCTTTGAGCTGGCTGAAACGAAGGCCGGTGGCAAGAAGAAAACGGTTCGCGTGAACAGCGACGATCTGCGCCGCGCTGGTGAGATTTGGGCGAAAGCAAAGCCAATGATTGATGAGGCACATATCGTTTTTGCTGAGCTGCCGGTGGGTAGCCAATCGTCTCGTGCTCAAACCAGCTATGGCATTTGCATCGGCGTTCTGGCAAGCATTCAAAAGCCGTTAATTCAGATCACCCCTGACGAAATCAAGAAGTATGTCGGCGGTAAAGCGAGTGTTGCTAAAGAGGACATCATTGAGTGGGCTACTCAGGAGCAACCAGACGCCCCCTGGCTTCGCCACAAGTCCAAAGGTGAAATGGTGCTGACCGGTAAGAATGAGCATCTTGCTGACGCTGTAGCGGCGATTTACGTCGGTTTAGATACTGATCAATTCAAGCAGGTGGTAAGCGTACTGAAAGCAATTTTATGATTTATCGTTGATAGGTAGTCAACTACCTACTATCATGACGGCCACTATATGTAGTGGCCTTTTTATTGGGAAAACACATGATTAACATCCAGAAACGTGACGGGCGATCGGAGCCACTGAGCGAAGAAAAGTATAACCGCGTGGTAATGTGGGCGGTCGAAGGCGTTGAAAACGTCAGTGCATCAGCCATTGCCCTCGGTGCTTCTGCCAGCATTTTTGACGGCATGACCACCAGCCAGTTGCATGAGGCGCTGGTGAAAGCCGCAGCTGATTTGATCAGCCCGGAAACTCCGAACTACTCCCAGGTTGCAGCCCGTCTTAATCTGTTCAAAATGCGCAAAGATGCGTTTGGTCAGTATGAATACCCCGACCTGTACATGCACATCGTGAACCTCGTTAATCGTGGCATTTACGATGAAGATTTGTTGAAACGCTATCATCCAAACGAAATTAACGAGCTGGGCAAATATCTCGATACCGCTCGCGATGATCTGTTTGGCTACGCGGCCACCGTGCAGCTGCAGGGCAAATATCTTGTCCAGAACCGCGTCACTGGAAAAATTCACGAAGCACCGCAACACATTTATATGCTGGTGGGCATGTGTCTGTTCCAGGATTGGCAGGACGGCACCAGTGGTAAAACTCGTCTGGAAATGGTCAAAGGCTTCTATGATGTCACCAGTACATTCAAGCTCTCATTGCCAACCCCAATCATGGCAGGTGTTCGCACACCGACGCGCCAGTTCTCAAGCTGCGTACTGATTGAATCTGGCGACAGTCTAAAAGCCATCAATGGTACAGCTGCCGCGATCGTCGATTACGTTTCTCAACGTGCCGGCATCGGCATTAGCTTTGGCCGCATCCGTGCGCTGGGAAGCGAAATCCGTGGTGGCGAAGCGACCCACACTGGCGTTATCCCGTTCCTGAAGCATTTCCAGACAGCCGTTAAATCCTGTTCTCAGGGTGGTGTCCGTGGCGGCGCAGCTACTGCGTATTATCCGTTCTGGCATCTGGAAACTGAAAGCCTGCTGGTGCTGAAAAACAACCGCGGTGTGGATGAGAACCGTGTACGTCATCTTGACTACGGTGTGTTGCTGAACCGTCTGATGTACCGCCGTCTTATTCGTGAAGAGAACATCACTCTGTTTAGCCCGAATGATGTGCCTGGTCTTTATGACGCTTATTTCGAAGATCAGGATCTATTCGAAGAACTTTACCTGAAATACGAAGCTGACCCGGCTATTCGCAAGAAGAGTGTTTCCGCCGTTGAGCTGTTCTCTTCCATGATGCAGGAGCGCGCTTCTACCGGTCGTATTTATATCGGCAACGCTGATCACATGAACGAGCATAGCTCCTTCATCCAGAGCATTGCGCCAGTGCGTATGTCAAACCTGTGTGCTGAGATTACGCTGCCAACCAAACCGCTGGTGAAAACTGACGATCCCAACGGCGAGATCGCTCTTTGTACACTGTCAGCGTTTAACCTCGGCGCCATCGATTCTCTGGGTGACCTGCAGGAAGTCGCATTCTTTGCAGTCGCGGCACTCGACTCACTGCTTGATTACCAAAACTACCCAATGGAAGCCGCAGAGCGTGGAGCAAAAGCGCGCCGCAGCCTGGGTATTGGTGTAACCAACTTTGCGTATTACCTGGCGAAGAATGGCTTTAAATACTCCGATCTCGAAGGCAACAAGCTGGTTCACGAAACGTTTGAAGCGATTCAGTATTACCTTCTGGACGCCAGCTGCAAATTAGCTGAAGCGAAAGGCGCGTGTGAGTGGTTCGACGAAACCAAATACTCTCTCGGCCAGCTGCCAATTGACCACTATCGCAAGTCCCTGGATGGTCAGGAGATCAATGCGAAGCATCCGCTGCTACTCCCATGGGAACAGCTGCGCCACCGCATCAAAGTGCATGGTCTGCGTAACTCTACGCTGACAGCTCAGATGCCGTGCGAAACGTCGAGCCAGATCACCAACTCTACGAACGGCATCGAGCCGCCGCGCGGCGCTGTGTCCATCAAATCCTCTAAAGAAGGCGCCATCAAAATGGTTGTGCCTGACTATGAGAACCTGAAAGGGCAATACGAATACCTGTGGGATATGCCGAGCAACTACGGCTATCTGACCAAAGTGGCGATCATTCAGAAGTTCTTCGACCAGTCTATTTCGACCAACACGAACTATGATCCTGAGCGCTTCCCTAATGGCAAAGTCCCAATGGAAACGCTGCTTGATGATCTGCTCACCGCCTACCAGCTGGGCATTAAAACTCTCTATTACCACAACACGCGCGACGGTGCCGGCCAAACGGAAGACACCAGCGATGTGACCAGCGCGCTCCAGGCTAATCAAGAGCCAATTCTTGACGACGAGCCTGATTGCGACACCTGCACCATCTAAAGCGTGGGGCAGCCGCCCCACCGTCTCCAATCAATTGAACACCTGTGCCAGCGCATCACAATGCTGGCACGTAAAACAACGAGGAAAACACATGAGCCAATATTCAACGTTCCGGCTTGGGGCGAACGACGCGACAAAAGAACCTATGTTCCTTGGCCTGTCAGTAAACGTATCTCGCTATGACCAGCAAAAATATCGCCTGTTTGAGAAGCTGATCGAGAAGCAGCTCTCTTTCTTCTGGCGCCCTGAAGAAGTGGACATTTCTAAAGATCGCATTGAGTTCAACAACAAACTGCAACCGCATGAGCGACACATCTTCCTGAGCAACCTCCGTTACCAAACTCTTCTGGACTCCGTACAGGGTCGCAGCCCGAACGCTACATTGCTGCCGCTGGCGTCCATTCCAGAGCTGGAGACGTGGATTGAAACGTGGTCATTCTCAGAGACCATTCATAGCCGCAGCTACACGCACATCATTCGTGGCATGGTCGATAACCCGGCTGAAATTTTCGACGGCATTGTGAGCGATGAAGAAATTGTGAGCCGCGCCGCATCGGTTACTGAGCAGTATGACGCCCTGTATCAGCTGATCTGCGCTCGCGAGTATCTATCAGAGCAGGAAGGCCGTTTTGATGAGATTTATGGCGAACTTGCCATGGAGAAACAGGTTTACCGCACCCTGGTAGCAGTAAACGCTCTGGAGGCAATTCGCTTCTATGTCAGCTTCGCCTGCACGTTTTCTTTTGGTGAGCGTGGACTACTGGAAGGCAATACAAAAATTATGCGCTTCATCGCGCGTGATGAGGCTCTGCATTGTCACTCTACAGAAATGATGATCAAGTACATGCGCGTCGGCAAAGAGGGTGAGCAGTGGAAGGCTGTGGCTGATGAGCTTGAGCCCTTTGTTTACCAGACCATGAAGGACGTGGCTGAGCAGGAGATGCGCTGGGCAGAACATCTTTTCAAAGATGGCTCTATGATCGGCCTCAATGCAGAAATCCTGAAGCAGTACGTGAAATATCGCACCAACGTTAGCCTGCGTCGCATGGGGCTTAAGCCAATTTTCGAAGATGCGTTAAATGACCCACTGCCGTGGATGAACAAATGGCTGCTGAGTGACCAGGTGCAAGTGGCGCCGCAAGAAGTTGAGGTTGGCTCATATCTGGTTGGGCAGATTGACTCAACGGTGAGTTCGAAGAGCCTGAAGAAGTTCGCCGATATTTGATGAATTTACGTGTTGGATGCCTACGTCCAACACGTTACTATGTTGAAAATAAAGTGATTGTTTATATAAATAAGGAAACAAGATGTTTACTGGCATTATGGACAAAGTGAAGCTGTTCGGTGACAAAGTTGTCGGCTTCAAGCCAGATCTTTACGAGCTGCATCCGGGTTACGGCGATCATACTCTGGACATCTATGAGATGGTTAACCAATTCCACGGGCTGTTTCAGCATCCTCAACGTATAGCTGCAACACCGGCGCTGCTTCGCTTACGTGCAAAACTTATTCGCGAAGAAGCTGTTGAAGAAGGCATCCCAGCTGCCGATAACTCAAATTTAGAGAAGATATTGGATGCGATGGCTGACTTCCTCTATGTCGGTATTGGCACTATGGTGGCGATCCGCGGCGGCGCACCTATGGGGATGAGTATCTATACCCAGGATCAAAGCGTAGGTCGATTCCATGAGACTTTGTCTATGACTTCCGCAGCGATCGATGATGTGAAGCTACCGTTTTATGAAGCTGGCAAAGTCGCTGATGAGCTTGAGGCTCTTGCGACCAAAATTGAGTCAGAGAATTTGTCAGAAGGTGCTCTTATTAACGAGCTGCGCCGAGTCCTGAACATGCTTTATGTCGCCTGCAGCATGACCTATCGCCTGGCTGATTTAATGGACATCAACATTGTAGAGCTGGTGGCGGAAGTTCACCGTTCCAACATGACGAAGCTGTGGCCGGGTGACGATGCAGAGCGGGCTGTGGCGGTGGATCGCTGCCAGTACGACCATTCAGATCTGGGCTTCCGTGCCTGTGAAGGTACTGATTTAAGAATCGGATTCCGCATCTCCGATGGCAAAATCCTCAAGTCACCAACCTACAGTGAAGCTGATCTGGTTGGCTTTGTTGCGACGGCTGAGACATCTACTATTGTGAAGGAATTATGAAGATGCGCCTTGTAGTTAAATGGCTATAAAGGTATATTTGATTCTTATGCGAAATAAACCTTATCAGAATATCTGATTTATAGACGCCCTTATGGGCGTCTTTTTTTTTGCTGTTAAGTTATAGGGTTGCTTTTATGGCGCTCTTTTTTTACTTATTATAAGATAGGTAATCACCTACCTATCAAAGAAACCAAGATGACAAGTTTACTCAACAAACCTTTCACTAATGGCCTGGCGACGGATTACACATACCGTTCAGTAATTAGCCGGGTTCAATCAGAAGGCATGGCCTCTGGCGACAGAACTGGAACCGGCACAAAAGGAACCTGTTTCTTAGCAACCGATTACCTGCTGACTGGTGCATCAGTGCCACTTGTTTCCAGCAAAAAAACCAACCTCAAACCTCTTCTGGTTGAGCTGGAGTGGTATCTCAAAGGCACTGGCAATATCGGCTTCCTGAAAGAGCATGGCGTCAAAATCTGGGACGCATGGGCCGATGAGAACGATGACCTCGGGCCGGTCTACGGAAAGCAATGGCGCAGCCTGGAAGATACCCGGATTATCCTCAGCAGCGATCTACAAAAGTATCTTGATCGTGGTTACTTGCTTGAAACTGAAATTGACGAAAAACGCTCCCTTGTCACCAGAAACGTTGACCAGCTGGCGCGTATCGTTAACACGCTTCGCACCAACCCATCCGATCGCCGAATGCTGATGAGTGCATGGAACGTGGCTCAGCTGGAAGACATGGCACTGCCACCTTGCCACTTTGCGTTTTACGTGTGGAGTCGTGAGCTGGATTTCCCAACCCGTTTGTCGATGGCAAGTGATGTCGGCCGGACGCACTCTCAGTACGGGCATGAAAGCATGTATAGCCGCCTGCTTGAGCTGCTGGATTCTGGCACTGAGATTAATGACGAGCTGATGGACAGCCTGGGTATTCCAAAGCGAGTTCTTTGCTCTACGGTAATGCAGCGCAGCGTTGATGTGTTTGTCGGTATGCCTTTCAACATTGCTGGGTACGGCATCCTGACTCACTTCATTGCCCAAATTACCGGCCACATGGCCGCGTCTCTGACTCATTACGGATGTGACGTCCATCTCTATGACAATCACCAAGAGGCGGTTGAAGAACTTCAGGCGCGCGAGATCCCCAAAAGCTCTGACCCGGTGGTCATCCTTCCCGAAGCATGGGAAGAGATTGACGATTTCCGCTGGGATGGCGTCGTGGTTGAAGGCTATGAACCACTGCCATGGATCAAGGTTCCGGTGGCGGTGTAGCAATGACCAGGGGAATGATTGTTTTTTGTGAGATCGACAATGTTTTGGCTGAGGTAAATCACCGCAGCTCATTGTCGGCCGAGGATGATCGTCTGGTAATGGGCGATGGTCTTATCTTCCCCACCAGCCGAATGCTCCGGGGCTTTATGCGCTCCGGGGCAGAGATTGCTTTGGTTTCAAATCGCTCAGCCAAATTGAGTGAGGCTACGAAGCAATGGCTAAAAGGGGCTGGCATTGATTACGACTGGCTTTACTTCGGCGGAATGACGCCCAAGTACGGAGCTTTTTTGAAAAAGACTTTGCAGGAGCATCGGGTCGATCGACTTATTGCAGCGGTAGGCGCCAGCCAAGAGTTTGTCAGCGTAATGGCAAGCCACCCAAACCGCCCTGTTTGTTATGTCGTCCGAAAGGGAGAGTGACCATGTTTATGATTGCTGCGGTGGCCAAGAACGGCGCCATCGGAAAAGGGAATCAGCTGCCATGGCGCAGCAAAGAAGATCTGCAAATTTTCAAGCGCATGACAACCGGTAAGATTGTTGTTATGGGGCGTAAAACAGCGGAAAGCCTGGGTAAGCCACTGCCTGACCGTGTCAACGTTGTTATCAGTCGCGATGCGGCCCGTGTACCGGCTGGCTTCTCCCATATGAGAGGTATGCCTGATGTGGCTAAGTTGTCTGTCTACTCAAACCAAGAGGTGGCCATTATTGGGGGAGCTGAGGTCTATCGACTCGCCATGCCATACGTCTATCGTGTTTATCTGACGCACCTTGATGTTGAAGTGCCCGACGCAGATACCTTTTTCCCCATGGATGAAATGGCCGCCGCAAATCTGATTTCCCTTGAGACGTTAGTGGTGCAAGAGGAAACGGAAACAACGCCAGCCTTTAAACAAGTTGTTTATGGAGATAAAGAATGGATCGCATAGGTTTGGCTGGCGCCCAGGGAACGGGCAAAACGACTTTAGCCAAGCGTCTCGCACTTAAGTACGGTTACAAGTTTGTCGATGCTGGCGTCGGCGCGCTGATGAGTAAGCTAGGCGTTGTGGTTGGCAAAGAAATGCCTCTCTTCGAACGACTGCAGGTGCAGCTGGCCGTCGCAAACCACATTGCCGACAAATCCAATGGCTCAGGCAGTTTCGTAATGGATCGAACGCCAATTGACGTTATGGCCTACACCATCGACCTCTTCCACCAGGTTAATGATGATCGTTGTGTTTCGCTGTTTGATGAGATTCAACAGGTGTGTTCTCGAACCGCAATTGCGAACTACAACGTGATTGTTGGTTTGCGCCCGGGGATCGAGCTTTCTCAAGAGGACAAAGATCGAGAGCAGCGGGGCTCTCTCGACCCTTTGTATGTTCGCAGAATTGATGCGCTGGTGTGTGGCGAACTGAACAATCTCAACCTCTTTGAGAACAAGCTGAATCTTACAGTCGGCTTTTTCCCGCCAACTTTAACGGATCTGGATGCGCGAATTACTTCATTTAGCCAATACATCCGAAATTCCGCAGAAGCACACAAGCGGCCAGTCGATAGCGCCTTGCACTAAATGTTGAACCCCTCTCGTGGTGCGCAACAATACGCGCACCACATGATCACGGAATACAAGCATGACCACCGACCTTCTCTTGCAGGATGAAATCGACCGGAAGACGGTTGAAGCGCTCGAACGAGTGGTGACCGAATTTGAGTCAAAACTTATGACTGCTCGTGAGGCAAGAATTGCCATCCGCGCAGTGTTTGAGAGTGTCCAGGGGCTGCTGACTGAATCCATCAGCGAAATTCTAAATCAGGTGATGACTCAGTTTGCTAACGAACCAGGTAAGCCCATTTTTCCCATGCACCTGGCAATGCCAGGCGGCAACACTATTTTCATCAGCGTTGATCTCGACGACAAAACGATGCGTGTTCTAAACGTCACCACCGGTGCTGAACTGGCCAGGGTCGTGTGTGACACGCAGACCGAGACAATCAAAAAGGCAGCTGCGTTTGCCAAAAACGCCATTGTCAAAGGAGCTAAAAAATTATGATCGCAACCGGGCTGGACATTGAATCAACTGGGCTGGACTTCCGCGGTGGCCATCGAGTCATCGAGATCGCCCTATCCTCCTACAACATCATCACCAAAGAGAAGATAGCAAGCCTGGAGATGCGCTTTAACCCTCGGCGAACCATCCAACCAGAAGCGCAAAAGGTGCATGGTATCTCATTAGAGATGCTGGCCACCGCCCCACTCTTTGAAGATAAAGCCCCTGAGCTTATCGCGATGTTGGACGCAAGCGACTTTTACATTGCTCACAATGGAGAAGGCTTTGATGGCCCGTTCCTGCAACATGAGTTCAATCACTCTGGTCACACCATGCCAGACAAGCCCATGTTTGACACGATGTTAGAGGGGCTGTGGGCTACAGAAGATGGGAAGCGCCCTCGCCTGCAAGAGCTGGCTTTTGCGTTGGGGCTGGTCTATGACACGGAGAAAGCGCATAGCGCCCTCTACGATGTAGATCTGATGATGGAATGCTTCTTCCTTGCTCGTGAGAAATACAACCTATTCCAGCTTACTTTTTAAGTTTGTATAAAGGCCGCGGAAAGCGGCCTATTTACATGGATAGACAACAATGAAAGATTTAAGCGCAACAACCTCTACTGACATATCACCCATTTCTTTCATCATTTTCCTACCTTCTTCGCTGACTAAAAAACTTTGCAGCGTTAAATCCAGTAAATCCCCGTTGATAGTTAAATCAGGAGGTGAGCAAAACAATGGTTTTTTGTTTATAAGGGCGGAAAAAACATTTGAAACGTTAAAACCGTTGGCAACGCCATTCAAATAAATACTGTCAATCGATGATCTATTTGATTTTTTTCCAATGGCTTTATTTTCAACGTATTCAACGTATTCATTTAGCGTGAATTTACTTTCGCGGGCAGCAAATGCTGATAAGGAAGATACGCAGGAAAGACAAGCTATCAAGAGGAAAATTGTTTTTTTCATACTTAAACTAAATTTATTTTGCAAGTGTTACCGCTATTCTAGACCAAACAATTAGTGTTACAACATATTTTTTAAGCCTAATTAAATTGCTTTTTCCCCTAACTCAGTTTGGCAAAATAGCTGTCATCAACGAAGCACATTTAAAACAACGAAAGGAAAAGCACATGTCCAACGCAGCCCAAACAAACGTTTCTGACCTCGATGCTCTGTCTGCGATCTTGGCATCCCTTGATGAAACCCCAGCCGCCGCTGACACTCAGATGAAAGGCATTGATTCTTTGCTCGATGAGCTGGAAACGAACGCAGCTGAGGCCGCCACATCGACACCAGAGAGCATCGTGGCAAAGATCGAAAACGAATTACCGGTTACGCCAGCTGCTGCTTCAGGTGATATGGAGCAGGTGATCATTGATTTAGAAGAGTCGAACACGGCCACACCGCCAGAGAAATCAACTGAGATTTTAGCCGGTGGCGAAGAGAATATTCTCCCGGTGATTGAAGAACCGGCCGCACCTGAAGTTCAGGAGGAAAAGCAACCTGAACCTAAGCCTAAAAAAGCCAGCACACCTCGTGGCGCTCGATTCACCTTTGACGGTAAGGACGATGCCTTCTTTGAGAAAGCTGGCCTGCAGCGCGAGGATTTCATGAAGTGCTACAACGAGGCTCCAGTGAAGGCAATGGACAAAATCCAAAACATTATGCACTGGTTCAGTGGTGGCCCGGATCTGAGCGTATATACCCGTATTTCGTTGCACTCATTAATCGCTGACAAAACGGTCAGCAGCAATAGCCTCAAACTGGCTATGATGAGCTATCCAGAGAAGCCCTATCCAGTTGGCACTGCCTCCACTCAGGCTGGCCAAATGATGGCAGTATTTCCGGCGCTGGGTATCGCTGAGAAAGATGGGAAATCCTTAACCCTTAATGCTGATTCTCCTATCGTCAAAAAGTTTATGGCGGAAGAGTAAAGAGACCATCTAAATTCGCCCACGGGAAGGACGCTGTGGGCTTAACGCAAATAAACAATACAAACCCATCCACTTCGCGAGAAATGCTTCCCTCGCGCTTCCCTGAACGTATTTTTCATGCTGATATAGTCAAACAAAAACAATACCACTCTGGGGTAGAGGGAATGACAACAGTAACCACTGAGAAAGAACTCGCACAAGCAATAAAATCTAACCAATCCACTATTACCATCACCGGCGATCTGTCTAAGAAAACATTAAAAATTCACGCGACAGGCTCAGTTGCATGGGCAGTCGTAGCCGCCAGTCTTATCGTGGCGGGAGGCGCAGCGTTTGTAACCATGGGATCTGGTGGTACCGCGACACCCGTTGCAGCCCCCACCGCTGCACTGGCAGGTGCTGGCGCAACGTCGGTGCTTGGTATTGGCGCTACCACGTCAGCCATCAGTGTGATCTTGGCCTCTGGGGGCGTAGCTGCTGGCATGAAAACTCTTAAGTCCCTTAGAAAATATAAAGTCGTCGAGAAATCAGAAGGTATGCTTGTCCTAAACCGTAGATAACATAAGGGCGCAAAGCGCCCTTATTACATTGCTAACGAAATAATAATTTGCGATCATATAGGTAGTTAGCTACCTACTAAGGGTTATCATGATTGCCGCAGAGAAGATTAAAAAGCGCGAGCGTGACAAAGAGCTGCGCGACCTGTGGCGCACTCCGCGATGGCTATTTGAGGCCATTCAGAAATACCTTGGCATCCAGTTTGACGTTGACGTGGCTTGTGATGCCGGCAATGCCCTACTGCCTAACTTTATCGGCAAGGAAAGAGACGCGCTTGTTTGTGATTGGGGTGAACCTGGCACAAATGCTTTTCTCAATCCGCCGTATTCCAAGATTAGACCCTGGATAGAGGCAGCTATGCGTGAGCAGCGTCGCGGCGTATCGACAGTAATGTTGATCCCCCAATCACTTGATACCGCCTGGTATGAGTTCGCCACAGAATCAGCTAATGAGACGGTGGTGCTGACCGGTGGGCGTGTAGCCTTTCTGGAACCAGGCGTGGAGCTGGGGATGGTAGAAGTACGTGAAAACCCTGGTGGGAGTATGCTGGTGGTCTTCCGCGGCCACTGCCACCAGGCTGGGCACATTCTTCGCAAGGTTTCACTGCCAGTAATGAAAGAGCTGGGTGGTTATGATCCTTCAAAAGCAATCAGAAAGAAGCGCCCCTCCAAGAAGAAACAACCCACGTTGGAGGTGGCAGCTTAGCACCACCACAAACCCAACTTATCCAACCTGCTTCCGTATATTTATATACTGGTTAGTTATTTATTTATAGAGAAGCAGGTCGGTCGTAAGCAACCCACCAGCCCTTGTCATACCTAGGTTTTTTGGTAGATCACCTTCCCAGAAAAATTATGATCGCTGGACATTAATCAAAAGGAATTACACATGGCACACCCTACCAACGTAGTGGCACTGATCGACACTGATTTTCTCGCCAATGCACGTCAGCTACTCAAAAGCCGCGATCAGTCATTCACGCTTTATGAGTGGGCGCTTAAGGCGATCCGCGGTGGACAGCATACCAATGAAGTTGAGCAGCTGATCGGCGAGTTAATCAACGAAGTTCATGGGCTGAATGTTCAACTTCACGGCCGCACTGAGCAGAAAGCCACCGCTTAAAATAGTAACCTTATTAAATAGTCATTTAGCTATTTACCGTCTGATCTGCCAGTGCTAACATCCCGCCGTCATTTCTCGGAATGGCTCGGCAGATGGGTGGAGGATTATGGCGCTGGCGTCTGCTTAAAGGAACCTGTTACCAGCGATCGAACCGGGACGCGAAAGCCGCTCGGGGAGAGGGAGAATCAAAGCAGGAGAGAAAAGGAGTCACTGTAGGTTGTCGAAACCAGACGAGTTCCAAGAGGTTGGTGTCTGGTGTTCCCCTCCTACAGTGAGGAAGGATCTTGATTCTGGGGTATTGCTGCCCACAACCTTCCTAACCGGGACTGGCATTGGATCTCGGTCATAGTTTCTGGCTATGATTTGCTCAGGTTAGCGTGGGATTTTCAACCCTGCTTCCCTGGGTGAATTATATCCAGAACACACAACCTCTCACTCCGTTCGAGGGAAACCTCACATTCGTTCGGTTTCTCACTTCTAAACCCATTCTGGGTATTATCTTATATTTTCAAATAGATACTAATTGCGCGCGAGAAATTTGCGAATTTCATTGATCTATACCATTAATCATATATGATTTGGTTAATGGAGATTATGGAGGTTTGCATGAAAAAGTTAGATATTAGTGATCACATCTATACCAGACTGGCTAAGCACGCAGTCGGCTTTGAAACCCCTGAAAGCGTAATCGAACGACTGCTAGATGCTTATGAGATTGTTCCGGGGCAGAAACCCAAATTGACTTTCATACCTGAAAATGAAGAAGAATTTAAAGCAAGACTAGTTGAATCTCGTCATGCTTACGTCGAACTCAGAATGGAAGATGGCACGATTCAGGCCGGTGAATGGAGCGCTCATTCATTCAAAGATAGCTCTAACTTAAGAGCGAATATCTGGTCAGGTTATCTTCGAAATTGGTCGAAGAGGGGAATTGTTGCAGCAACTTTTGAGGTCGTAATGTCCCCGAACAGTGAAGACCAAATTGTACAATCCGCCAAATTCGAAAAGTACGTAATTAACCAACACGCCAGTGGCTCCATTTCCGTTAAGGTAAATGATATGGATGCAAGACCAGTTAAACCAGTGCTGAGGAAGATAGCTGAGGCACTTGATGTCAGCATTGTCAATTCAAACAACAATGATCTTAATACACGCCAGCTTGGGGCATCGATTATCAAAGCTCTTAACCCCTTATAATGGGGTTTTTTAACAATCAATAAATAAGTAGTTGACTACCTACAATCAAAATATTAAATTGACCGTGTCAGGACGACGACGGCGCTGGTTTAGCGCTTGCTCCATGGACGGAGCACAAACACGGCTGGGTTCGCCCAGCCGTAACTCTCTGTGTCTCAAGAAGGGATTCGTTTGTGAACATGTTGTTGTCTTACGCAGACGTTTTGACCGGCATTAAAACCGGCGCCTCCTTCGCTCGTCAGAAATGGCCTGCCGACACATCCATACGACTCCGCACCGGGGTGATCAGCTCAAGCGAATACCAGAAAACTGAAGGCAAAGTGTTCTTCGGCCTTCCGCTCAACCTTTTTGAAGTCCACCAGCCAGATGGTTACACCGTATTTCCTGGTTTAGAGATGGTTCTTCCAAATGGCAAGGTGGTTGATTACCTGGCTTCGATGATTGACCAGCTCGCCTGCGATTGGAAACGAGTGGAAACTAAATGATCAGCTATTTGTTCTTCAAGCGCTGCTACGAGCGCCAGCTTCGGCTGATGGAAATCCGCATCCGTGAACTTGAGTTACGTTGCGATCGCCTGTCCGATGCTTTGGTTACGTTCGGCACCGCAGCCGGTGTAAAGCATGTCGAGAAGCAACGTGGCCGTTCTGAAGTGGAGTTGTGGGGGTTGTCCGATCCGCCAGTTTTTCTAGGGAAGGAAAAATCTCATGCAGCAGTACCAGCTTCAACGACTTCGGCGCGCAGCGCAGCCCCTGTTAGTGATGTTAACCATGTGCCTTTTGTGTACATCGATAACGACGATGTTCCAGCTCGCGCCAGCGTCTCTCAGAGTGCCAGCAGTTCGCACCATAGCAGCCCCGCAAGCTGTTGCTCCGTCAGCAGCAGTTCCAGCCACACCAGCCACTATTCTTCCCACGCGAGCCATAGTGGATTCGACCATGGCGGTGGAAGCTATGACACAGGCAGTTCCTTCGATTCAGGTGGATCGTTCGGCTGCGATTAAAGGAGATGCCTAATGTGGTTCAAAGGCATAGTGCTTTTTGGTTTTGTGGTGATTGTTTCGTGGATCATCAATCTCGTGAAGGTTTTCACGACTGACATCCCGGTGCCCCTCTGGGGAGGCAAAGAGATTGCCAGAGTAATCGGCATTTTCATTCCGCCCCTGGGTGCAGCGCTCGGATTCTTTTAGCCCGTAACGTAGTGCTTTTACCCCGTTTTGGGCGCGCTACGATATGACCACTTAGAAAACAAGTTGTTAAATAAACAAAGGAAAAACGCATGTTTGGTTTGCTGAAAAAGAAAACCCGTAAAGCAGTAATCGAAGTTAAAAAAATGGAGAACCGCGACGCGGTTGAAGCGACTGTCTGGGGCGGTTACTACATTTCATATTTCGATGGCGACTGCTCACCAGCAGAAGTCGCTGTGCTTGAAAAGACCATGGCCGCAACTCCTTCATTTGCGCCTTTCGCTGGTGAGATCGCTCAGCTCAGCTCTAACGTGCGTCAGCAGTTCGAAGCAAGCGCACGCCGCGCAGCTGCCCAGGCTCTTCGTGAGTTAGAAGATATTGCAGGCACCACTGATGCAGTGGACGTTCTGTGCCTGTGTATCGACATTGCTGACAACGATGGCATTGGCGAAGACGAAATGAAAGCCCTTAAGAAGATTGCTCAGGCACTTCAACTTTCACTCGATCCGTACATCTGATGATCCGAAACCTTCGCCTCGGCGCTGCCGGGTTCTTTGCACTGCTTGCAGTCATGGTGGATTTTGCCAGCCGGTTGATGTCAGTGCTCACCGATGGCGCATTGCTTGCGGTCGCAGTTGTCATTCTTCTACCACTACTGAAAAAGCAGTAACCAAAGGCGTCTTCGGACGCCTTTTTATTCGCTCCACTCCCCTGCCCAAGCCGAACCAAATTGCTTAGTGGCCTTTTCCGATGGTGGCAATATACACCCATCGAGAAAACAAGTTGTTATCACAAATAAGAAAACAAGGAAAAGCACATGTGTATTTTATGCGAATTGAAAAAAGCTGCCGCCAAGCAATCTAAAGAGCGCACCTCTGAAGTCAGCCTCTCAGAAGTGGCCAAACATGCTCGTGCGATCGTCGGCAAAGAGAATCTGCATCCAGTGCAAGCTATTGCAGCACTGCAATTCCTGATGCCGGTAATGAAAGACCCAGAGATGATGCTGGAGTTGCTTATTAAGGCTGACGATGAAGCCCTGGCAAACAAAGCCCCTCGCACTAGTGATAGCACTGTAGGCTCGATCCAACGTGTAGAAGAGCTGGAAAAAGAAGTCGCACGCCTTAATTCCCAGATCAATCTGCAGGCCACCAATGGAAAGGCAATGGGTGACGCTCTGGCATCGTTAAGCGCGAGCATGAATATCGAGCTGCCGGTTCTGGATGGGGCAAACCCGCGCTCTACCGTAAAAGCCTTGTCTGCTGTGGCAGACAAACTCGAAAGCCATAAAGCAGGTATTGAGTTCTGGATGCGTGAAATTACCAACCGCCACGATCTAAACAAAGTCGCTTAACCTTTTCTATGGCGCTGCAAAGCGCCTAAACAAATTGTTTATTGAGATAATTAAATGTCTAAGTTACGCGTTTGGCACGTTCCTCAAGTGCCTATGAAGTCGTTCAAAGTTGAAGTTTCAAGCGTTGAAGAAGCCGTCAAGCTAATGGATACCTTGGCTCAGTATGATCTCTTTCAGTATGAGAATCAGATCAAGCCAGACTACTGCAACGCTTCGGGCCTGCAGCTGTATGACGAAACCCTCTCCGATGAGGACGTCCTTGAAATGGAACTGGATGACAAATGGATCGACTGGTATCACGAGTCAGACCAAGGTTATTGGGATAACCCCCGGCAGTACCTGGAAGAGTACAAACAGCCCAGCACCCCAGCAGAACACTCGAAGGTTTAAATATGGACATCATCATCGACAAAGCTCGCACTTATGCGACCGCTGCTCACGGCGCTGTTGGTCAACGCCGCAAGTACACTAACGAGCCGTACATCACCCACCCAACCGCTGTTGCCGAGCTGGTTCGTGCGCATGGCGGAACCAGAGACATGATTGCGGCCGCGTATCTTCACGATGTCATTGAAGACACTCAGTTGACCTTTGACGATCTGAAAGAGGCGTTTGGCGAGAGTATTGCCTGGAAGGTTGACGCGTTGACCAATAAAGCCGGCAAAGAAGATGGCAACCGCGTACAGCGTTTCGTTATCAACTGCCGCGGGCTGATTAATAGCCTCGATGAAGAAACGATGGTGATTAAGCTGTGCGATCTGCTGCATAACACCTCTTCCATCGTTGAGCATGACCATGGATTCGCTGCGATCTACCTCGCTGAAAAAGAGTTCATGATGGATGAAATCTTCGGCCTGATGGAAGGCGGTCTGGCCGACATTGTCCGCGCAAAATTAGTCTGGGGCTATGAACAGTTGAGCACCAGCTTCAAGGCGCGCCATTTGAAGCATCTGCGCACCATCCAGACTGCGTGGAGTGAACAAGATGCAGCATGAGACCACCAGCACCCTCGATCGCCAGGCATTGATGGAGACGTTTCTAAAGGGTGTTCCAACCGAAGAGCTTCTCAACTACGACATTAACAGTTGGTATGCGCACAAAGCGCAAGAGCAAGCCGAGGAAATGCGCGATGAAATGGACTCACCCGCTGGTGGACTTTTGAAATTCCTCAGTAGTGGGCCGATGTCAGGTATGGCAGCAATGATGTTCGCCAGGGAGTTTAAGGACACACCGGCCACTAACTATTATGAGCTGGTGTATCAATTGCCTGAATTGGGGGTTTTCACGGTCACTATCCAACGTAATGATGGAGAGACGCCGGCTCTTCAATTGGCCGCAGCTAAAGACCGTATTGCCATGCTCGAAGAATCTCAAGCACAGGTGATTCAGGCGCGTGATTTGTACAAGCAGAGCTGGCAGCAGTCATCTCTACAATCGATGTCACGATCATTCCGCGAGGCAGTAAGAGCTGCGCGCAAGCTGTGGCTGGATGAGAATGATCCAAAGGACGGCACTGACTGCGTCACTCCATTCGACCAGTTTCTATACACGGAAGTTGTTTCTGGTGAGGGTGTCGATTTGCCAGACCTCTTCGAGCTGATGGAGTGGGCGAAATACCCAGCCTATGGGCGCGATCTCAACTCAGTGGCCAAGGGTAAGATGTCACGTCTTATTCTGGCCGCAACCGGTTTGGGGGAGGCGTCACTTACAGTAAGCGATCGGTAATTCTTTCAGACATGTGGTGTAGCGCGGGGAAAGCATCTCGCGCTTCATCTGCCATTGGTTATCAACCCCCTGCCCTGCGAACCAAACCTTTCCCAACCCTGTTTTATTAATCTTGTCGATGACACCCATCAGCTCATCTGCTTTGGCGCGCGGCTGATGTTCGCTAAACATATCGAGCTGAGCGACACCGCTCTGGAAGAAGTCGCCGAGCATTATCCCTGCGCGCGCGTAGCGATAGCCGTCACGCCAGATACCTTTCAGACACTGCATGGCAAACGCTACAATGTCACGCGTGTCGGCGGTCGGATATTCGCAGGTAATCGAAGCACTGTTGCCATATTGAAGCTCATTGGCGTAGCGGCTTGTTGCTATGAACACGGTGACAAGCCGGCAACGTGATTTTTGCTCTCTCAACTTCTCCGACGCGCGTACGGCATAAGTGCAAACGGCATGTTCCATGTCCTCCAGCTTTTCAACGCGTTGCCCAAAGGATTTGGAGGTGACGATCTGCTGCTTTGGTGGCGGCTGCTCTTCAAGTGGGATGCACGATTCACCATTCAGCTCACGCACGGTGCGTTCAAGCACTACACCAAAATTTTTGCGGATCATTGTCGTGTTGGCCTGTGCCAGCTGAAGTGCTGTTTCAATACCCATCTGGTTTAGCCTCTTAGTTAATCGGCCCCCAACACCCCAGACATCACTTACACCGACCAGAGCCATCAGTTTGCGCTGTCGCACCGGGCTGGATAAGTCCAGCACCCCGTTTGTTTTTGACCATTTTTTGGCAGCGTGATTTGCCAGTTTTGCCAAAGTTTTACTTTGCGCAAACCCTACACCTACGGTGAGAAATGTCTCCTGTTTTATTCGATTTCGAAGCTGGTGGCCGAACTCTTCAAGGGGCATGTAACCAGAAATTCCCGATACATCGAGGAAACTTTCGTCAATGCTGTAAATTTCTTGGCCTGGCGCCATCTCCCCCATGATAGTCATCATTCGCTTGCTCATGTCAGCATAGAGGGCATAATTACTTGAAAAGACCACTACGCCCTTCTCTTCAAAGAAACGCTCGTTTTTGAATAGTGGATCGCCCATTTTTATGCCTAATTTCTTTGCTTCAGCAGATCTAGCAACGATGCAGCCGTCGTTGTTAGAACAGACGATGACTGGTTTTCCTCGCAGATCAGGTCGGAAAATTGTCTCACAAGAGGCGTAAAATGAATTAGCATCGACGAGGGCAAACATCTGGCTACTCTCTAAAATTACTGTACGCATATACAGTATAATAGATCGGCCTTTTCGATTAGCCAAATGGAAAGGGGCGATCCGCCCCTTTGTTAGTAGTTGGTAAATTGAGCATATGGAACCCTAAGCCCACCGCGAACGCCAAATGACTGCGCATATGTTGGCTGCTTTTTGCTGACGTATCGGCATTGGATTTGAGTCCCTGTCCACTTGGTAATAAGCCCAGAGTAACCCACAACCGCGCCATCGTCAGATATGTTCCCAGGCAACGCATTCATTAAAATCCATGGGTTAAAGTTGACATTAAAGGACACGGTGGATGAATCCACCGGTGAGTTGGCAGGAAGGTCAATAAAGCCTCTGATGCGCGGCGCAAGCTCTGCGCTTTTTGCACTCCATACCAGTTGTCCTCTAGCGTTCAAAACATCCAGATAACCACTCTGGATCGCAACGTTTCGGCTGGTTCTAATAATGCGACCACTATTGTTCTGAAAGCACCAGCCGCCAGGCATCGCGAACGCACCGGGATTTAACTGATACCAATAGAGATACCCAGGTTGTGGCCAACTGTTATTTGGTAAAAAGCCAAAAGGATAGTCACCGCCAAATGGGTTTTTGACTTGGTAATAGCCTATGTCAGTTAGGCCAGTAATATTTCTGATGTCTGAAAAAAGTGTGGTTCTATTGTCAGAATCGACCATGACCGCGCCAGCATCGTTGAATAACTCAAATCCATATGACATGTGATCTCCTTATGCGTACCGGTACACTTCAACCGTGAACGTCTCAGGCGAGTTGTAGCCATTCATCTGGTACAAAGTGAAACTGTTTGTGCCTGTGACGCAATAACAATCTACGAACCCTCCGAACGAGTTGTGCGTGATGATAGCGAATGAATTTGAAGCATTGATCCCTGGTACAGATTGGGTAAATGATCTAGCCCCTGATGCCATTTTTGCAGTGTATGTGCCAATAAAACGGCAATTGTAATCGCTAAGATCGACGACAAGCCTGCCGCTCCCATCCCAGCACTGAAGCCCGAAAGCCATGGTTAAAATCCTTTTCAACCGTTGAAAGTGTTGACATTTTACAATTAGCATAACGCCGTAAACAAATTGTTTTATGCCGTGTCTTATATGGAATAATAACACCAATAAGAAAACAAATTGTTTAATGGTGGAATTATGACTACAGCGCTTTCAATTATCGAAGCTACATCCCCTGGAAGTGACATCGCATTCCGCAAGGAATTAGCGATCATCAATAACATTGTGGCCGAGTGCGACAAAGAGATCGCTCTGATGCACGAGGTTCATGATTACGTGTATGGGGATGACCGGTATCAGATGATTAATCGACTGTTAGAGCTGAACCACCAGCCAGATTGCAGCGCGCGCCCCGGCAGCACCCTTTCCAAAGTTAACTTGCAGCATGTGAAGGAAAACATTCACGCCCGTTATTGGCAGCGAGTGACGGAAATGACGAACGTTCTGATGATCATGCCAGCTGCGCGCCGCGAGGAATGGCGTGAGCAATTCATCTACGGGAAGATGGAGGTGTCCGAGGAACGTAAAACGGGAATGTTCAAGGACACTTACCGTGTTAAGAAATATGTGGGCGTTCCAGAGTTCACCCTTAACACTGTTGTGCCAACCATGGTGTCGTTGCTCAACGACCGGCACAAATATCTGGTTGAGCGTGTGCATGGGCTATTCAAGGCGCTGAGTCCGAACCACAAAACGAACAAGGTCTTTGGCTTCTCGGAAAAGATGATCATCTCCTATGTTTTTACCGACTACTGGAATGACAGCGTTTCAATCAACCACCGTAAAGAAGATGTGCTCGACGACCTGCGAGTGATGCTTCACTTCTTCGCGCATCAGGAAATTACTGAGGTGGCGCCGTCACGTCATGTCTTCAGCGCGCTTTACCGTGACAATAAAGAAATGAACACTTGGTACAGCATCGATGGCAATCTGATGCGCGTGAAGATGTTCAAAAATGGGAACCTACACATTCAGGTACACCCAGACGTGGCCTGGAAACTCAATGAAGTTCTGGCGGTGGCCATGCCAGCCTCAATCCCATCTGAATTGCGTAAGCCACCTGCCAAGAGCGCCCCGCCCAAAGAGTTTGGGCATGTTCATACGGAAGTTAGCAGCCAGGCCAGAAGAGCGTTATCAACGATGAGTAATCGTTACGGCAGTTGGTCGTACAGTCATCATGGCTTGTCAAAATCAGAGATAGAGAAGGCTGATGCTGTCATCAAGCGGATCGGCGGCGTCCAGACCAGCAGTCATTGCTTTAAATTTCCATATGAGCCTGGCAACATCATTAGCATGATCATGGCCACCGGTCAGATACCGGATGTAGTTGCCCACCAGTTCTACCCTACCCCAAAAACAATCGCGGATTATGTTGCGGCGGCGCTCAATATGAAGCCAGGCGAGACACTGCTTGAGCCTTCAGCTGGTCGAGGTGATTTGTTGGCGTCCGTTCCGTTGGCAAGCGAGTTCGCGACCTGCGTCGAAGTGGCTACGTTGTTTGCTGAAATCTTAAAAGAGAAAGGCTACCAAGATGTGCATAACGCCGACTTCATTGACTGGTCGAAAGACTATGCCCAGATGAAGTTCGACAAGATCGCCATGAATCCGCCGTACTCCGAAGGCCGTGCCAAAACTCACACACTCACCGCTCTGGAGCATCTGAATGTTGATGGCCGGCTGGTGGCAGTCCTGCCTGGTGTGCCAAACCTGACAGAGTGGATTGATGAACGTCGATTTGGGTGTGCGATCGGTAAGACATTTGAGAAAGAGTTTGAGGACACCGGCGTAACGGTGACGGTCTGTATCTTTAAGCGCATCAACTAAATAAAGGGCTTCTTCGGAAGCCTTTTTTAATGGCTTCGCTCCCGCTTTCACGCGTTAGATAATTACACCACTTAGAAAACAAAGGAATAAATTATGTGCATTATGGCAGCAGCTCAGGCAGTACGTGCGGATCGTCACTTAAACAAATACATCCGCTACAACGGCATGGCGTTATCAAAACGTGAACTGGTAATTCGCCTGGTGAATGAAGGCAGAGTGCCAGAACAGGTAGAAGTGGACAAGGTGCAGCCAGCTACCAGAATACAGATGTTTCGTTGGGACAACGAGCAGCAACGGGAACATGAGCGTAAGCGCGCTGCCGGTGGTAAGAAGACCGAGTATCGTCTTAGCCGACACGACGGTGTTTTTATTGAGGTCAGCAAAACCATGCACGACTTTGCGGCGCAGCTGCTTGCGGAAAAGGAGGTTGCTCATGGTTACTGAACAGATGCACTATGAGTTTTTGAAGGCGAACTATAGACATGATCGCTTCGAGGGGAGGAATGGGAACGGCTGGGGTAGAGACTATTCGGCTTGTATCGCTCGCAGCTCACTCCAGGCATTAGAGAACCATGGCTACACCTGCATCTCTCAACACGAATCGAAGACCGGTGATGCCATCTGGTACGATCGTAATCTTCACACAGCAACCTATAGCGAAATGAAAAGGAAGTATGGCGTATGACATATGACATCTATGCAATCGACCGTTTGTGTGTTGTCGATTCTTGCTTAAAGGAGTTAGGTATTGAGAGCACACCTGAGAATCTCAAAGTTGCCGCGACATATTTAAACGAAGAACTCCGTCGGGATGCCGCCAAGTTGGGGTGGGACGACAAAGCCATTGTCTCCAAAGCATACCATCTGATTAAGGTCGGTTTTGACCTCAATAATTGACCTTTTCTATAAGAGCAAGTTGACCTGGCTATTTCACACTAAACTGATAGGCCCACGCCAGTAACCACCTGGGATTGTGGGCATATTCACCCATAAGAAAACAAATAAATAACCGATCAACAAAAAGTCAACGCCATACCCTCTTTTTGCCTCAAAAGTTGATCTGTTGCAGTCCTCCCACTTATACCCGTCAAGGAAACGCCAGAACCACACCAGGGAAGAGACATCTCTCCAAAGCAATACCATTTGCCACCCACTCGATAGACACGCTGAGAATCGCTCCCGTTGCGTTATATGGGATAGCAAAACAAATTGTTTTACAACATAAGAAAACAAATTGTTAAAGCAATGAGGGCTGGCACAACTGCCATTACCCACACACTCATAACCGCAAACACCTACCTCACTTTCGTCAGACTATCAGAGAACAACCCTCCGACTTACTGCAGGCAACCCTGAACCCCAATCGCCATAGACAGCTGCGGAAGCTGGAAAGGGAGACACGCCATTACCCACATGCCCGGAAGATTCAGCCAGCCCAGATAATCCAGCACCAACACTGACGGGAGAAGCAACCCGCTTAAGCTACAGAGAGAATAAGCTATAGGGGGAACTGCCATTACTTTCACATCCACGATTCACAACACACTCAGCTACCGAGAAGCGAAATCACCAAGAGGAAACTGGAGAGGCGAATACAGGAAAAGGAGACATGCCATAACCCACACCTCCACGATTCTAAGAAGATAAGCACCCAGACACCACAACCAGCTATTCACCACTAACCGTTATAGGGAGTAACGAATACGCCAGAAGGAAGAAAGCAAATCCCAGAGAGGAATATACCGCGCTATTAAGCGTTGAAGGAGAGAAACACATAGGGATTGCTCACTATAGTGGTCAGTCGATATGGGTACGTTTACCAATAGGGAATGGGGGAACTGTAAGGGAGTGAAATGGTGGAGGGCGCGCTTCAATCACCGTATTTATTCAACCCCTAAATTTCCGGCGTCTTTACATAGCCCTTTCGCTTGATACACCCGCAGGGAAAATATCGCCGCCGCCCCAATCCCTCGATTCGCCGATCGTCACCTGAGCACACCGATGAATGACACAGCCTCCGGGAAGCGGCGCGGAGCCGGTATAGAAACGGTCAGAGAAAATTTTCGGGAAACGGGTGGGGGCCGGTATAGAAAAAAGGCGAGTGGTGGCTCGCCCCAGAGAAAGTTCAGGCTCACATTCCTATAGTTGGTTTTAGGTTAAGAGCCTTGGCCATCCATGACCAGTGGGTATTGTTAGACACACTCTCAAGGGGGGCAAGTCATATTGTAAGGGTAGAGGGTGCCCGACTGGAGAAACTACCTGCGTGAGCCACCAGCCACCCGAACAATTCAGCTTTATCACCTATCCGTTGTTGGCATAATAAGAGACATAAGAAAACAACGGAATAACGCGCATGTATAAACATTTAAATATCAACATCACGCTTGAGGGTGTGGACACTGACGAGATCTCACTGGATGACGTTATCCGCTCTGAGGATGTAGCCGGACGCGTGAGCGCACTAATTGGTGAAGGTTACAGAGAAGGCTCTTTCGCATTGCCGGTTGATGACCAGCAAATGTCTGTAGCCTGGAATTGCACGACTTCTGATTCTAATTAAGGGAAATGTATGTCTATCAAAATGCCAGGGCTGCTCAACTACTGGAGCGTGGACGAGCTGGCTGAATGCTTGGATGGTGTAGGCGAAGAGCTGTACGCAAAACTGTGGTCATACATTCCAGCAAAAGGAGATGGCCCGAAAGGAGCTGAGGTGTGGAATGAACTGACCGTAGAACAGCAGCAGCGATTATCTGATGCGGTGTATCGAGAGTTCCCGGATCTGAAAAAGACAGACGAAGAAGATTTACTGTAATCAGGGAGCCACCAGCACGGTGGCTTTTCTTTTGCCTACTCACACCTGCGGCCACCAGCTGCCGAGCGTTCTCCAGCCACCCGTCACGAAAAGCTTTCTGCCCTATTTCAGCACTGTATTATTTACACCAACGAGAAAACAAATTGTTTACATGGGTGTGAATATGAACCGTATTGAATCCGAATTAACTAACTACTTCAGATATGTGCCACTGAAGGCCAAGCGTGAAATCGAGCGCACCAACCTTTTGGACGTTACAGCTAATGGCGTAATCATCGGCGTGTATCGTGAGCGTGTGTATGAGGTGGTGACGCGTGACAATATGGAGAAACGCATCTTTCTTTCGGAGCGTCTGACCTTAAACGTTAATCGCCCATATCAACGAAATCGCTTTGCGAAGATTAAACACTTCCCTAAGCAGCATCTGGAGCAGGTTCTTATTAACGCAAATCAAATTGCCCAGATGGAGATTCAACGAGCGACTATCGCCGTAGCAGTATAATCATGTGCCTTTGACTAAATCAGTCAGCCCGCCGCTAATCCTTGGTGGGCTTTTTTGTATGGTTATTGCCCTTCGGCTTGTAAGTAGCCAACTACCTATCTACAATGGCCGCGACTAAACATGACATGGAGGTCATATGACATACAAGGCAACAGAACTGGTTTACGACATGTATTACGCCTCTGAGCGAACCGATGCAGGTGACAAGATGGCAAAGATTACTGTCCAGATCCGTGACGCGTCCGTAGGGCTTGAGAAGCAGATTAGTACCCTGGTTCGAACAACCCCGAAAGACAAAGCGCAACCTGCGGTGTACTCCATCGGTTCGCAGACTGTTATGGACGGCAGTGACCCACTGCTGGTGGCAATTGAAGGTCATTACCGTGCATCTGGTAAAGACCTGTTTGAGACCCTGATGGATGAGGTTACCGACTTCATTGAAACTGGCATCGACAACACTAGCACCTGGATCGGCGCATATGGCATGAAGATTACCTCCGGCGTAACGCTGGACAATTATCTACCTGCTGATGTGCTGGCCGCAGGCCAGACTGCTTAAACCACAATGGCGCGCTAACCCGCGCCATTTTCTTATGCCCGATAACAACTTGTTTTCTGCCTTGTGCCACTTGCGATAATTAGTCCAACAACAAAACAAGAGAAAAGCACATGACCGAATTTAACGTTACACCCAAAGCAGAAAACGTCCACCTGCTTTCCTGGCTTGACCTGAACGAAGCCGAGCAGAACGAAATGGATCACGTCGAATATGACGACCAGGGCAGCACCCGCTTCTTCCACCACGAAGGCGCACTCTTCGATGTGGCCGATTTCATGATTGATGACCGCGCTCCTGAATGGCACGCCGGTTATCCACTCAATGCCTTCGCAATGCTGATGATCCGCCTCACTGAAGGTGGCGATAGCGTAGACATCGGCTTGATGCACTGAGAGGGCGCCATGAAATTCAAACCAACGCCAGCAATCCAGAACCCGGAGACGGAAGCCTTCTGCCAGGAAATGGCAAAGGAGTATATCGCTCAGGTTCAGCCCCACCAGCGCGGGAGCACCATTTATGCCCAAGCATATGGGGTATGGAAGGCCAAAGTCGATGTGTGGCTACAGCAGCGTTCCCTTGTGCGCTGGGAAGTCATCGCTATGCAAGATCGCATTCGTTCACTCGTGCAGGGGTAATCATGAAAGTCGTCACAATCAAAACAGCAATCATCTCAACCGCTCACGTTCGCGAAGAGGACATGCGCCTCATTGAAGAGAAGTGCCGAAACGTCAATTACGGCTGGTGGATTCACGACACTGACGGCGGGGCAATCCTTCGTGTTGATGCAACCCAAGGTAGTGGGCTGGACGATCTTAAGTCCGATGGCCTGACCGATTTCGGGTATGCGAACCTGAAAGCCATATATGACGCCGACTATGGCTATATCCACCTCGATATGGATGCGCCGGTCATTGATGAGTTGCCTTCAGAAGAGTGGTAATGACCAACCTCACCAGCTCAGGCTGGTGGGATTACCCACCCACATTCCCGGAGGCTAACCGACCATCCGGCTTACCGCAGGCCACCAGCAATGCCGTAAACAACATATTTACTGCCGTGTGACCATTGCGATAATTAGACCCATAACAAAACAAGTTGTTAAGACAAATAACGAGAAAAGCACATGAATCAGATTTACCAGATGGACACCCGCCTGGGTAACGCTCAAGTCCTGTTTAACACCATTCATCACGACGTGCGAAGCGTGACAGTGGACGGGAAGGACGTTACAAGCACTCTGGGGGCGTATGAGATTAATGACCTGCAGCTGGCGCTGAAGTCCAATCGCTTTTACAAGCGGTATATTGGCAATGCTCTGGTGGTTCGCACCGGTGCTGGATTATTCGTCTTCCCACTGCGCGGCCGCAATTGTGCATCCCGTCGATTTGAGATGGCTATCCAGATCGCAATGCACTTCTACAACACGCGTAACGGATTAGACCCTGAGTGGGTGACATCCACTGCAAAGCGATACGCGGATCAAGCAGAACGCTATACCGGTGTTGTTCTGGAAGCGGGTGACTTTGAGTGGAAGCTGAAATTGCCAGAAATCACGTTTAATACCCGCAATAGCCACGAGCTGATAATGCTGGAAGGGAAGTAGCGAGAAGGGGAGAGCGTCGGAAACGGCGCTTTTTTTGTTTGGAAACCGTGGCCGCAGGGAAATTTTTGAAAACGGCCATAGCCCTCGAAGGGGAGCCGCAGGGAAACGGGTAGGGGAATTTTTCGGGAAACGGCCAGCTTTCGGTATAGGGATTTCGGTATACAGCAGGTTTGGCTTTAGGAGTGGGGTAGGGCGGTGGCCAGGGACACCCCAGAATCGACCCCAGCCATTTGCCGAGCATCCACCTGAATGGCTTTACGCCTTGACTGCTTTACCACTGGATAGCCAGCCAGACACGCCAGCCAGTAAGCGCACATTGTACCAGCGCCACGCGATGCCAGCGCACAATGCCGCACCATACCGACACATAACAGCGCGCCCATATTGGCAACGTCACACCAGACAACGATCACAATTTAAACATGGTAATTTAAACGCGCTGTAAAGCGTTCTAAGCGCTTGAATCTATAACGTGTGGTAACGCATTACCCAGCGTTAAAACGCGTCTCTGTGATCGTCTCATAGTGTCGATTTTGGGGCTTGTCTCGTTTGCTGCGACACAACGAAAAAAGCGCCCAAAGTGGGCGCTGAAGTGGTGCGGATCTGGAAAGCAAAAAAGCGCCCACTATGGGCGCTTAAAATTAGCAGTAAAGATTGCGTTTTAGTTTTCCAATTGTATCGACTAAAAACATATAACGCTTTTTTCTTTCCGTCATATAACCATTAACGACATCGAAAAAATTTAAATTCATTGCGTCAACTTCCGCTTGTAGTTCCTCGCAAAGTTCAGCTTTAAATTTCAAATATGCCTTATTCTGACGCTTCAAATATTCTTGCTTAGTCATTCTCTTGTGTCCATTTAAAAGCGCCCATAGTGGGCGCTATATTCCTTTATTGAGCTACTGCGAAAGCATCACGGATATAAGACACAAAATCATTATCTAAGAGTTTATATTGTTGTGATCCGTTTTTGGATGCGCCAGCTCCTTTGATCTTCTCAATCAAGCCCAAACGTTCACACATAGCGATTAACTGATTTGCTTGCGTGTACGTTTGATCCGCTTGCTTCTCGTTTTCTTTCTTCGCTTCATCCATCAGCGTTTTAATTGCGCCATTGGTGAAAACTTCCATTTCATCTTTGATAATTTCAACAATTGCAAAAACGCGTGAACCAGATTGATCTGCTAAAGAGTATTCGCAACGTTTAGCGCGGATAGAATTAATCAAGTAGACCAGTTTTTCTAAGCTATAGCTATTCTCCATTGCTTCGCGGAAAAACTGCTCTGGCGTTTGCTTGCTTGCTTTAACCGCATAATAAAACACGCTATTTGCTTTATCATCAGTCAGTGGCTTGCAAACGTTGTTAGTGAAGTAAGCAAGTTTAGTTTTAGCAGCTTGCATAGCTTTTTTATCTGCTTTGGTATCTTGTCCAGCATTGTAGCGAGTAGTGTAATTTTGTTCGACGCTTGCAACAGTTTCAGTTAATTCAGTTGCAACAGTGGTAGCAGCTTCGATAACAGATTTTTTTGAGATGATGTTAGACATAATTTTTAATCCTATATATTTGCGCAAAGCGCTGAATGTTTTATTTATCGTTAGCGTGTTTGCTTTCGATGGGTTGCATTATGGATGAGTTAAAAAACCGTGCAAGTCCTTTTTATGATTTTTTTTAAAAAAGATGAAAAAAGCAAAGTCCTAGAAATAAGAGTATAAGGAAGGAAGGTGTTCCCTCAATAAATCGCCTATTTCGGCTACTCCCCTTATATATAATCGACCGGTTGACCATACCGACCAATAAAATATTACAGTCACAGGCTGTATTGGCCTTATATATAATTGACCGACTCAACAATTAACCACTTAACCGCTGCCGCATGGATAACCTTATAGCTTGCTGATATGATGCAACGGTGAATAACACGCCTGCACTACATAACTTAACTTAAATTAGATTGCCCTTATAGATTCGGGATGAATATGAAAATTGCCTATTTCGCTGCAACAGCTGCTGCACTCCTTCTCTCCGCTTGCTCCAACCAACCAGTAGCGACCAGTGAAGCAAAAGAAGTGTCACCGAAGCAGATCATCGATCGCGCCCTTACACAATCCGCCGCCGGTACGGTGCTGACGGTCGTTAAACGCGATTCTGGGACCAAGGGAGCATTCTGTACCGCGACGGTTGCAGTTGATGGGAAAGATGTGGCCGAAGTGGGGATGTCTGAGAAAGTGAGCCTTTACCTTGCGCCCGGGGAACACATTATCGGTGCTCGACTTTCGAACGCATTCCCCTTCTGTGCCGGCGAGACAGCTGAGGTTACAGCAAACGTTAGCAAAGAGGCTGTATACCGATTCGGTGTGAATGCCGGGGCAAACTTCTATATCAACAAAACAGCTTGGTGATGAAATAATGTTAGCTTTGCGCGAAAGCAATCTCGTTCGCGCAAATACACTTAAATGCATTTTAATTGATTAATGAAAAGTCGCAATCATAAATTATTTTTTTTAGGTTGTCTTCTGTACCTGTAAATCTGAGATATTCTAAGATTGCTGCCATATAGTCGAAATCATAGTAAATTCCTTTTGTAAATGAAACCATATATGTTGCACAGTTAAGTCTGTAATTATCTTCGTCATAATAAGCAAGCCTGATTTGCTCAAGGTAATTTGCAACCTCTCTTATTTCATTCTTTTCATAGAATTGTCGGCCGCTCATGACTGCACTGGCAGGCATAATGCAAGATTCAATAAAATTATCCCCATTATTAACCAAAGTAAACTCCATTACACGGAAAATGAACGTTCTTTGCATTTCATTGAGTTTTGACAGTTTAGACTTTAAAGTTATTAAGTCTTTCCTAATATCATCTTCAGTGAAATTTGTGTCATCATAGATAAAATCAATTTTGTTAGCTTCAATAAATTTATTAATGGTTAAACTAAGGTCTCTACCAGCTACTTGGGTTAGCTCTAAGATGTTAGCGTTTTTCCCAGGGAAATAGGCGCTGAAGTTTTTTTCGCAAAATGAGTAGATAGAATCAAATTCATATTCAGGTTTTTCGCATATTGCATTTGCCACATCTGAAAGATTTCTGACATGTGTCGAGAAGCCCTTTCGAGTATAACTTTCACATCTGTCATTGGAAATTATAATAATCCAAATGTTGTTATAGATTACATCTAAGCCATGCTTAACTAGCATATCCATTGTTTTCTCAAACTTAGACTTAGAGCCGTCAGATGTAACTTGTACAGCGATACCATTCAAGGTATCACCGAGATCGATTGCTGGGTGGTTGTGTTTTATTAAATTTAAGTTTTTCAAAGAAAGATCGTAAACCTTATTTAAAAGGTCAGTAAGAACAATCTCCATTGTTTTGTTTATGTCAAACATCCCTTGCTTACTGTTGAATGTAATTACTGTGCTAAGTAATGAAAAGATGAATGTAATATCGTTGTTCTTTCTCTGCCGGTCTAACATCAAATAACCTCTCATTCAGTCAAGTGCGTGTAGTGTAAGTTATTTCTTGATAAGTATGGCTGTGCGTTGCCAACTTTTGAATTTTATAAAAAATCATTTTATCGAGTTAGAGCTTATCACTCAAAAGGGAATGATGCGATCAACCCAATCGAAAAGCACTATCAGCTGCTTGCCGCCATTTTGTTTGACATTCACTTGGCTGGCATTGACACCTACGGATTCACCTTCGATTTCTCTACCATCCGCCATGTACACGCGGATCAGCTTTTCGCTTTGATGCGCCTGGCGACAAATTTTAAAGAAGTCGCGCTTTGATGGTTGATTTTGGTAATCATCAGCATTGATCGTCATTCTGCCTTCAAAGTTCGTTTGCACCTCTTTTTGCTTAATTGTCTCAATCGTCGCCACACGCTCAAGCGGCACACGAACGCGGTGGTCATTGGCGTCGAATCTCGGTGTCAGGTCAAGTTTGTTGCGCGCTGACAGCAGCCCGTATACGAAAAGAGAGAATACCTGGCCATCCTCTAAAGACACTTTTACAGGAACACGCTTAGTGCGGTAATACTGAAGCGAGCGCTCAACATCTTTGTAATCTCGCGGCCAGACTTCAGCAGGTATGCCATATGTAATGTCGGTGATAGTCATCTGGTGTCCGAATAAGTGTTTTGAGTAGGGTAACACGCAATCTAATTGAGGTGGGAGAAGGTGCCGAGGTAGCGGGCTGGTCGAGACCAGCCCATTGTGAAGTTAAGGCTTCGGTTCTGGGGTGTTTGAGTGTTCCAAACCAGCGAGCAGAATATCCCGATCTTCTTCGGTCATGTCGGTGGTGTTGTACAGTTCAATAATCCTTTGTGCGGCTTTACTGGTGGCCATTGCCCTTTTCGAGTACCGCGCGAAGTCGGCCATATTTACTTCTGCGATGATCATGTCGATTACCTCAGACTTGGTCATCTTGACGCCAGATTCTTTGAGTTTGTCTTTAAACGCTTCGACTTTGTCGTTAGCGCGAGGACTCAAAGCAACCTGGCAAAAAACGGGTTTTGGTTTTTCCATGTATCAGTTGCCCAGAACATTAAAATCAAACTTTCCATCGACTGGTAACACGCCTTCAGCAAATCCGGGTGTCGTATCGATGATGTTTTTGCGCTCGTAGGAATGAGACATCAGGTACTTATTGGAACAATCAATAAAGTCAGAGATAAAACAAACATTTGCCTGATTCTTTTTGGCTCGTAGACCACGTCCGACTCGCTGACGCATCTCGACTTCTGCCTTCCCACCACCAGCGAGGATCACCGCGCCCACACTTGGGACATCAACGCCTACATCGAGTATGGTGGAGCCAATGAGAATGTCTATTTTGCCTGCAGCCAGGCTCTGCAATTTTGCTTGTCGTACTTTCTGGGATGATTCACCGTAAATGAAGTCAACCCGCAATCCCTCTGCCTGCATCATCTCCATTAAGATCTGACCATGCCTTTTGTGCTTTACCAACGTCATACAGTTTAACTTGTGTGACCTATACATAACAGCGGCACGAACAATTGCGGCATTTCGGTTTAGATTGTAAACGATGCCTAACTGGTAAGCCTTTTGGTATGGCGTGCTCATAACAACCCGGAAGTTCAGGTGCTTTGATGCAAGTTCAGCCTTAATCCTAGCCTCATCAGGAGTGTACGCGATTTTATGATATAAGAAGTAGGGTTTTGCCAAAATACCTTTATCAATCAGATATTTTTCCGTCACCTTTATCTCAATACGACCGGCTACAGCCATCAGTCGCATATTTGCTTCAGTTGAATCTTTCATGAACGGGGTGGCTGTCAAAGCCAAACGGTAATCAGCGTTATGACAGAGCCGAGCGATGTCGAAGAAGCTGGAGCCGGATGATTCGTGTGCCTCTTCCAGAATTAGCAGAGAAACGCTGGCGAGCAGCTGCTTGATAAGTTCTCTTCGCTTAAGGTGCTGAGCACGTTTCTCAGGTGAAAGATCAGACCCAGGCTCATTCAGAAAACTGGAGAGAGTTTGCACTGTCGCAACGTTGATATGTCGTGACACCTTCAATTCGCCCGAGCCAATCACACCAACCTTTTGCCCCTTGAGCCACGGCTCGCCATTTTCAGCGCGGTAATCGATGGATTTTTGAAAGTTTTCCGCCATTTGGAACATAAGAACTGATCGAGTCGTGATGAACAGCGTCATACGACCAATACGAGCAGCTGCCTTGCAGGCTATATTTGATTTTCCGCCACCGGTTGCGACCTGGGCAATCATACCGCCCACTTTCACCATGGCTTCCACTGTCTGATCTTGATAAGCGTAATCGGGATTGTAAGGGAATGGGTTAACCGCGGGATTTGGCTTGCCAAGAGCAGAAACCATCGGTTTCCGAATGTGAGTTGCAGGAATACCAGACCGGTTTAGCTTTGCTGCGATAGATCGAGCAAATCCAGCCGGAAACGAGCATTTTGACCAGTTGAACATGGTGCTGCGACCATCCCATCCACCACTACATGAAAATGAGGCGCCATCTACATCGTAGCTCAACATGTCCTGAACTATCTTTTTTACGTTGTCATCCGCCCCTGAAATTAACGCGTTCACTGAGTTTGATACAATTCTAACGCTCATGTGTCTATCCTTAGTGCCTTTATTGTGTTAACAGGCTATGATTTAATAAGTAGTTGGTTACTTAAAGGATTATATCAAAAACATGGACGTAAAAATTAACATCTTGCAGGTGGAAGTAGTGCGACTGCAGCCAAACCCGTGGAATACAAACTCCGTGGGTCTCCAGAACTTCGAAAAGCTGAAAGGCTCTATCGACCGCCTGGGCTTCTTCAAGCCGATCCTGGCTCGCGAGCTGTCAGATGGCTCATTCCAGATCCTCGGTGGTGAACACCGCTGGCGCGCCGCCATTGAGCAGGGCATTGCCACTGTGCCAGTTATCACCGTTGGTCAGATCAGCGACGTGGTGGCTAAGCAAATGTCTTTGGTAGATAACGAGCGCTACGGTGAAGACGATCAACTCGCTTTGCAGCGTCTGATTGAAGAAATCCAGTTAGAAACTGGCTTCAGCCTTTCAGAAATCGCCCCATTTGATGACGAAATGGCAGCGACACTGGCCCGAACTGCGGCTTTCGATATGGCGGAACTGGAGCGACTGACTGATGGCGACGAGAAAGCGGCAGAAGAGGATAAACGCGAGAAGGTTGAGCGTTTGGGTGTGGAGCACCAGACGATGCGCTTCAAAGTCACCTTCGATTCTGCTGATTCAGTCACTACAGCCATTAAATCGATCATTGCCGAGCAGGGCATTAATACTGGCAGCGACATGGAAGACGCTGGAGAAGCCCTGGTGTGGCTCGCAGACTTTTACAAGGAACGTAATTGATGAGCACCCCATTTGAGATCGTGTATCTCGACCCTAAAACCCTGGTTCCATATGAAGCCAATGCTAAAAAGCACGACGAAACCCAGATTCGTGATTTAGCTGCGGCGATTGCTAAGCGCGGTTTTGACCAGCCAATTACCGTTGATAAAGACATGGTGATCATTACCGGTCACGGTCGTCGAGAGGCTGCAATTTATGCAGGGCTTGACCTGGTGCCAGTAATTATCCGAGCCGATCTCGACGAGGTCTCTGTTCGTGCGAAGCGTCTGGAAGACAACCGTCTGGCCAGTACCGATTACGATGCTATCAAGCTGCAAAAAGAGCTTGAAGAGCTGGTGCTGGGCGACGAGGTGGTGATTGGCTTCGACGAGCGCGAGCTGAGCGTTTTGGTTGGTAGCATGACGGAAGACATGGCCACCGACTCTCTGGTGATGGACTTGGGTCATGAATCCGTGCGCCAGCATGAAGAGCATGAAGAGATCTCCCGGGAAGTGGCGGAGTCAGAATTGCGAGTGATCGACGTGTTGGGCTTTAAAACGCTTCCCGCTGGCTCTGCGCTGGTTGTTGGAGATTTACTTGCGCACATGGAAGAAGTGACGGGAGAGAGCGGGGCAGAAGCATTTGTGGCTTATGCGAAGCGTGTTTCTGAAGAAGCTGTCGATGAGGAAGGGGCATGAGCAACTACCTCATCAATGTAGCTTTTCAAACGCGTGTCACAAAGACCACCCGAACGCTGGAGATCGCTGAATCGTTTGGCCTGGGTCTGGATGAAAAAGAATGGTCTCTTTACGACAATCTGGAGCTGGAAATCCGCTCGGGTGAGGTCGTGTATATCACCGGTCAATCAGGATCTGGTAAATCGGTTGTGTTGCGCGAGCTTCAGCGTTTGATGAAAGAAGAAGGTCAGGATGTGGCGTCAATCGAAGACTTTGCGTTTGACGACAGCAAGAACGTCATTGACCAGCTGGGTAAAACCACCAGCGAGGCATTGGGGCTGTTATCTATGGCTGGGCTTAACGATGCCTATTTGTTTGTTCGCAAACCTTCTGAGATGTCAGACGGCCAGCGTTACCGCCTGAAAATCGCAAAGCTAATCGAAACCGGCGCAAAGGTATGGGTTGCTGATGAGTTTGGGGCTGTTCTGGATCGAGTAACTGCCCAGGTCGTTGCTTCCAATCTCCAGCGCGCTGCGCGCAAAGCCGGGGCAACTGTCATGGTGGCAACCACGCATGAAGACCTCAAAAATGCGCTGCGCCCGGATGTGCAGATCACCAAGCACTACAAAGAACGAGTGAAGGTGGACTATGCAGCTTAAAAAAGTTTTCCCAATTTACGAGGGGGCTGAGCTGCGCCGCCGCTGGACGCATGAAGCTGAATGGCAAGATTGGCTTCGCGCTCATGGCGCCTATGGCTTCCGTGTCGCTCCATATTACAACCGCTGCGTCGTTGTTTTTGGTGAGAAACGCTATGTAGAGGTGATCAAACAGCTCTATGGGCTGGATGAGAGTGAATATGTGGCAGGGGTTGGTGGCATGGTCACTGACCTGGGCTACATCCAGTACGACACCAATGTTCACTGCGTCTATCTGCCTGAAAACTACAACGAGACGGTTTACTGGCATGAAGCCTTGCATATCGCGCTTATCACCGGCCAACACCATGATTTGATGCCTTCGGATCAGGAGGCTTTCACTTATCTTCAGGGTTACATCGTTGAAGAGTTTGTGAAAGCTCGCGTCAAGTTCCTTGCCGACAAGAAGGCGGGTGGTTTGCCGGCGATCCAGGATATTGTGACGCGTCACCCCTCAACCATTCGACGTGGTGGTTATGGCAGTCGGAAGGTGGTGCGATGAACGACGTAACCATCAAACGCTACAAGCCTGAAGAGTTTCCGAAGCATTTGGATTTTCTGGAGCGTATGACTGTGACGCGCGGCACTGTGGATGATTGGAATGCTTTAAAGTCGCTGCACTACAAAACTGACGGCAAACCATTCGCACCAACCTATTACCGCTGCGAGCTTGATGGTCGGCTGGTGGGTGTTGTTGTTGTGGCTTTTCCAAAATTGCTTCTGGCGCCGCGTCACCGCATGTTCCCCAAACTGAAGCCCACCACTAACACGACGGTGGCCAATCAGTTCTGGGGGCGTTACGTGAATAACAATTTCGCTGTGATCAGCCGTTCAGTGGTGGACACCCAATACCGTGGCGTGGGTGTTTCATATCGCATGATTAACCTGGTGAGCCGAATGCACAACAGGCCGATCATCGAAATCCAGTCCTCGATGAGCAAATACAACCCGTTTGCGATGAAGGCAGGCTATCAGTTTATTCGACCAGAGCGTCCGAAGAGTTACGAAAGTGCGCTGCGCGTATTCCAGCGGCATTTCCGTGCCGACCCGGGCGACAATGAGAGCATTGTGAAAGAGCTGTTCTCGATGAGCGAGAATCGCCGCCGCCGCGCGCTGGTGGATCTCGTTGCCGACTACCACAAGAACTCATCGTTGGCGAAAGCTGGGCGTAACCGCGGCACAACCGTGCAGGACATCGCTGATTCGCTGGTGGATGAAGCCAGTATCGTGAAATTGCTGAAGGACATTCACAACCTTAGCTTTACATCGCCGCTCTATGGTGTTTACCGCAACCCGGACTTTGGCAGGGAATTGCCTGACATGTTGCCACTATTGGCATTCGACAACCAACCATTAAATACGCCGCTGGATCTGGCGCGTATCTCGTAAGGAAGCGAGCAAATGATTTTGACAGATAAGCAGAAAGATATTCTGCGCACTATTTACCTTGGCCACGATCGCGGCCATTTACTTGACCTCGATGAGTTGCTGGAGGTTCTGCCATACAAAACCACAAAGCAGAGTATGCAGTTCTCTCTTCGAGCGTTGATTAAAAAGGGACTTGTCGAGAAAGGTGAGTTTCGGGCGCGCGGAGATGATGGCTACCAGCGCCGTACACTCGGTCTGACCGTTATGGGTAGAGCAAGCGTAAAGCTGATGGTGGCATGAGAAAGACCTGCTTCCCATAAATAATTAATAGCTGGTTATTAAAATATACGGAAGCAGGCTTTTTAATTAAATATTCGTGTTAGAAATAGAATGTTTGAACCTGTCATGTTGAGCATGAAATTGACAAGTTCGATGTCAATATTTCTGGGTTCGTCAGAGCCATGAGCTGCGATTTTGTTTCGTATTGTTCCTATGTATGCCTGAAGCATGCCTGATAATTTTAAATTGCCATCCTGAAGGAATGCTGGAATTCCGTCTAGAGTGAATAGCTTTGGCACTAATTGGCTAATTGTCTCGTTGCCGGACAATTGTATCTTATTGTCTTTTAATATTATTTTTAGTGTTGATTCATATGCTTTACATGCTGAAACGATAGATTCTTCAAGTTTGTTAGCTTTGAAATGATCGAAAGCTAAAATGAATTGATCAAAAGCGCTTTGGTATTTTTTGGATGAGCCAAGAGTTGCAATACTGGGCTTAATTATTTGGTTGTGAGTGTATTCGGTGTCAATTCGTATGAGGTTGCCTTCTTCTATTCTGTATCCAATCCCATGAGATTGTAGTCGGAAGTTTATTTTATCAACGACAGGCTGAATCAAATCATTTCTATATGGGGAAAAAGTTTTGTGCATAACGAAACTAACCATATCAATTATATCTATGCACACTTCGTCGGTACAGTCTCGTGAGTCACAGAAAAAATTCACTAAATCAATGAATGGGTCTGAATCACCCCAGCTGTTTAGACGGTTCGTTACCGGTAAATTATGAATACCTAATTCTTCGCATATAAACTTGTATAGAGAACGAGGCAGTTCGGAAGATTGATAAACAATTTTTTGCCAAGACGTAGCGATCTGAACCCTAGCTTCACGGGGGATATGATCATAGGTAAATACGTCATTAACTTCGCCTAGAGCTTCGCTGCGTCTGCGGGAAAATCGTTTATAAAACATGATCTATAGGCTCCTTGTTCGTGTTTGTTTTATTTTTAGCCTTTTCGAGAGGCCTTGCAACACAAATTATCTGTCTAGCAATAGACAGAATTTGAAAATATAATGCCTTTAAATAAATTGTTTTCTTATGTGTTAAAGTGGTGGTGCATGGATGCACCTAGATAAGTTAGAGGGAACTATGACGACCGAAGCTGAAGAGGTAAAGGTCAAGATCACGCCAGCTATGTGGGCGGAGATCGAGGCGAAATGGGCGTCCGGCGAGTACACGCTTTCCAGATTGGAAGACGAGTATGGGCTGCGCCGCGAGACCTTCTCTCGTTATTTCAAAAAGAAGGGGTTGGCCAAAGGAGCTGACTCAGTTGGCAAGATGGTGCGCGAATCCCTGAAGTCAGACGCAGAGATCCGCGCTAAAGAGCGCGCCGACAAAATTGATGATCGCCGTAACAAGTATGACAGCTGGGCATTCACACTTGGCAGAATGGCGATGGGTCAGGTTGCCGAGGCGAAGTCCAAAGGCACATCGCTTGCTGTTATCGAGGGCGATCTAAAGTCAATTCAGCGAGCCAGCAATATTCTGGCTAAGTGCTTTGATGTGTCATCCAAAGCCCTGGGCATGGATAAAGACGAAGGCTTGGCCGACGAAATCCCGAACCTGGTGTTTGGCGAATTGACACCAAATCAGGTGGCAGAGCTGCGTAAATCAGAAGAACCAGATCTGATTGACGATGATGAGCTTCAGGCACTTGAAGAGGAAGCTGCAAAAGACGCTGAGAGCGTTTTAGAGAGCGAAGCTGACGATGATAGTGGGGAAGCATAACCATGGCCATCCCGTCATCGCTGAGCTTGATTCAGCTGCATTCTGGGCAGATGTCAGTGTTCCAATCACCCCATCGTTTCAAAGTAGTGTGTGCTGGCCGACGCTGGGGTAAGTCTCGACTGTCAATTTCTAAAATTATTCGTGCGGCCGCTTCCGGCCGCAAACAGCGTGTTTGGTACGTAGCGCCAACGTATCAAATGGCCAGGCAGATTTTGTGGGATGACCTTCAGGAGACAATCCCGCGCAAATGGGTGGCTAAAAAGAACGACACCACAATGACGATCGTTCTCAAGAACGGCTCGGAAATTGCCCTAAAAGGTGCGGATAAGCCAGATACGTTGCGTGGTGTTGCGTTGAACTTTGTCGTGCTCGACGAGTTCCAGGATATGAAGCCTGACACCTGGTACAAGGTATTGCGTCCAACGCTGTCTTCTACCCGCGGTGGTGCGCTGATTATCGGTACACCGAAAGGCTTCTCTGAGTTCCATAAACTTTGGACGATCGGGCAAAACGAAGATTTGCAGAAGAAGGGGCAGTGGAAGAGCTGGCAGTTTGTGACAGCTGATTCACCCTTTGTTCCAGAAGCGGAGATCGAAGCCGCGCGGAATGATATGGACCCTAAATCATTCGCTCAGGAATACCTTGCGTCGTTTGAGAACATGTCAGGTCGCGTGTATTACCCGTTCGACCGCAAAACGCATGTTAAGGATGTGGCCTTCAATCCGAAGCTGCCTATCTGGGTTGGTCAGGACTTCAACATCGATCCAATGTCCTCGGTCATCCTGCAGCCGCAGCCGAATGGTGAAGTTTGGGCGGTGGATGAGCTGGTACTGTATTCTTCAAACACCGCAGAGGTATGTGATGAGCTGGAACGCCGGTACTGGCGCTCGAAGTCTCAGGTAACAATCTTCCCAGACCCTGCAGGCGCATACCGACAACATGCGCGCGGTGAATCGGATGTGGACATCTTTAAGGAGAAGGGTTTTCTGCGCATCGATCATCCGAAGAAGCACCCGCCGATCGCTGACCGTGTGAATGCAGTAAACCGTATGCTGATGACCGCGTCTGGGGATGTGAGACTTTATATCAGCCCGAAGTGTAAGGGGCTGATTGAATCGCTGGAAAAGGTAATCTACAAACCGGGTTCGCGTGATATGGACAAGTCAGGTGGTGTAGAGCATAGCGCTGACGCCCTCGGCTATCCAATTCATAGAAGATTTCCGGTTAAAAGTCGTGTTATTCTTGGTGGCTCTCGATAGGTGGTTAACTACCTATCTTAAAGCGGTATTTATATTAAATTGGGGTTTGGTCAAATGGAATTGACTGACAAAGTAATCAAGGATCTGGTTAAACGCCGGCATCCTGAGTACGAAAAGAAAAAGGAGCATTGGGACTTTATTTCGGCCACCTACGCGGGTGGCCGGGCATGGTTCGATGACAACGTTTTCCGCTATTTCAAAGAAGGTGATCAGGAATACAAAGAACGTGTAGAGCGAGCATACCGCTTCAACCACACGCGTGAAGTTGTAAACCTGATCAACAAATACATTTTCCGCGAAGATATTCACCGCACTGAGGAAGATGCACCTGAGTTCATCCGGGATTTCTGGCGCCGCGCGACACGTCAAAACGTTTCCGTTAACGAGTTCATGGCCGCCATCGATCTGCAATCCTCCATCTATGGGCGAATTTGGGTTGTGGTGGATAGCACAATGGAAGCTGGAGCTGAGTCGGTTGAAGACCAGAAGAAGCAGGATGGCCGCGCCTACGCTTACTGGATTTCACCGCAGCAGATGCTTGATCTGGCATGGGATGACGACGGTAACTTGCTGTGGGCGCTGGTGGTGGAAGTCGCCCGTGATGATGCCGACCCGTTTACATCTACCGGACAGGAGTTCCAGCGTTATCGCTTGTGGACTCAAAACGAATGGTATCTGTTCCGCGAAGAAGTGAAGAAAGGTGGCCATAAAGGTAATGCTAAGGTTTACCTCGAAGATAGCGGTGAGCATAACCTGGGTGTTGTGCCGGTGTTCCCTGTTGACTGTATTGGTCAAAGCGAATCGCCATACTTCAGCCCATCGCTCATTGATGACATCGCTTACCTTGACCGTGCGGTGGCCAACTACCTGTCGAACCTTGATGCAATCATTCAGGATCAGACCTTCTCCCAGCTGGCGATTCCAGTTCAGGCAATGCTGCCGGGCGATGAGAACCACGGCAAGGTATTGGAAATGGGAACTAAACGAGTGTTTACCTTTGATGGCGAAGGTGGCTCGCAGCCGTTCTACATGTCGCCAGACCCAAAGCAAGCCCAGATGATCATCACCACGGTTCAGACTGTCATTAACGAGATTTATCACTCTGTTGGTGTTGCCGGTGAACGAACCAAGCAGGACAACGCCAAGGGCATTGATAATTCCTCTGGCGCAGCCAAAGCATACGACTTCCAGCGCGTGAATAGCTTGCTGGTGACGAAAGCTGAACGTCTGGAACGTGCAGAGCGCCAGATGCTTGCCCTGGTTGGCAAATGGATGGGTGAAGAGCTGGAAGACGATCACACATTGGTTAGCTACCCGGAGAGTTTCGACATCCGTGGTTTGACTGACGAATTTGCTGTTGCTCAGCAGTTATCAGAGTTGCAGGCGCCGGAAAGTGTTCGTCGTTATCAGATGGAAATGCTCATCGATAAGATTTTCCCGAACGTCACGGAGAAAATGAAAAAGGAATTTGAGGCAGATCTCTTGAAATTTCCTCCAAAAAATGTATCTGTGGGTATTGAAAATAGGTTGTCAACTACCTATGATAAGGCATCTTCTCAAGAAACCGAGAATACTTCTTCCCAAGGATCAGGGAACTCATCTGCTCAAGCAACCGAGCGATAAGGCGTAAAAAGGAATTTTATGAATCTGTGGCAAATGATGATGGCTCGTCGTGGCCTGATGGACGTCGCTGGCAAGGAAGAGCTGGGCGGTGGTGGTGGTGGTGGTGAACCAACTAAAGATCAACCGGGTGAACAGCCTGGTGGCGAAGGTGGCGAACACGACCCTGGCACTGATGGCGCACATAAGCAGGCACGTCAGCCGGAACTCGACGATGAATACGCAGGTCTGTCGCAAGAAGAGCTGATCGCAAAACTGCGTGATGCCAAGAAGTCAGGCGCTGAGCTTTTGAAAGAGAGCATGAAGCGCAAGGAAAAACTGGCTGCTTATGGTGACATCGACCCTGAACGTGCTCGTCGTTTGGTGGATGCTGAAGCTGCGGCAGAACGTACCCGTCAAGAAGCGGAGCAAGCTGAGCTTGAGCGCCGTGGTGAATTTGACGCGGTCAAAAAGCAAATGGTTGCAGCCCATCAAACCGATCTGCAGGTAGAGCGAGATGCTCGTACCCAGGTTGAGGCTGAGAATGCCACTCTGAAGGCGCAGCTGCTGGAGATGACCGTAGGTGCATCTTTCTCTGGCTCTGCTTTCTTGCGTGACAAAGCACTGATGACACCAGCTAAGGCTCGTGTGATTTACGGCAACCATTTTGAAGTAGGCGAAGACGGCAGCGTTGTAGGTTACGACAAACCAGCTGGTCAGAAAGACCGTGCGGTGCTGGTCGATGGCCATGGCCAACCTCTCGCATTCGAATCAGCGATTGAGCGTATTTTGCGTGCAGATCCTGAAGCCGACGCTTTGCTGCGAAGCGAGGCTAAACCAGGTGCAGGCTCACAAAGTAAGCCAAGCGCCAAAGTAACCACCCCGGTGAACAAGTCAACGATTGACAAGTTAACTGCGGGGCTGGGAAAAATCGTTACAAAATAACATCTTAATCAAAAGGAATTGAAAAGATGCCATTACTGCGAGACGAAGCTGAAAAGCTGTCTAACAACGAACTGGAACAGGGCGTAATCGAAACTATCATCGATCGCGATGACCTGTTTGCCGTTCTTCCTTTCATGAAGATCAACTCTAAGGCGTATCTGTACAACCGCGAAGATTCACTGTCTGAAGCCAGCTTCATTGACGTGAACGATGTGGTTCCAGAAGGCGCTGCAACGTTCACCGAGCATGTGGCTAAGCTGCGTATTCTGGCTGGCGACGTTGACGTTGATAAATTCCTGGCAACCACCATGGCCGACACCAATAGCCAGCTGGCTATCCAGGTTCGTTCCAAAGTGAAAGGTTTGGCGCGCGCATTCCGCCGCAACCTGATCCAGGGTGACTCCACCAAAGATGCCAAATCCTTCGACGGCATTGCCAAACTGATGGCTGCTGATCAGGGCATTGTTGCCAACGCTTCCATGACCTTCTCAATGCTCGATGAGCTGGTCGATGCCGTGAAAGATCTGGGCGCTGACTGCCTGATGGTTCGTTCTGAGCATATGCGCGCTTACCGTGCGTTGCTGCGTACCGTGAACGTCGGCCCGTCTGAAGTGATGATCGAAAACTTTGGTCGCCCAATGCTGACTCACAACGGCATTCCTTTCATCGTGAACGACTTCATCCCTGTTGTTGACGGCGCTGCCGACATCTACGGCCTGCATCTGTCCGAAGAGAACGGTCTGACCGGTCTGTACGGTGGTGATAATGCCGGTATCGTGGTTGAGTCCATCGGCACCGTTCAGAACAAAGACGCCCTGCGTACTCGCGTTAAGTGGTACTGCTCTCTGGCGAACAAGCACGATAAAGCGATCGCAGCGCTGAAAGGCGTTAAGATTTAATCTTAATGGTAGGTGGTTACCTACCTATCAACGATCACTAGCAAGGGTGGGCAAGTCGCCCACCCTTTTTTATGGAGTAAACATGGCAGACAAAAAAGTACGTATTACCGAAGAAGTGCTCTCGGATTACACGGGTCACATGTTCGGTGTGCAATTAGAGAATAGCGTTACCACCAGCCCGGTGAGTGAAGCCCGACAGAAGCGAATGCTTGCCGCCCTGCGCGGTGAGGTAGTTGAGGTAGCTGCAGCCGCACCTACAGCTGCCACCGATGCCGGCACCGGCACTGAATAAATATAACTTGGCCGTCTAATCGGCCTCTATGGGGACTCATATGAAAACTGCAAAAGTAAGACTGCTCGAATCCTGCTTCAAAGCCTATACCGGCATGCTGTGTGGCATCCAGTTTGAAGATGGCATCTCTGTATCAGAACTGCCATTTGTGGATCAGCAGCGTATTTGCTCATCTATGCGCGCAGAAACCATTGAGGGCACCAATGTGTCTCCTTCTGGCATTTATAGCGAACGTCATGGGTTATCCGCTGACAACGTAAAAGAGACCTCTGCGCCGGTTAATGAGCGTATGGAGCGAGTGACCACGCAAGCCCATGTAAGCACTCAGCCTATGTTCTCTCGTGAAGAGCTGGAGGCGGTAGCCGATAGCGAAGGAATTGCCGGTTTACGCCAGATCGGAAATGAGCTGGGGGTAAAGGGCAAGGGCATCGTTGAGATGATTGAAGGCATTTTGAAAGCCCAGGGCGGTGAATGATGGCTCAGCTCGGCACGTTTAAAAGCGGCGAAGCTGTTTCGCTGTCATTCACTCTCAATGTGCTAGACGCGGCAACCGCAACGTACACCCTGAAAGACGGCCGGGCGAACATTGTGGCGGAAGATGTGCCAGTGGAATTTGAGGCTGGCCAGATGTCCGTCACTGTTGTCGTGCCAGCTGAATACAATCAGCTGGCAGATCGTGAACGGGATTTGCGTCGTTTGGTCTTGACGGTTAATGACGGCACTATTAATCACCTCACAGAGCAGCTGTATGTTCTGATGGCAGACTTTGAGCTGGCGGTTCCACGGCATTCGTTTGCCACAATCGCCGACGCCCAGATGCAGGCAATCGACATGCTGAATGGTGATGCTTTGCTTGCCGATGGCGACAGCTTGATGCGTAAGCGTCTTATTGAGGCCACGAATCGCATTAAGACAATGCCTTTCTCAATTCGTCGAATCTTTGGTATCGATTATGACGATTACGATCGACCGCAAAACATGCTGAACGTCACCACAATGCCGTTTGGCGCAGCAGGACAGTACCGCGTTGATATGGTGGATTGGGATGAGCTGACCGATGAGGATTTTGCTGCATTCCCGGATGTCTTTAAGCGCGCTGTGATGTTGGCTGTGATCAACGAAGCGTGTGAAATTGCCAACGGCAATGATGTAGCTGCCGCGCGTGAAGATGGAATCCTGTCGGAGTCGATTGGCGAGACGACCAACATGTACCGAACCGGCAAGAGCGCACCCAAAACGGTTGCCAGAACCACTTGGCGTTTGTTAGCGAAATACACTAATAACCGGTTTATCGTTCGTCGATAGCCAATTGTCGTGCCAGCAGCCACCAGCATGGGGGCAGGGTTGAAGTCATCCTTGATGCACCCGCACCAGCTGAATGGCGCTGGCGCTGTTTATTCACATGGAGGTGAGTATGCACGTAGCCTGGCAAACTGAACTCGCTGTGTACCGCAAAGGCGGAATGAACATCTACGGCGAGTCGAAATATCAATTTGTTAGAAGCGCCAAAGTTGGCGTGGTGAACTTCACGGAAGGTGTTGTCCAGTCGTCCGTAAGGGCTGATAGCTCTGGTAGTCGTGGCAAAGCTGACGTAGAGACGTTTAATGCTGTGTTAATTGTGCCCCTGGCTGCTGATGTTAAGCTGGATGACGTTCTGGTGATGTCTGGCACTAAGTTGCTGGTGGCGAGCGTAGAGCGTCGTTGGGGGCTTCGTGGGCGCCCTGGTCATCTGGAAGTCGGGGCAAACGTATGGGTCTGAGTTACGACGCTACAAAGTTACGACGCCAGGCCAATTCTCTCGATCAGCGTCAAAAAGCATTTAAGCGTTACCTGCTTCGCGACATGGAGAAGGTGGCTAAGGTGATGGAGCGATTGGCCAGAGCTATGGCGCCGATTGAAACCGGATCACTTGAAAAGGCGATTTACGCGCGCGTGATCAATAACTTCTCTGAGGTGAAAGTCGAGCTGTATGTCTCCGGTGCAACATCTCGCGAGGGACACCCGGGCGTGACGGTTGGGCAATATGCGGATTACATGCACAACGATCACTACCGGCTTGGCCGATTGTCGAGAATGAAGAGCGTCACCAACCCGCCGATCGAGGGAATGCGAGCGAGGGTAGGGCGTCTCTATATGGAGCGCGCGATTGAAATGGGCGAAAAACGGTTCAGGGAAGCTGTGACAGAAGCAGCGAGAAAGGCCGGATTCACAAGGGGGTGAAATGTTTATTGAAGTGTTTGCTAAATTTCTTCAGGACAAGAAGTTAGGCGTGATTGGTAAAGATACTTTCGCGCATCACATGCCGGCTTCAGTCAAAAGCGGAATTTTGCTGGTGAATCCCAATACCGGTATTGCCATTGACCGCGAGCTTGATGGCTTTTATCAGGATGTTTTTACAGTAATCATCAGAGAGCCAACATTGTCTGCAGTGTCGGCCAGAGCTAACAAAATCATGGCCGTACTGCCTCTGCTTGATACAGAAGTCCAGGGCATTCGGTTTAAATTTGTTAAGCCTCTGTCTCTACCGATCATTTACCCGCAGGATGATGGATCGCTGTTCGAAGCTGGTATTCCCGTCGAATTTGCAGCATATCCAGTGTAATCATCATTAAAATAGCTTCATGGTTACTTTTTTAAAGTAAAAAATAGCTATATACTTACTTTTGCCGCAAGGAATGCGGCACTTAATGCAAAAAGGAGTTTGCAAACAATGGCTAACACTCATGTTAAAAATATCAAATTAGGCGCTTGCAAAGTGTGTTTCGGTGGCCAGGATCTTGGCTACACTAAAGGCGGCGTTGAAGTTGAGATTTCTACCGAAACCCTCAAAGTCACCGTTGACCAGTTGGGTCAGACCACCATTTCCGAACTGGTGCAGGGTCGTAACGTGAAAGTTACCGCTCCACTGGCCGAAAGTGTTCTGGCGAACCTAGTTAATCTGATGCCTGGCTCGACCATGTCTGAAGATAAAAATACCCTGTCAATCAGCTCCGCTCAGGGCGTCAACCTCGTTGATGTTGCCCAAGAACTGATCCTGACGCCGCAGGACGGCACCGACTTCGTGCTGACTCTGCCGAAGGCCGCTACCGCGGGTAACTTCACCATGGCCTACAAATCCGATGACGTTCGCGTGTTCTCCGTTGATTTTAACGCATACCCGGACGACGACGGCATTCTTGGAACCATGACCAACCCAAAGCCTAATGCTGGTGACGCATCTGTCGCAGTCACTGGCGTAGCTGTTAATCCAACCACGGCAAATATTGCAGTGGGCGGTACTACTCAGCTGGCCGCAGTATTTGCGCCTACCAACGCCACCGATAAAACCGGTACATGGGTATCGAGCAACACTGCTGTAGCTACTGTAGATAGCACCGGCAAGGTAACTGGTAAGGCTGCGGGTAATACCCAGATCACCTTCACCACCACTGACGGCGCGAAGACTGCTTCGGCGGCAATCACCGTCGCGTAACACCTAAAGAGGCTCAGGACGAGCCTCTTGTTTAAATGGATTTGAAAATGACCAAATTACTCGATCTGGATGCAATCTCGCCTCCACAAAAAGCAATCAAATTCGGCGGCAAGAAATACCCGATCGTCGAAATGACCGTTGGTCTGTTCGTCGCTATTAAGCAGATGGAAGGGAAGGATCTCTCCGCTCTGTCTATGGCCGATCAGGTAACCTCATACGCGGATCTGGTGCAGAAGTTACTGCCCACCGTTACCCCTGAAGCACTTGAAAAGCTGTCGCTGCCGCAACTGCAGCAGGTGTTCACCTTCGCCATGGAAGTTGTTGAAGAAGAGAACGAAAAAGCTGCCGGTGAAGAGGCAAAGTAATTACCCGCGATGAGTCCGGGCAGATGGTGACGGTTTCCATCGATCTCGGATTCTATTTCAGTCGTGTTGTTGCTCACTATGCCGTTTCACCGAGAGAACTACTCCAGCTGCCGTTGGCCATGTTTTGGATGTTAAGTCGAAACATTGATCGTCTCCGGGCTGAAGAGGATGTCCGCAGTTTCCAGGTGGCAAGAGTCGCCCAGGCAGATGCGGATAGCGGCAAGGCGTTCATGGAGGGTTTGCAACACCGTATTGGAAGACCAGTCGTTACCGATAAAGTCTACGATCCAAGTTATGCGAAAGCAGACCCCGACGCCAAAGAGCAACTGATGAAAATTTTTGGCGCAGGATGACAAGGGAATGTCTGACAACGTAGAGTTTATTCTGTCGCTGGACGATAAAAAGTTCACCGCGGCAATCGACCGGGCGGGAAAACTGCTGGTCAGTTTTGGCGAGAAGGCCACAAAGCCAGCCCAAAAAATCGCAACACTTGAGCGCTCTCTTGGTTCAGTCGCCGGGATTTTGGGGACGCTCGACAAAAAGCTGGAATCGGTCGCCAACGGTCTTCAGGACTTAGGCGCCGGTTTCGAGCTTGTCTCAAAGGCCATGCGCGACACCAGACAAGAGCTGGTGGCGTTCAATGCCAACCTCAAAACCTACACCACTCGCATTGACGCTGCTGATAAAGCCACAAAAGGGTTTCATCATTCGCTGCAGGCTGTCCAATCTGAGCTGAGTGATTTCTCCGATTGGGCTAATCATGCTGGTCGCTCTGCATCATCATTTGGCCATGAGGTCAAACAAGCTAACACCGCAACCTCTGGCATGAGCACTCGTTTGTCCAACTCCAGCAAGAAAATGGAGAATTGGGCTGCATCGTCCACCAAAGCCGCCACCCAGATGAAAAAGGTCGTGGCGGAGATGGACGCGCTTATTAACCGCCAAAGAGAATTGGGCAATCTGCGAGCGGATGTACGTGGACCTGGCCGTGGTGGTTCCGGTGGTCGTTCGGGTCGTGGTGGTCGTCACTCAAGCGGCGGTCTGATGGACGGCATGAGAGGCAATATCTTCATGCTCGGTGAAATCGGGGATGCAGCCTATACCGTTCAGCAGATGTTGTTTGGTTGGCAGGTGCCAATCGTCGAAGCAGCAGCCCAGATGCAGAAGATGCGCATCTTGCTTGAAGGCATGAACAAAGAAGCAGCCAACCCGAAGCTGGCTGCGACTAATGACATGAATTACATCGTGAACATGGCTAAAACAGCCCCGTTCGCAATGGAAGCGCTGACAGACGCATTCGTTAAATTCAAGTCAGCTGGCATCGATCCCGCTAATGGCTCTCTAAAGTCGCTGGTTGACTCTGTGGCTCGCTTTGGTGGCGATAGTGAGCTGTTGAAGCGAGCAGCTGTAGCAATCCAGCAGATGTCCGGTAAGGGCGTCATTTCGATGGAAGAGCTGCGTCAGCAATTAGGTGAAGCAGTTCCTACCGCGATGCAGGCAATGGCAGATTCCGCAGGCGTTACCATGGGGCAACTGACCAAGGCGATTTCTACCGGTACTGTCTCAGCGAAGCAGGGTTTAGAGCTGTTATTCCAGGGGCTTGATGCTCAAAGCCGTGGTGCAGCCGAAAATCTTATGCAGGCATACAGTGGGGCGCTGGCTCAACTCCAGACCTCATTCACTCTGTTTGCCGATCGTATTGGCCGTGCTGGCTACCTTGAATCAATCACTAAAGCCTTCAAAGAGTTGTCCAGTTACATGAACAGCACTGACGGGAAGGTGTTTGCGCAGGATCTGGGCGAGGGGCTGTCCACTGCGGTAAACGCGCTAATGGATATGGCGAAGTGGGCGGAGCGTAACAAAGAGCTGCTTCTCACGCTCGGCCAGACTGCTTTAGCATTAATCGGCTTTAAAGTGCTGAAAGGTACTGTGACAGGGCTGGCCACTGCAGGTACACAAATGGGAGGCAGCTTCAAAAAAGCATTTGAGGTCGTAAACGGCGCTGGTGCGAAAACAATCAGTGTAATTGCCGGTGTAGTTAAAACATTCCGTGATCTCGGCGGCACCGCGGCGATGATCATCTATGTAGGCGAGGCCATTAAGATGGTTCGCACCGCATGGCTGGCATTCCAGGCCGTGATTGTGGCCAACCCTGTGGGCGCAGCAATTACCGCAATTGCTTTAGCGGTCGGTGGGTTAATCACCGTAATGTCATCGCTGCGTGACAAAACCGCCGAAACAGTAGCGGAGATTCGCAAGATCCCTGAAGCGATGACAGCGGCACAGCGATCTCAAATGACCGCTCGTATCAAGCAGCTAGAGAGCCAGAACAGCGGCGATCAGCAGACCCTTGATGCGATGAAGAGCGGTGGCCTTTCGTCTTCAGCAATTGGTGTTGATCAGAAGGCACTTCAGTCGCGGTTAGAAGCAAATAAGAAGGAGTTGGCTCAGCTTAAAGAGACCGTTGGTATGGGTGATAAAGCCCAATACGAGAACCTGGCGCGCGATATTGTCACCAAACGCCTGGAAGACGTAGACAACGGCATCAAAGCGGGGATGGCTCAGTACAGCACCACTACTCTTAAGGACGCACGCAATAAGCGCACGGTGCTTTCGCAAGACCAGAAAATGTCTCCATCTGAGAAAAGCGCGCAGCTGGAAGCAATCAACGCTGCCGATCGCGACGCTCATCTCAAGCCATTCCTGGATGGGGCAGACAAAACCCAGAAGATCGTCGATAGCCTTGGGCAAGAGGTTGTTCGAATTACGAAGCTGCTGGAAAACCCGAACCTGAATGACAGCGACCGCTCGCGTCTGCAAGGTCAATTGAATGGCCAATCTCAGGCATACAACACCGCGCAGGAATCACTCAGCAGTTTACAGGGGCAAATTAAGAACATCCGTGAACAATCTGGTAAGGGCTTGCAGATGCTGGATGGTTCTTATTATACCGGTGTTGGCGGTACCAAAAAGCAAGATGATCGCCTGAACTCACTGTTTGTAAATTCCCAGCTCGGTACTGGCAAACAAACCCGAATGAATCCAGACGGCACAATCATGCGTGATATTGCCGGCGATGCTGTAAAGGGTGATGCCCAGCTGAAGGCTAACACTAAGCTGCGTTCTATCTACGGCGAAACCATTAAGATGGAGCAACTTACCGCAGACCAGCGCGAGAAGATTTCTTCCATCCTGACCGCGGCAAAGCTGAAGGATGAGCAAAAAGCCCAGCGCGCAGCTGAGCGAGCGGGTAAATCTGCTGAATCAGCGGCTAAGCGTGAGGAGAGTGCGCGTCAAAAGGCAATTAAAGCCAATGAGACGTGGATCGGAAGAGCGGAGCAGATGGCCGGCCAGTTGGGGTTGTCATCGAAAGCGAGCGTTGAGTTCGACCAGAACATTCAGGAAGTCACCAAGCACCTGACTGAGATGGCTAACGCAGTGCCAAGCGATACGCTTTCCAAAGGGATGATCGACAACGCCAAAACCATGCTGGCGTTCATCAACCAGAACAAGGACGCCTATTCCAAGCGGCTGAATCAAGACGCTGCCGAACAGAGTATTGCCAAGTTCGCTCCGATGGCCAACAAGGTGATCAGCTCAGGCTACACCCCGGATTATCAATCTACGGCGGCCGAGTGGAATAAGAAGTTTAACGAAAGCCTGGCTTACCTGCAGAGTCAGTCGAAGAACGCTCAAGACCAGGGCATGAAAGAGGTGTACGACCGTGCAATCTCACAAATGCTGGCTGGCCGAAATAAAGCGTTTATTGCAGAGGTTGGCACGTCTCAGCAGAAATTGGCGCAGGAGTACAGCGATGTAGCCTCGCAAATGGAATCTGTGTGGACGAGCTGCTTCGAAAATCTGACTGATAAGCTGACCGAGTTCGTCAAAACAGGCAAGTTCAGCATCGCTGATTTTGGCGATTACATCTTTGACGAAATGTTGAAGGTTAGCACCAAAGCACTGGTTGTTGAGCCGCTTATGCAGTCGCTGGGCAAGGGTACAAACTCAGGAGCCAGTTGGGGCGATAAACTGTCGGGTGCCAAAGATGCGGTTATGGGGAGCTTCACTAAAACCCAGCAATCAAGCTCGCCAGTTGAGGCAATGTCTTCACCAGCCAGCGCCGGTAACGACTCTGGCAGCATGTTTGATGGGCTAAAGAACTCCTTCAAGTCACTGACCACATCCTTATCGGATCTGGCGTCATCAGGTTTGAAAAGCCTGAAAGATGGCTTCAACGAATTGACGGGCAGTACCAAAAACTCGACAACCGCGGTGACGCAAAATGCAGTCTCTACTCAAGAGGCGACATCTGCAACTCGTGGATTCACTTTGTCAGCAAGCACGGCTGTAACTGCGATCGGTGCGACGATTTCAGCGCTGGGCGCTGCTACAGGCAATAAGTGGATGGGGTATGTAGGGGCGGCCGCGAGCATTATGGGGTTGGCATCATCTGCGTATGGTGCGATGTCCTCTGCCGGTTGGACAGGAAACTCGGCCAGCACGGTGCAGGATGGAACCGAAGGTTTTCAGGTCAAGCCAAACGCCAATCAGTTTCAGGTGACGGCACACGCCAAGGGCGGGGTGTTCGGTCCAGACGGTGTGGTTCCTCTCAAAAAGTACGCCAAAGGCGGTATCGCCTCATCCCCGCAGCTGGCGTTGTTTGGCGAGGGCAGTCACAAAGAGGCGTATGTGCCACTCCCAGACGGGCGTTCGATCCCGGTGACGTTTACTGGCGGTGGCGAGGGTGCTGGCGGCGACAGTGTGGCGATTTCTATCACTGTTCAGAATTACGGTGACGGTAGCAGCAAGTCATCTGAGAACTCGGACAACGGCTCTCAGTGGAACGATATGGCTCGCAAAGTTAAGGCGGTCGTGCTTGACACACTGACCGACGAAAGCAGACCGGGCGGCATGTTAAGCAGTACAAGCAAATAAGGAGTGGGGAATGTCACGGACGACATTTACCTGGTTCCCGTTGTTTGATTCCGAGAAGGAGGTGAAGCCGGAAGTAACCCGGCTCGCCTTCAACGAAGGGTATGAGCAACGTGTAACCAGTGGTTTGAACTGGCGCAAATCCAGCTGGGATCTGCAATTCCAGGGTACACGAACTGAGATGCAGGAGATCGACGACTTCCTGTATGCGCGCGGCGGGGTGGAATCATTTGACTGGATTTCACCAAACGGGCAGAAGGTTGTCGTGGTGAGCGATAGCCATAAGGTCAAAAACTCACGAGGGTACGCGACCTTGACCACAACTTTCCGCCAAGTATTTGAGTAACAAAAGCCCTCCAAGGATGGGGGGCTAATATTCAAGGATGAAGATAGAAAATGGAAACTATTGTATCGAGTATTCAGTCGCTCCAACCGAGTGCGCTGATTGAAGTGTTTGAGCTGGATATGTCAGTAACTACCAGCGGTGGGAAGCTGTATTTTCATGCAGGCACCAACGAACTTTCTGAACCAATTATCTGGCAGGGGGTAACCTATAAACCATGGCCAATTGCGGCATCTGGTTTCGATAAAAATGGCCAGGGCAAGTTACCGCGACCAAAACTGCAGGTGAGTAACCTCGATGGAATTATTTCGGCTGAAGTGCAGTCGAATGAGGATTTGATCGGCTGTAAGCTGATTCGTCGAGTCACGCTCGCTCGATTTTTAGATGCTGCCAACTTTACTGAGGGCAACCCAACAGCTGACGCGAACCAGCATTTTGCCGATGAGATGTGGTACATCGACCAAAAGACTTTTGAGGATCGGGAGATTGTTGAGTTTGAGCTTGCCTCAGCCTTCGATCTGATGGGGGTTATGCTACCCAACCGCCAGATCGTCAAAAACTCATGCCAGTGGCAGTATCGAAGCGCTGAGTGCGGTTATACCGGTCCCTACTTTGACAAAAATGACGCTCCAACCAAACTGGCCAGCGCCGACTATTGCACCAAACGATTGTCATCGTGCCGTGCTCGGATTAATTACTTTGCCAATGGCATCATTGCGTTTGGCGGGTTCCCCGGAGCAAACCGCGCATGATGAAAAATGAAATGATGAATGAAAAGCTGCTTGGCGCTATGCGCCTTGCCGCTTTACAGGAATATCCGAATGAGGCTTGCGGCCTGCTTATTAATACGAGAGCGAATAAGTATGAGTTAATTATTTGCCGAAACGTCGCTGATGATCCTGAAAACTATTTTGTCATGCACGCCGAAGACCAAATTGCAGCTGAGAAAGCTGGCGAGGTGGTGGGCGTTTGGCATTCGCATACTGACGAGGACAATCAGGCGTCTGAGGCAGATGTGTCTGGTTGTGAAGCCTCAGAGTTGCCGTGGTTTATTATCAACATCAGCAAAAATTACAATCCTGAAATTGATGCAGAGTTTCGTTTTAGTGATGTAAATGTGATCAAGCCATCTGGATTTGAAATGCCTTATGAGGGAAGACCTTACGCATTCGGGGTATTTGATTGCTGGTTGCTGTGCCGAGATTATTTAAAGCGAGAGAAAAATGTGGCTATTGGCGTCTGCCCCGAGTTGCATATCCCATCGTGGTGGGAAAAGGGGGTTGATATTTTAAACGACAACTTCCAATCACAGGATCTTGTAAGATTACCACCGGGAACCCCACGTCAAAATGGCGACATTTTCTTCATGCAGTTAGCATCGCAAGTTCCTGATCACTGTGCAGTTTACATTGGCGATGGTATGATATTGCATCATCAAATGGATAGATTGAGCTGTAAAGCAATTTATGGCGGGATGTACGAAAAGCACACTACGCACCATTTGAGACACAAGGATTTAATGTGAGGGAAGACAATGAGTGAAATGGCTATGGATAAGCCTGAACTTGTCACTGTCGAATTAGGTGGAGTTTTAGGTAAAAATTTTGGCAAGGTTCATCGCGTTGCTGCAAATACTGTCCGGCGCGCAGTAACTATTATTGACTGTAATCGCCCTGGTCTCGTAACCTGGATGAAGATGAACGCTAAGAAATATCAGAAGTATCATATTTCTGTCGAGCGTCATGATGGTGCAGTCTACGATATGAGCGAAGCCGAGTTCCAAATGGAAAATAACGGCAGCATGAAGTCGATCAGAATCACGCCAATTTATCGTGGCTCTGGCTCAAAGGTTGTCGGTGCAGTTCAGGTTGTTGTTGGTGTTATTTTGATGGTAGTGTCGGTGGTCGCAACTTCAGTAACCGGTGGTGCTTCATTGGCAATGTTTTCTGCTGGTTTTGCTATGGCCTTCGGTGGTGTCGCAGCGCTCTTATCCAAGCAGCCATCAAATAAAATGACGACCGTTGATAATAATGAATCGTACTACTTTGATGGGCCGCAAAATACAGTATCTCAAGGCAACCCCGTACAGCTCATTTACGGTAAAGAGATTTTAGTCGGCTCCCAGATTGTCAGCGTCAAGATGTCTGTTGAGCAGATGCTTTAGTGCATAACCACTACGCAGGCTTAGACATTTGCGGTGGTGGCTAAGGTAGATTAAGTAAAACAGTTGGGCATCGACAGGAGGTTGATGCCCAGCCATGCGCCGGCAGGATGCCAGCGATCACACATAAATTGCACCAAAAAGGGAGATTTTCGGTGGCAACTGTTAAAGAAAGACGCCTGCTCGCCGGTTCTGGCGGTGGCAGCAAGGGCGGCGGTTCCGCGCGCACGCCTGTAGAAGATAAAGATAATGTTCAGTCGCGATCACTCGCCTCAATCCTTGACCTTCTTGGTGAGGGAAAGATTGGTGGATTGATCAATGGCGGCCAGTCAATTTTCCTCGACAATGTCCCAATTCTTAACCCGGACGGCACCAGTAACTTCAATGGTGTAACCTGGTGGTTTCGTGATGGGACACAGAATCAGGCAGTGATCGAGGGCTTTGATTCGGTTGAAACCCCGCATGATGTTGGCGTTCAAATCAAGCTATCTACACCTCGCACCATTCAGATCGACAACGATGATTCTGATCAGGTGCGTGTCATTATGATGTTCCCGAAGCTGACTAAAACGGATCAGAAGTCGGGCGACACCCACGGCACGACCGTTCAGTTCCAGTTTGAGATCGCATACGGCGCTAACTCGTTTAAACCAATTAAACCTCAAGGTTATGCCTCACATGTCGTTACGCTGAGCAAAAAGTCCAGCGGCAAACACTATCGTGAGTATCTCTTTGATCTGCCCAAGCCAGGCTCAAATTATCGCATTCGCGTAAGCCGCGTGACCGCTGATAGCACCACTGACTATATCCAAGATCAGACCTGGCTCAGTCAGTACGGTGAAATCGTCAGTACAAAACTTAACTACCCGAACAGTGCGCTTGTTGGTCTTAAAATCGACTCGCAGCAATTTGGTAGTTCTGTGCCGGCGCGTTCCTACTTGGTCTCGGGTATGGAAATCCGCGTTCCGTCCAACTATGACCCGGTGCTTGGTACGTATTCGGGAGATTGGGATGGAACCTTCCGTTTAATGGTTTCTGAAAATCCTGCCTGGATTTTGTACGACCTGCTCACCAGTAAGCGCTATGGCCTGGGGGAGTATGTCACTGAATCAATGATCAACATCGGACAGCTTTACCAGATTGGGCGCTATTGCGATGAGCTGATCAATGATGGATTCGGGGGTAAGGAGAAGCGCTTCGCAATTAACACCGTAATTAACTCACGCGGTGAGGCGTACAAGGTTCTTCAGGACATCGTATCGACTTTCCGAGGGATGATTTTCTGGGCTGGTGGCATGGTTAATATCATGCAAGATAGCCCAAGTAGCCCGGTCATGCAGTTCAGTGCCGCGAACATCATTGGCAAAGTATCCTATAAAGGCTCTTCTCGCAAAGACCGCGCAACAGTAGCTCTCATCACCTACAACGACAAAGATGACCTGTACAAGCAGAACATTGAGTACGTTGAAGATGAAGAGGGTATTAAGCGTTTTGGTGTACGTAAAACTGAATCATTAGCTTTCGGCTGTACAAGCCGTGGCCAGGCTCACCGTGTGGGGCTTTGGACGCTTTACAGCAACCGCATGGAAACAGATCTTATCACCTTCACTTCTGGTATGGACGCATCTTTACTCATGCCTGGCGAGCTGGTGAAACTGCAAGATAAGTTCCGATCAGGGAAACGAAATTCCGGGCGTCTGGTGAACTACACCAAAAACAGCATCACACTTGACGCTTCTGTAAAACTGACTAAAGCCGGGAATACCGTCTCTTTCCTGAGTGCTAAAGGGAAGATGATTGATCGCGACCTTATTGAAGGCGCTGGCGAATACTCTGTTGTCACCTTTAAGAAGGCATTAACTGAAGAAGAATACCCTGCGATTATGGGGATCTGGTCAGTCATTGAGCCTAATCTGGAGCCAATGCTACTACGTGTGCTGGCCGTTAACCAGAATGAAGAGAAGGGTGCCTTTGACATCGTTGGTGTGCAGCACAACCCAACGAAGTTTGCCGCAATCGATGAAGGGGCGACTCTCGTTCCGTCGAAGACGACCATTCTCGATCCAACTTTCTCAACTCCTGAAAACCTGCAGGTAACCGAAGGCACATATGTTTCTTCTCCAGGCAACCTTTCGGTAAAAATGATGGTGAGTTGGGAGGGCAAGTCGCCTTCCTATGTGCTGCGTTACCGTCGTTCCGATGTTGTTGAAGATTGGGTTACAACAGAGGTTAAGACAGAGCAGTTCGACATTTTAAACGCTGCTGAGAATGGCATGTATGACATCGAGCTGTACTCGATTTCAGTCACGGGCAGACGTTCCAGCGTCATTTCCATGGTGTACACCACTCTTGGAACGATGACGCCACCAGATGCGCCCACGCTTCTCACTGCGATCGGAGATTATCGCGTCAACGTTCTGGCATGGCAGTTGCCGGGCACAATCGATATCGACAAAATTAACGTTTATGCCTCTCGCACCAACGATCTCACCACCGCGTCTCTTATTGCGGCGGTTGCCTCAACGACATTTACTCATAGCGGGCTGGGCGATGACGAAACTTGGTTTTATTGGGTGCGCGCAGTAAATAAGCGCGGAATGCTGAGCCAGCCAAACTCTTCCCTCGGCACCGAGGCTACCACCAAAGATGTTCTGTCGTTCCTGAAGAACAAGATTACTTCTTCTGAGCTTGGGCAGGATCTTCTGGCTGACATCAACCAATCAGCGACAAAAGAAGCTGTTGAAGAAGTTAGTAAGAAGATCGACGAAAGTGTGGGTGAACTGCATAAAACGGTCGATGAGATTGAGCTGTCTGTCACAGGTGTTAAGCAGTCAGTTACCGACATGCAAAACTCATTCGACGGCATGGAGAAAGAACAAAGTGATTTGAAGGTCAACGTTCAGGACACGGCAGATAAAGTCAGCCAGGCGCTAGATGAAGTAGACGATGCCGCCGCCAGTATTTTAGCTCTTAAAGAGACCGTTAAGAAGCAGGGTGAGTCCGTTGCCAGCACTCTCGATGCGACACAGGCAGCTTTGGACGATAGTAAAACGCTAATCGCCGAAGAGAGACAGGCTCGTGTTGATGGTGATGCAGCGATCGGCAAAAAAGTTGACACCATGCAGTCAGTGGTGGACACCGGCCAGGCCAATATTGATGAAATGAAACAGACGGTGGCCGGCGTCGAGCAAACAGCATCGCAATGGTCAACGAGTTTGGAGGCAAATGCTAAAGCGAACATCGATCTGGCACTTCGTCAGGAAGAAGACAAAAAGCAGCAGGCATCAACTAATGCATCGGTGACCACCAGCCAGCAGGCTTTGGCAGACTCTGTTTCATCGGTGGCCAAGCGTGTCGATGAGATGAAAGCTGAAATCGGTGATGACATCGCCGCGCAGTTGCAGGAAGAAAGGGAAACTCGCGCCAGCGCTGATGAGGCGGTCAGTACCCAAATCACCCAGCTGAAGGCACAAGTTAACGATGATGTTAAAGCATCGCTGGCAACCGAGCAGCAGGCTCGTGCTGACGCTGATAGCGCTTTGTCGAAAAAGGTCACAAATCTGCAGTCGCAGGTTAATACTGACGTTAAAGCGCAGATCGCAGCGGAGGCCAAAACGCGCGCGGATAAAGACAGCGCCTTATCAAGCCAAATTACTGCACTTAGCGCGCAGGTTAATGACGATGTGACCGCCCAGATCGCAACTGAGTCGAAGGCACGAACTGATGGTGACACCGCAATAAGTACCAAAGTTGATAAGCTGGCAACCAAAACTACCAGTGACATCAAAGCAGCGGTAGCATCGGAGACCAAAGCTAGAACTGACGGTGATTCAGCACTCAGCAGCCAAATTAGCCTTCTTAAGACGCAAACGGCAGCAGATATTAAAGCCGCTGTAGCTACTGAGACGAAAGCCCGCACTAATGCCGATACTGCGCTGGGAAGCCAGATTACGTCCCTAAAAACGCAGACTGCGGCTGATATTAAAGCGGCTGTTGCCACAGAGACCAGGGCTCGTTCAAATGCCGATTCGGCTATGGCCAGTGACATCACCGCGCTTAAATCCAGAGCCGGCAAGCTTGAGTCATCGGTCACCTCTGAACAGACAGCGCGCGCTAATGCCGATACAGCATTGGGCAAGCGAGTTGATACGGTCAGTGCCAAAGCTGATTCGGTGTCATCTACCGTTCAGCAAACTTCTCAAGCCGTGGCTAATGTGAACTCTAAGGTTTCTGCATCTTGGACATTAAAGATGGAGACATCCACCTCAAATGGCCAGAAGTATGCTGCTGGCATGGCGCTAGGGATCGACGGATCAGGGCTGTCGCAGTTCCTAATCCGCGCTGACCGCTTCGGGTTGGTTAACTCCGTCGATGGCAAGGTGACTACGCCATTTGTTGTGCAAAATAGTGTTGCCTACATGAATGGCGCATACATTAAAGACGGCACAATCGTGAATGCCAAAATTGGTGATTTGCAGTCCACTAACTACGTTTCGGGAAGGACTGGTTGGCGAATTGCAAAAGGAGGTGCCTTCGAGATGAATGGCAACAGCGGAAGCACCGGCCGCATGGTGATCAACAATAACCGAATCGAAGTGTATGACGAGAATGGCCGCCTTCGAGTTCGGATGGGATTGATGTAATAAGTTTGCCCTGAATTTATCGGGGCAATCTTTACCGTTATTCAAAAGCTATGAAAATCATGGTCTTTTATGTTGATACTCTCGCAAAAATAAGTAACCATCTACCTACTTTTGTAAATGCGCAGGAGCGTAGTTTAACCGCCGAAGCAAGGAATGCTGACGCGTTAAGGAGAAAATATGTGGTACAGGGAAGGTACTAAAACCTTGATCAATGGTTCTAACATCGTTACTGGTGTCGGCACCAGTTGGTCTAAGGCTGAAAATGGCGTTCTGCCGGGCATGATCTTGCTTGGTGAAAAAGGTGAGCCATACGAAATTAAGTCGGTTGAGTCAGATACATCGCTTACGCTCGTAGAACCTTACGATGGCAAAAACGTGAATAACACTCCATGCCGTATCATCACGACCTATCAGGGTGACATCAGTCAATTTTCAGCGCGCTTTGCGGCTCAGCTGCAACGCATGAATATTGATTCAGGCGTTATTCGCTCTTGGCTTACTTCGGGGCAGGATGCCCAGCTGTTAGCTGAGGATGGAACACTGATCACGCTGAAGGCTTTGCGTCAGATTGTCTCTGAACACGAAGATGCAATGGCCTGGTTTTCCGCAAACCAAGATTCGATTCTGAAGGCCGCCGCTAACGCAACAGCTGCTGCTTCAAGTGCGTCAGCAGCATTGGCATCCCAGAAGGCGACAAAGACTTCAGAGACAAACTCAGCGGGATCAGCGCGTGCGGCTGCATCCTCCAAAGCGGCAGCGGCGGCTTCCGCTACCAAGGCGGCAGCGTCAGAGAAAAACGCCAAGGCATCTGAAGTTAACGCCAAGGCATCCGAAACCGCCGCAAGTGGTTCGGCAATCGCTGCAGCCACCTCAGAAACTAGCGCAAAAGCCTCCCAAGGCTCTGCAACTTCCTCTGCAGGAAAGGCAGCTACTTCAGAGAAGAACGCGGCTGCATCCGCCACCAGCGCAGCCAGCTCAAAAGGTTCGGCAGCAACGTCGGCAACAAGTGCAGCCACTTCCGCAACTAACGCTAAAACATCCGAAAGCAACGCGAAGAAGTCCGAAGCAAATGCTAAGGCTTCTGAAAATGCAGCAGTTGGTTCTAAATCCGCAGCGGCGGCTTCAGAGGCTAACGCCAGTACCTCGGAAACAAATGCTGCATCAAGTGCGACTGCGGCTAAGGCATCTGAGACCAGCGCAGCCAGCTTTAAATCGGCCGCGGCCACCTTTGCTACCAACGCTAAATCTTCAGAAACAAGTGCGGCCAGCTCTAAAACAGCTGCGGCCACCTCTGCATCGAAGGCGGCCACCTCGCAATCGAATGCCTCGACCTCGGAAGCTAACGCAAAGAAATCAGAGACAAATGCTAAAGCATCTGAGAATGCCGCAGCGAGTTCAAACTCTAACGCAGGTAAATCAGCGTCAGCTGCTAAAACCTCTGAAAACAATGCGGCCGCCAGTGCATCGTCTGCTGCGGCATCGGCCAAGAGCCTCGATACAGATAACTTATGGAAAAAAACAACTTTAACTAAAGCAGTATTGGTCGGCTTAGGGTTGGCTCCAGGTGACGCTCCATCCTTCACTGGCGGTGTTACCGTTGCCGGCACTATTAAGAATACCGGAGAAGTGCAAACTACAGCCACTAACTCATACCGTATGGTTGGCAGTAACTACGGCTTATTCCAGCGCATTGATGGTGCTAACTGGTACATGATGCTGACCGACCTGAAAGACAATTATGGAACCTATAACGCCTTCCGCCCGCTTTCTATAGCGCTTACAAGCGGTAGAGTGACTATGGCAAATGGTTTGAGTGTAACGGGTGATGTAAGGCTCGCTTCAAACCTAGCTGTGACGGGCGCACTTAGTGCTACAAAAGGGGCCATCGTGAACGCGCCGGGAGCTGGCGCGGTAGCTGATTCGACTGGCGCGGCGCTACTTGTGAATGGCTCTGCAAATAATGGCACTCAAGGCATTACGGTTAACAGCTACGCGCCCTCGTTGTCCTTAATTGATCGTAGCGCATCGAGTGCTAGTTTTCGCTGGCGCGGAGATGGCAACTGTTTGCGCTTAGATGTCGATAATCGTGACAATGGCGCAACATGGAACAGCAATCTAGTTCAGATTGACGAACAGGGTCGATTGAGCATTGGTGGCGTAGTAACTGCTGATTATGCGGAGTCATTTACCTACCGGGATCAGTGGAAAACGAAAGCCCCTTTCTTCAATGAGATTTCTTCGAGTGGAGCAAGCGAGTATCACCCACTGGTGAAGCAGAAAGTGACCGCAGGAAATAAGAGCTATGTAGCGTCTCTCGGTTGGCTGGTTAATTCAATGGTGTTTGAACTGGGCATTACCGATCAAGCAGGCAACACTAAAAACTTTACCTTCCGACCTAATGGTGAGTTCTCAACTCCGGCCAGGGTTTTGCCAGGTGATTACTCCAACTTCGATACCCGTTATTTGCGAATCAAGGGGAATGCAGTAAGCGCAAGCAAATTAGCCACGTCTCGTAAGATTGCAGGAAAGGCTTTTGATGGCACATCTGACATTGCGATCAGCGCTGGTGACGTTAAAGCGTTACCTAATACAGGGGGCACAGTGGCCGGGCAGGTAACTGTTGCAGCAAATGGCCCCGCTCTTGTCCTGAGACGCTTGGCGGCTTCTCAGGCAGTTTATCTCATGGGGCGTGACGAAAAAAACGTTGCACGTTGGTACGTTGGAAATGGCGGCTCGGATGATGTTGTTACGATTCACAATTACATCCATAACACTACTATGCAGCTTAACGCCTCGGGCCTGCACACCAACAGAAACATTCGTGCTGCCGGTACTCTCACGTTAAATGGCAGTGGTGAGTCGAACGCGGTTTTAGGCTCTGGAACCTCAGATGTATTCATGCAAAACTCCAAATCAAATAAGTACCTCCAGCTTAAAGATAACGGCGTTTTGGCATATTCGGATTCCGCCATTTACCACCAGGGCAATAAACCTACAGCTGCTGATGTAGGCGCGCTATCAAGTTCTGGCGGTACTGTTATCGGCCCCGTGGTTTCAACAGATCCGAATGGTTTCCGCATTAAATACGGGGCGTTCGGTTCATTCTTCCGCAATGATGGTGGCTCCAGCTACTTCCTGCTGACTGCATCCGGTGATCAAAATGGAAGCTGGAACGGGTTACGTCCACTCTACTGGAATAATACTACCGGCAACGTAACAATGGGTCATAACGTTGGTGTTGGTGGCTCCTTGACGGCTAACGGTGGGATTGTGTCTGGAAATGTTATCAATGTTCCTACGAGCAGTGGTTCATGGATAAGTATGCGAACCGGCACTGCTTTGCAAGGTAATGGCGCTGTAGGCACTAACTCTGCCGCAGCAGTCGTTCGTCAGGAGCACGCCGATCGTCATTACGTTTTGGGTGGCTTGGGCAACTCTCAGTTCGGCATTTACATGATCAATAAATCACGTACTGCCAACGGCACTGATGCTGGGGCCTATCTTCAAAGTGATGGGACATGGACTTGCTTGGGCAATGGTAGTTTCAATGACGTATATATCCGTTCAGACCGTCGAAGCAAGCGTAACATTAAGAAGATTGACAACGCCCTGGACAAGCTGGAGAAAATCGACGGTGTGCTTTACGAAATTCAGAACATGGATGGGTATGATCAATCAGCTGGTCTCGTTGCTCAACAGGTGCAGGAAGTGCAGCCCGAATTGGTTACATCAGACATCGATCATGCCACTCAGGAAGAGCGCCTTCGCTTGAACTACAACGGTGTCATCGGCATGTTAGTTGAAGCCGTGAAGGAGCTGCGCGCCGAAGTTAAAGATCTGAAGGAGGCCAGATAATGACGGTAGGATCTGGGTGGATTGGTTCAAGTGCAGTAGGGGAAACCGCTCAGCGTTGGATGTCGGCCGCAGGGCCGGCAATCAATGTCGGAGTTCCTTTTTGGATGAGTACATTGGCAGGTAAAAGTAAAGGGGTAAAGTTGACTGTGGTACAAAAGCAGGTGGGGGTTCTGCCGCCTGGCGTTCGTGGACCTCAGCCTTTCCCGATTGTAGAGTTCGGTTATCATAAAGCGCAAGGTTTTGGTGGTATCACTGGTAACTACAATGGCCGCGAAATCATTGCCCTCTACTCCAGCACACAATTTGGCGGCCTTTTGTTCCAGCTAAGTGGCGCAATGTCAGGCTCGGTCGTCATTAAAATTAATGGGGCGGCATTTACGTTGCCCTATAACTCATCAATAAATGCATATGCGATTTTAAATAATAATGCGGCCTACGCTGCTTTGCAGACAAGGGTAGGCCAAACGGTCGAGGTGACTTTTTAACGGCGGTTGTAGGTATTTAGCTATTATCGTGTATCAAATAGTGGATAATGCACTCATTCAAACCGAATGGGTGCAATATCATGAAATGTTTAAATTTGTCCTTCCTTGCATTGGCTCTTGCCTCGCTCACTATTACTGGCTGCGCCGGATTTCCCGGCTCAAATATTGAGAAAGTTGATTGTATTGCGAAATATACCTCTGGAACCTGGCCGGGTGGTGAGCACTGGGTGAAGGTTGACCAGCGTCGTGTTAATCACGTTGGGCATCGTTACGTTCACGTAAATAGTGATTTAGTCCTGCACTTCTATGGCCGCTGGCAGCGAGAAGAGCTGTTTACTGATTACCAGTGCAAAAAGGCAGATGAGGTATGATTAAATTAGGCTCAAAGCTCCTTATCGCCGCTTTGGTTTTAAACGTGTTAGGGTGCGCGGATCTGCAAAGGTTCGAGAGACACAAGGTAAGCTGCTACGGCAAGTATGGCTCGAACTTTACAGGCTTTACACGTTATAAGTGGATCAAGATTGATGCTATCAGTGTCAGTCAAAACGGCACTCGCTTTGTTCACCCAGAGCCTGACCTCGATGTGAGTTTCGAGGCTAATTGGGTCTCGGATAGAGTGTTTAAAGAAATCCAATGTGAACCCCTTCCAAAATAATCCCCAAAAGCGCCTGTTGGCGCTTTTTCTTTGGTTGTTAGCTACTTACTTTCCTGTTGCATTTTGATACTATTTGCGCCTATCGAGATTTGACTTTTCATGGAGGAAAAAATGTCAAATGAGATGGGAGGCGTGACGCCAGACCAGGTGGAGCGCATCGCCCAAATTGTTGCCAGAGAGGTCATGGGGAACTTGCGAAAGGATCTCCGTGATGACATCGGCGCAGAAGTGAAAGCGCAGCTAAGAGCCTATTTTGGTGATATGACAGCCGCTCAACACAGCATCCAGCACTCAAATCTGGAAAAGCTGCTGACGCGGTTAGACAGCATCTCAAGTGGATTCTTCGGCGGCATCATCTCCAAGATCACATCCATTCTAACCGCTGCTCTTATTCTGGGGCTGGCGGCGTATGGCGTTAAAAACGGTTTCGGCAATTAAGAGGAAGGCTAAGGATGGCTACTCCAAGAGGTATCAGAAACAACAACCCCGGCAACCTTGACCGCGGCGATCCGTGGCAGGGGCTGGTGGGTAACCCTGCAGAACCGAGGTTCTGCACATTCAAGGACGCGACCTGGGGCATCCGTGCTCTGGCTGTAACGCTCATTACCTATCACGACAAGCGCAAAGCTCAGGATGGCTCGCCGATCGACACTGTCCGTGAAGTGATCGAACGTTGGGCGCCGCCACATGAGAACGACACTGAGGCATACATCAATGCGGTGGCCAAGGCAGTCGGCGTCTCTCCTGAGATGATTGTGGATCTCCACGACTACAGCACTTTGCGCCCTCTGGTGGAGGCAATCATTCGCCATGAGAATGGTAAAGGCCCATTAAAGACGGCAAACAGCTGGTATTCAGTGGAAGCCATCGACGAGGGTCTGCGTCGTGCCGGTGTTGTGCGAGTGGTCAAAGCCGTAAAAGCGGTTCCGGTCACTAAGGAATCTGCTGGCGCAACGATTACAGCCGGTATTGGTGTCGCGCAGCTGGTGGACGTAGCGCCGCAGATCACTCATGCGATGGATAAGGCTCAGGACAATATCTCCAGTGGCGACACCATTCGCATCGTGTTCGGTGTTGCCACGGTAGCAATTGCACTATTCATCGCCTGGTCTCAGGTTCGCAAACACCAGAAGGGGATCGCGTAATGCTTCTTGGCCTTTACATTAAGGCCAAGCAGTACCTGTTGACGGCTGCGGCCGTCATCATGGTGCTTGCTGGTGCCTATTACCTCGGTGGCCGGGCTGCTCGCCGGGCAATGGAAATCAAAGCAGAGCGTGAAGACAACAAGCGCCTGCAACACACACTGGATGTGAAAAATGACGTTATCAATGCAGTCCGACGCTCGGATGGTGCTACCGTTGATGCTCAGCTTGCTGCTGATTGGATGCGTGATTAAGCCACCAGCCCAAGGGGTGCTGTTCTGCGATGCAGCAAACCCCATTTACGTTAGCCATAGCGATCAGCTAACGCAGGAAACAAAACGTGAGATCCTTTCCCACAACGTTCAAGGTGCTACATTGTGCCATTGGGAGAAAAAGCCCCGTTAGCGTTTTGCTTTTGAAGGCGTCTCCCTGGGTCTGGGGACGCCGGTTTTCCTTACCGGCTGTAAGGAACTATTCAACGTTTGGTTGAGTTTAGTGGTTGCCACAAAGCCATATATGACGTAAATTTGTTAGACAGTTGACGAAAGCGTCAACCCAATTTTAAGACCTACGAAGTATCCTCGTAGCCTCTAAATCCCCAGGTTGGGGGTCGCCGAACACGCTGCATAGCACTCGGCTAAGGTGGAAACATGCGTAACTCTCTGAACATTAAAGAAGCGAAGCGCTCAATTCAAACCATTCGTGATTGTACGAGTGTCATCGCTACTCACATCTTCGGTAATTCGAAGCTGCAGGTGCGCACACTCAACAATGAAGCGTTGGCACCTAAAGACCTCAAATTCATCGTTACTTTTGCTCACGATGTAGAGACAGCTCGAGCCTCGGTAAAACCGCTGGCTGAAGCTCGTTTTCTCGATGGCGAAATTTGCTTTACGGTGAACCCAGCTAAGCAATTCCCTGAGATGGCTAACAAAATTTCGTCTTTCTCAGAGGCAATTGAAACTTCTATTCGCGATTTTTTGAGCAAGCATGATAGTATCTTTAGCACCAATTCTGCTAATGATACTGCTAAATGGTTACACTAATACCTTCATCGTTTTTCGATAAGAACATAGGTAAGTTTGCTCATAAAGGCGAAACTAGCCTTCTTCGTTTCGGCTATTTGTTCACTAATGATGCGCTCTACAAGCTATCTCAGCTGGAGTTAATCGAACCCGAAGATGAGATTCATACCTACATAACGATTGAATGTGTAGGTGCTGCTGACGACGACAAAGCGAGTATCACCAAAACCATCGCAAAAATGGTTGATGATGACGCCTCCGATGAAGAGATTATCAAGCATCTTTTAGACTCTGGCTATGTTGATGAATCTAAAAACGTTGATGCCGGCAGAATTGCACTCCGATCCTATTTCTTCATCGATGACGCTGGCCAAGAGGTGGAAGCCCCTCAAGTCGCTGGCGTTAAAGTTGAGCGACCTTTCCAGCAGCAAGGTCTAAGCAGCCGCGCATATATGTTCATTCTGAATTGGTTTGATCACCTGGTTTGCGACGAAGAGCAAACAGTTCCAGGCGCAAAAATCTGGGCTGGTCGTCTTTATGACCAATGCGACGTGCGCATTTATAACGGTAAGGGTCAGGTTTTTGAAGATCGCTTGAGCGAACTCGGTGTTGGCGCTAAAGGCTTTCTGCCGTGGAACAAGGGCATGTTGGTAGACCTCAGCGGATGGACACCGAACCAAGTTCAGCAGAAGGTTCAAAAGTTCATCGTTTTAATCATATCTCGCGACACGTCTCCATCAGTCGGCTACTGTCCAGCCTAATTCTAAATGAACCCGCTTCGGCGGGTTTTTTATTCCCAAAATTCAGTTCATTGCCTACAAACTGGCCTTTACACCGTGGCCGCCCCGCATTAGGCTAATAGGCACATAAGAAAACAACTTGTTTTCACATAATTACTATTTCGCATAACAAGGAAACAACAATGGCTAAGATCATTGTGATTGGCGGCACCAAAGGTGGCCCCGGCAAATCCACGGTTGCGCAGCAGGTAGCCGGTGCGCTGGTTCTTAAAAAGCAGAAGAAATGTCACCTGACCGACATCGATGGGCAGATGACGACCGCAGGCTGGGCTGAAGAGCGCCGCGAAAACGAAGACCTGGCGCTTATTCCATTTGAGTTTGTGGATCATGACGTGGTTAAGCACATCAACGCGGTCAGCCAGCGACACGACTTCGTGGTTATTGACGCAGGGGGCTTCGACTCCGAAATACAGCGTCAGGCTATGCAGATGGCCGACATTATTCTTCTTCCGTTCCGCCCAAAGCGCCGTGACATTAAATCACTGCGTAACCTCGATCCGGTTCTGGATAACGTGCGTAATACCAACCACAAGGTTCGAATCATTGGGGTGATGAACCAATGTCCATCCTTGCCAAACCAGGCGCAGCGTATTATCAACGCCAAAGGTGTAATTGAGTCATTTGGCATCGAGCCTGTGCCGGTTAACCTTTACACCCGCAATGTTTACGACGATGCTGAAGAGTCTGGCCGCACCATCTTCGAAATGGCTGGTGCTGAACGCGATCAGAAGGCGGAAACTGAAATCATCGAGCTTGTTGATTACCTGCTGAACCTGGAGAATAAATAATGGCGAAGGGTATGGGTGATTTGACCAAGCGTGTAACGCCACCAGCAGCTTCAGAAGCGAAGCAGCCGGAAATGCAGCCAGCAACACCATCTGCACCATTGCGCAACCCTGTGAAGCCCCAGGGGCGCCCTACGCGTGGTAAGAGCAAGATTCAGTCTCGCACCATGTCGATGGAAGATGAGTACATTGAGCTGATTGATATGCTGGCCGTCATTCCTCGCTTTGACAAGTTCACACGTTCTGACGTAATCCGCGCGGCTATTTTCCAGCTATCGGAAAAAAGTCCTGCTGAAATCGAAGAGGCTATTAAGCTGAACATTGAAGCGGTGAATGCAAGTGACGTTTCATTCCGCACTGAAGAGATAAAGCGGAAGTTAATGGGAAAATAACTATTCTGAAGGCCTGTAAGTCAGGCCTTTACATTTCAGTTGAGATAAAAAAATGTTTACAACTAAAAGATTCTATTTAGCAATACTATTAATAAGTATTTGCTCAGCCTTGTTTGTATTTGCCTTAAATGAAATTCCCGGTGGTATAGTTTCGATAATCTGCACGGTCATAGGTGCAATGGGCGCACTTGTTGGAGGATGGTCAACGGGTCGGGCGGTTCAAGATGCGGAAAACAAAGCAAAGAAAAACAGTTTTTTCATTTACAAAAAACTTTATTATAGGAGGGTGTTAGTAAACTCATCCTACTCTTCAACTTCATCGGTTAAATTTTTAACACATAAATTAGCATTAAAGATCGCTGTTGCAATAGTTAAACTCGTTGGGAAGCGTGAGAAGAGTAGCAAGAAATCCGAATCTATTAAATCAAAAAAACAAACACTAACTGAATTATATTTAGTCAAAGTAAAGATCAATATTTTCAAAGGTCAGATTGTAACATTTTTTGGTATGATTGGGGCAACCACTATGACGTTGGCAATGCAGATGTCAAGCATGCCTGTTGTTGTTCTTCTATGGTACATAATAGTCCTTGAATGCCTTGAGCAAATAATTTCCTACCGTGTTCGTAAAGGATATTTTGGAGCCAATCGTTATGAGGCGCTTCAGTTGTTGAATTTCATTAATCAAAACAAAGATGACGAAGATGTTACTGGCGGTGGTAGACAAGTGTTTAAGGCCGTAGAGGTTATAAAACAAGAAAGTGAATATTCTGCCACAGGGGAATATGCGAAATGATTAACTCTGAGAGCGCCTCTAAGCTACTTAGCGTTGGGCTGAATATTCTGACTTTTCACCATCCTATTCGAACGGCGATTGGGTTAATTGTGGCTGTGCTTGTTTGGTGTTTGACAGGAGCATACCCTGGAATTATCTTGGCATTAGGAATGGAGTCAAATAGCTACTCTAGGTCTACTTTGTCAATTTCTGGCTTTATGATTATTCAAATTAAAACTATATACGATGGGGTTACTGGGCGAGGGGTCAGTGAAGAAGTTCAATCTATAATTAACGTAATAGAAAAATCACCTATGACAAATGTCCAAAAAAGGCTGAAATACAGTGCGCTTATTGAGGCGCAAATCGAAAGGTACAGTAAAAGCTCAAAATCTGAACCTGAAGATACGAATGTAACGGAATAAAGTTACCTGCTTCTGTATAATTAATATGACTAATATATAATAATATACGGAAGCAGGTTTTTTAAAGTGCCTAACATCAACTTACATCTACCCATCCTACTTTCCTGAAATTCCCAGCCCGCTGGCTTACAATATTCCCGAAATCACTGCTTTAAAAAAGATTGGTAACTAGCTATCATTCATTTACGTATAACTAACCAGCTACCTACTATGAGCAATTTCTTTTACCAATGCTTAGGCAACGACGACCAGTATGGATTCATGGAAGAGTGGGATTCGGCCGTCATGGATGAGTGGGTCGCTAAGAACATAGGGCTGTCTCGCTGTAAAGGCGAAGCTGACCTCTTCGAGACTAAGTGGTTTGATTACCGCGACATGCACCCACTTCAGGCTACAGCTGTATTTACCGAAGAGTACAAACGCCAGTACGCCAACATCATGCTCACTCACGGTCGTGAAGACTTCCAGAGTGCGCCTTTCAACACCGGTTTAAAACGAGTTCCGTTTCAGGATCAGTCTGCCGCCAACAAAACCTCACTTTGGAAGGCTCGTCAGTTTGCCGATCGCTACTGCGTTAATTACGGCTACTTCATTGGCACCGTTCTATCGATCGCCGCATCTCGTCTCTGGGACAAGCTGCCACGCCCTCAACATCTTTGGCAGCCAGAGCTGATTGAGATCTTCGAAGACAGATTGAAGAAACGCGCGTTAACACGTCTGGATAGCTCTCTTTGGGGTTCTGGCTCTTCTGGGGTAATCGTGCAAGGGGACAACGTTGAAATCCAGCGAGACTACTTTGAGTGGCTTCTCACGCAGATTGAAAATCGTGAGCCATCCCGTCGCGTTCTGATTATCTACTCCGCCGTTTGGCTGACAGAGCTTCTGCCCGAACACATAGCGCTTCAGCGCTTCCCTAACGAAATCATGGAAGCACGGTCACTGAATTGATTGCCTTCGCCCACTTAGTAAACTTAGTAAACTTAATAAACAAGTTGTTTAGAACGATGGAAAAGCACATGAACATGATTAAAGAGGTGGCGCAATGACCACCATTTGCCATACCGGACGCCCATTGTCAGAAGAGTTTGATGATGACTTCCAGAACCGATTAACAGCTTACTACTGCAAGGATCAGGAGTTCCTGTTGCGCGCCGGGGATTTGGTTGATCCGAGCCAATTTGAAAACGCGGCAAACGCAATATTGGTTAACCTGGTTTCCTCTTACTTCCGCATGTACAAGAGCGCACCTTCCAGCACGGCCATTCTCGACCAGCTGAAGCGCGCGAAGAAAGATAAGACGATCCGCGAAGAGCTGTTCCCGGATGTGGTCGGCGCCTTCAAGCGTGTATTGGGTGAGAAATTGACAGACACCAAATACATGATTGACCGAGTGGCCACTTTTGCCCGGAGCATAGCTTTTGATGACGCGCTGATCAAAGCGGCCGAGCTAAAAGAGAAGGGTGACTTCGAACGCGCCATGGAAGTGATGGCCAAGGTGCAGCTGGTGGGCGCGAGTGACACCATAGGCATCTACAACTATCTGGGCGAAGCGGCCGAGCGTTTAAAGCAGCGTGAGTATGAGGCGTCTGAGGATTACGTACCAAACAGCATCACTACCGGCATACCGCTGCTGGATCGACTGCTGTACCAGAAAGGGTGGGGGCGTCGTGAAATGGTTCTCTTCATGGGCTTCGCGAAGTCTGGTAAATCGACGGCCATGGGTGAGTTCTCCATTAACGCTACTTTAAAGGGCTTCAACGTTCTGTACGTCTCGCTGGAAGTTCACACCGCAATCTTGTCTGACCGTTTCGACGCACGTCTTTCTCAAACCGAAATGACGAAGTTGATCGAGAAGCGTGACGATGTTCATAAGAAGCTGGCCGACCTGGGCGCCAGTACCGGTGTGGGCAATTTGTGGGTTGTGGAGAGACCGTCTGGCAGCTTGTCACCTGCAGACCTCGATCGATTACTTGAAGGCATGAAGTCGAACGGGATGGTTCCTGACATGGTCGTGGTGGATTACGCCGACCTGATGAAACCAACACGACGCAGCGGCGATGAACGAGCAGATGTGAAAAGCATCTATACCGATCTCCGCGCAGTCTTCGACAAACACAATGCCGCTGGCATCACTGCATCCCAGACAAACCGAGAGGGTGGGGCGTCTGAGGTAGCCACGATGATGCACGCCGCAGATAACATTGAAAAGGTGCGTATCGCTGACCTGGTAATCTCGATCAACAAAACGGAAGAGGAAGCAACGAAGGGTGAAGCGCGCTTGTACTTTGCAGGCTCTCGTAACCAGAAAGGCAACATCAGCATCCGAGTAAAGCAGAACCTGGAGCAGATGCGGTTTATTCAGGAAATTCTCGACGTTATCTAAAAAATAAAGGCGTGGCAAAAATCGCCACGCCTCATTTCCAATTCGAGAAATCAAGTTTCTCGCCCTGTTAAAAACAACAAGGGAAAAACACATGAGCGGCCATCATACCCCATCTTCCCTAATACACACAAAATTGCCTTCAAATTATGACCGAAGAGGATTGCTGGCATGAGCGACATTAAAGAGCTTTTGACCGAGCTGGACTTTGAGCAGTGGCTCGATACAGAGGGCATCATCTATCGCCGTGGTGGTGTCAGCGCGCGCGGTCGTGAAATAAACATCAAGGAGTGCCCGGTATGCGGCAGCTCCGGTTGGAAGGTGTATTTCAATCTGACCAACAACGTCGGCAAATGCTTTGCGGGTGATCACCCAGAAGAGATTCAATTCAACAAGCTGGTATTCCTGAAGCATTACAGCGGCAAGTCACGCCGTGCATTTGAGGAATACGTGAACAATGCGCTGCTGGAGCAGGGCTGGGCGCCGAAACGAGAAGAGGTAAAACTGACCAGCGCCGTCGAGCTGGAAGGGCCGGTTTCGTTGCCGCGTCACTATGAGCTTCCGATCGAGGGTCAACTACCCACTTATCTTGTGGAGAGAAATGTAACGCCTGAGCTGGCCAAATATTTCGACCTTAGATACTGCGTAGAGGGCAAACATGCTTATGTGGATGTCTACAACGACCAGGTTCGTGGCCAAGATTTCGGTATGCGTATTCTGATACCAATTTACGACCTCGATGGTGTGATGAAAACCTTCCAGGGGCGTGACGTTACTGGCACTGCGGAGCGCCGCTACCTCTTCCCCATGACGTTGCCGGCGTCAGGTAAGTTTCTCTATAACGGCCACAACGCAGTGGGTAAACAGACTGTCGTGGTGAGCGAGGGTGCATTTGACGTTATTGGGATCAAGCGAGCACTGTTCGATGAGCCAACGCTGCGGGATTACGTTGAGCCAATCGGGACGTTTGGTATGCATTTATCTGGTGTAACGACGCAGGACGAAGAGGATCAGTTAGGTGCATTCCTGACGCTCAAAGCGAAGGGGCTGAAGAACGTCGTAATGATGTGGGACAGTGAGAAGCAGGCAATCCGAAACACAATGGCCGCCGCGCGTAAGCTGGTGGGGATCGGACTTAACGTGAAGATTGCCTGTTTGGGCAAAGAGGGCGTTGACCCGGGCGACGCATCTGTTGAGGAAATCATCAAAGCATACTTCCGAGCGAAGCCCTACACTCGCCAGCTTGAGTTAATGGCAAAGGTAAAAGGAATAGCGGCTTTGGTCTGACCTAAGAAAATAAGTAGCTAACCACCAATCATTAATTATAATGGCGACCAAAGTTTATAAGAGAGATGAAGATGCACCCGAATATCACTCATGAAATCACAAAGCTGGTTAGAGATTCAAAGCTGCCGCTGAACGAAGAAGAGTTCGACTCGGTTGTTGTCCAGGCTATTCAGGCTGGAGCTGACAGAATTGCGACCGCAGAGGCTGGCAAGTTGCTGCTGGCCGACTATCCGTATTTGACGGTCACCATGGTTGTTGGCGATGTTCGCCCCAGCGTGGGAAACGAAGCGCCTCGATGCGCTGCGATCGTCAGCTTTATCAGCCGAATGGGAGATTCACCTGTCACACATACAGCCGCTTACTACAACGGCTACATTGTCCAGACCCAGACCGTTCTTGAAGAGCTGCACCGTGACGACCTATGGAAGTTCGTTGAGTTCATGGACGAAAAATGCGAAAGCGTGGAGTCCTCTTCGGCCATAAAAGAACTATGGGCAACGAGTGTGGTTGGTGACGACAACACTGCAAATATGAGTGTCCCGGAAGGCATGGTTGACCTGGTTCTGGAAGGGCGAGGAACCGCCACCAAAGCGGCTAATGAGAAGAACTTCCCAGCGTTAATGAAATTGACCGGTGGCGATCGTCGCAAGCAGGACATTATCAACGCCTGCAGTTCAGCCTGCGATGGCGTTATGGGCGAGTACGAACGTCGCCTGGTGAAGATGTCTAACGAAATGCCAATGTTGATGCAGGAAGCCAAATCATACGCTCTGCACACCGCTGAAGAGCTTCTGAAGCCTTTCCGCGACCGACAACACGCCGTCATGTCTGGCTGGGGAAGCTGGTAGCCTGACAAAAACGCTATAGCCCCGTATGGGGCTTTTTTATAATTGCGTTAATAAGTGATTAGCTATTTTGGTGATACAGAATGACAGTTTCAAAAACCGACTTTTCGAAGATCCCATCCATATCGGGCAACAACATGTTCAGCCTGAAGTGCGAGGAAGTGCTGATCCGCAAGGAGCCAACAAGGGCGAGTTACACGGTCTGCCAGCACACGATTCTGGCGTTCAAAGAAGGTCGGCTGCCGCCCGGCTCATTTAGTGAATGTGTAACGGCTATCCGCGGCGGCAAATGCAAAGCGCTGAAAATGATGGTCGAGGAAGTTCGCGCCGGTGAATCACTCTACTTCGAAGATTACGGTGCTTTGGTTGCTGAAGTTGCAGCTCGTAACAACCAAAGCAGTTTCGGTGGCCAGCGTAAGACCAAATCCGCGATGTCACTTCTGCCGTCGCGTAAATCAAAAGCAGAAGACACAACAAAAACGGGCGAGTTTGAGGCTATTACAGACCTCCACTCAGCCTTAGTGCAAGAGGAAAACACATGAAAGTTTCGGATCTCAAAGTAGGTGAGCGCGCGTATTTCATGGTCGATTTGGAGGGGCAAAGAGCGTGGGAAGAATGTCGCGTTCTTGCTGTTTCAACATACGGCTATGCGCTTGAGCACAAGGTGAATGGCAAGATTGTGCAGAAGTGGTACGACGCTATTGGAACCGGTGCAGCGCTTCGATTCCGACGCCTCATCGAGTATTGGCATCAGTGGACAAACAAAGACCACGGTGGGGTTTACGAGCTGGTGATGTTCGCTAACCAAAAAGCCACCATGGAAGGTTTTGTTCCGACCGCAATCTTCAAATCGACATCGACCGGTGACATCTATTCGCTGCCGATCGAGCAGTTTCACGCTGAATTTACACAACACGGGCCAGTACAAGGAGTGCCGTTTTAATGGAAAAGCTGATTACCCTTCGAGCCAAGCTGGATGACATCAAAGCGATGGGAACCAATGCTAAGAAAGAGGCTTTGGCCAAGCTGGACGACTTCGAGCAAAAAGCCGTGTCGCTGATGCTCAATCCATTCATCCGCTTCGGCATCAAGAAGTATAACGTAGCCCAGGCGCAGCTGGTGTCCACGCCAAGTGACCAGAAGGTATTGGATGTGTTGGATCAGCTGGCAACGCGGCAGCTGACAGGTGGAGCTGCCGTAACCGCAGTTGAGTCAATCGTTGGCTCTATGTGTGAGGCTGGTCAGGACGTGTTTCGTCGTTTCCTGCTGAAAGATCCGAAGGCCGGTGTCGGCATCAGCCTTTGCAACAAAATCTTCTCGGCGCCGATTCCAGTGTTTGAAGTCCAGCTGGCCACCGCCTACAAGCAAAAGGGTGACAAGTTCCCATTCAAGCCTAACAAACACGCCAAATGGCCAATGATTGGAAGCATTAAGCTCGATGGGATGCGCGTGATTAGCGAGGTGATTGTGGGTGAAGAAGAGGTTAACTTCCTGTCGCGCACCGGCAATCCAGTAACGTCACTCGATCACCTTAAACCGGCAATGCTGGAGCTGGCTCGTGCTACCGGTCATCAACACGTCTTCTTTGATGGTGAGGCAACGGTCGGTTCATTCAATGGCACTGTTTCAGCGATCCGCAAAAAGAATGTGAAAGCTGTAGGCGCTCAGTTCCACATCTTCGACTTCTTCTTGCCAGAGTGGAAGGCGTTGGCTAAGACCAAAGAGTACAAAGCCAATGGCATGAAGCTGAAGGAGCGTAAGGCTGCGCTGGTGGCGTGGTTCCGCAATGAGAGAAGCGAAGAGTCAGCGGGTGATTTAGTGCTGGTTCCCTTTGAAATCTACCTTAGCCATGAAGAGTATATTGCTCGATTCATGCAGCGTTTGGACGAGAACGAAGAAGGGGAAATGGCTTACGACCCCAACTCTGTTTATGAATTTAAGCGCTCTCGTGCCTGGTGGAAAATGAAGGATGAGAACGAGGCAGATGGTGAAATCATTGGTTTCCTGCCTGGCGACCCGGATGCCGGCTTCGCACACACCCTCGGTAAAATCGTTGTGCGTTTGGAGGACGGTACGGAAGTTCGTACTTCAGGCTTCAAACATCAATATCTCGATGAGATCTGGCTGAATCAGGATAAATACATGGGGCGCATCGTGAAGGTCAATTTCCACGAATACACGCCTGATGGAAGCCTGCGCCACCCACGCCTTAAATGGCCAAGCTGCCTTCGTGATACTGAAGACAGGATCGGAGACAAGGAATGACATTATGACTTCAACATAATCAGGTGCATATAGTTGTCTTAAATAAAACCTAATCTTTTTTTGACGTGCTTTGCATCTTGTCAAAAAAAATCCAGGTTACTCATAACAAATCTATATTTATAGAATGAAGATGGCTTTAAAAATCTTCTAAATAGGCGTTGTAAGGTTGTGCCTGATAAATATGAGTAATTTCGAAAATTAGAGGTTTGCCATGACAATGATGCTTAAGACCCTTAATGTAAATAAATTTGATGTTGAACTCAAGGTAAATGAAGCGGTTGAAAGCCAAGAAATGGATATAGATCTACTTGGGAAATCTTATATTATCGGCCTAGTAAATATGACAGCTAGCACTTGTGCAACAATAGCAGCAACCAGACGAGTTGGAGGTTCAGACGCTGAGTGGAAATGGACCGTTATCCCCAAGGTATGCCCAAACTGCCGTGAAGACTTCCAGACGTGTTGTAACAAAGGAAGATACAGCCCTATTATGAGCACTGAATGCGATGATTCTGCTTTTGAATTATTTGTTGGATATATGTTAGATAGTGATACAGCTAAAGGAACAATAATCAAGATTATACCTAACTGTCAGTATGCAGGAGGGTTAGTTGGACTTGAAGATTAAATTTTACCTTAATATTTAAGTATTAAATGGAAGGGGTAAGTGCTAAATATCAGTTTTCAACGGACTAATTAACACCCAACCCGTAATAAAAGCATTAAAGCGCCTCTCTCGGGCGCTTTAATGCGTTGGGGATAACTATGAAAACCTCTGTTGTTACTGGTTTTTTAATCGAGTGAAAGAAATATAGTTACCAAAAAGCTTAGACAAAATTTTCTTTGCAAAGTACCAACCTACAGCAGCAGTGGTGGCCCAAACGATATAGGCAAAAGTATGATTAAAACCTAAAGTTAAGGCACAGAACTTTGCCGCATACCAGCCGGCTATCAAAGGTAACAGAAAGCCCAAAAACTTAAAGATCCCTGGGGTGCCATACTTGATTTCAGCCTTACATCCTCTGCAAACATTGGCACCATGTGGAATTTCACTTCGGCAGTGTTCACAAGTTATGAGCCTTTGCTCTCCCATCACTTTTTCCCTTATGTGCAAATTAAGTCGTTCTTCTACTTGTTAATTTTCATTTTACCCCAAATCATACCTGAAAGCTTTATCATCAAAATTGGTAGGCTACTGTTTCTAAGAACTGCCGTAAAAATCTGCTTAGACGCCTTTCAAGTGCGGATTATCATTTCCGCATCATCCATTTACGAGCCACGTTTATGAACTTCAAACGCTTTTTGTCAGTAAAGAAGCCCTGCGCCAATTGTCCGTTCCTGAAGGAGAATGGCATTGAGATCGGGGAAGAGCGCCTTGCGGAAATCAAACAGAATTTGCTGGACGACGACATGACCCCGTTCCAGTGCCACAAGACAACGCATCCCACTGGTGGTTATCACGACAGTGAGGGCGTTTATCACCCTTCTGGGAAGGAGAAGCATTGTGCTGGCGCAATGGGGTTCCTGTATGCAAAAGGGCGCATGAACGTGCCAATGCGTATAGGTTTAATGTCTGGAGTGCTGACTCTTTCCGAATTAAGAGGAATAACCCCGTTGCTTGCGTAGGTGATCTGAAACTGATCAACCGAACCGTCAAAGTGAAAAATCTGTAAGATAGGTATTTACCTACCTACTTATATCGATTATAGTCACTCTCGTTTTCGGCGGTGAGCGATTGTTTTACTTTTAAAATAAATGCAAACGACACTCAGTACCTGGCAGTAGCGTAACAGCCAAACACCAGCAGGGTCAGTCTCCAGCCCTGTTATCGAAATGGAGCAGACTGAGCGAGTCTGATTACGGAACGCAGAGACGATGGCCACGGCCACCCGACCGATGGGGTAACGAGATGGGTGGGGGTAATTCCGACATGAACACCCGGGTTTAAAGGCACTTCCGCCCATCTCGTTACGTCATTCCATATTACTTATGTCGTTTATTCTTGGGTTGAATAATCGTAGACGTAGCCCGGCTGGCATGGTTAGCCAGCACAAATTCAGGGACCGATATGCAAGACGTTGATGAGCTTAAGCGAGCTGCCGCAACACTCTTTGTCAAAGCTATTCAGCAGAATCGTGGTGATTACGGCTCCACGAGCACTGTAGAGGCGGTAAAGCGAGGGGGTTCGACGATGACAATAAGCCACAACGGAACTATATCGGCCTACAAAGATGGTGTGCTGAGAGTGAGAATGGGTAGCATTGTCGGTGATCTGTAATGATTCCATACATCTCAGAGTTTAGATCCACACCACGCACCTAACCTTGGTGCTCGTGACAAGATTTTTTTAGCTTTGCAGTATCAACGCCCCTCGAAGGGCTACATATAAAATACAAAGGAAAAACACATGTCAGAAGTCAAAAAGGTTATCACCGCGTCCGACCGTTCAGCTAAAGGCGTTGTTAAAGCTGTTGCCGATCTGAGCAAGGTTGCAGTCGAGCTGACAGCTCTGGCGCAGTCTAACGTCAACCTGGCCGAAGAAATTGAGTTCAAGCAATCCCAGCTGGCCGACCTGGATAATCAGATCAACACTAAAGAGCGTGAAGGTGCTGCCCAGCTGCGTCTGCGTGTTATCGAAAACGAAGACCGCGTACTGGCTGACCTGATGAAAGCTCGTGGCCTGGCGACCATCTCCGTTGCTGATCTGAACCTGCTGAACACTCGTGCAGTGAACGCTGAAGCAGGCAATGAGCAGGCAGTTGAAGAAGCGCGTACCTCTGCATTCCGTCAGGCTGACTCTGCTGCCAAAGCTCAGATTGCTCAGCTGCAGGGCGATCACCGTGTTGAAATGGCTGAGCTGAACGCAAACAGCAAAGCGAAAGACAACCGCATCGAGTTCCTCGAAGCGCAGGTGACTCAGTTGCAGGGCGAAGTGAAAGCTGAACGTGACACTCGTCTGGAAATCGCTAAAGCGGAATCTAACCGCCAGGGCGTTACCGTAAACACCGGTAAGAACTAAGTTGCGTGTCTGTTCCCCTCCGGGGGAACAGCACATCGTAGAGCGGGTTGGGTTTATTTATTCACTTAAAGACTCCGCTAACAGTCCCTCAGCCCGCTCTACGCTGTGTACGCAGCAGATTATGTCTGCAATCGGTAGCTGACATCGTCGAACTCCAAACCTTACTTATAGCGCAAATACCAAAGGGGCTTCGGCCCCTTTTTTGTTGAGGCAAATATGGCAAATATGAACGATTGGAATGCTTTTGATAGGTACAGAGCACAATTACGGGGCTATGAAGATCACGCCAATAATCGCTTCAGCACAAGGATGCCGGCCAGCTTAACGGAGGCATTTGAAAGGTCGATGATGAACAGTGATACCTCTTTCACTTACCAGCGTATCCAATACAAGAACACCATGCCTGGCCGGTTCATTCAGGTGATCGGAGATGGTAGAGAAATTCGACCACTGAGCTGTATGCAGTTACGCACAAACTTTCTCAGCAGCCGCGAGCGCTATAACGTTGCTCAAATGCCAATGATGACTACCTCATATGAAGAAGAGCCATCAGACCCTCTCGTAAGCAGAGCGTTTAAAACCGTTGCGCTCTCTTCTTTCGTTACCATTTCAATGTCCACGCTGGATAGCAGAAGCCGTCACTTCACGCTCTACTTTGCAGACAAATTTTTAGACGGAGCTGTTAGCTTCAGCCCGATATTCTTTGAATCTAACGGCGCACGAGTGCCGGACAACGCACCGGCTGAAGAATATCTAACCTGGCCTCGTCGCACAGGCAGAAACGAGTTTCTGGCTCGATTTACAAGCTAAGAATAATAGGTAGTGACCTACCAAATATTATTGGCTATTCTGGTCACGAATTTATTAGGCAATGGACGCCTACATACTCACGAAGGGAATCAAAAATGTCAGAAGTTAAACTGCCAGAGTACCAAAGCATCAAGGTGGTTGGCGCTGCAAAAATCGCTTCAATCACCGGCACTGCAATCGGCCTGGATCTCCACAATAGCATTGTAGAGATTGAAGTTGGCTGCGCCTGGGTTGCTCGCCACCAACCAGAAGTCGGTGGCTACTTTGTTCGCTATGAAGACGGCTATGAGTCGTATTCACCGGCAGAAGCGTTTGAGAAAGGTTATCTGGCGCTCGCAGACGCAGGTTTCGCTGCTTCATTTGGCGTCTCGTTTGGTATCGCCATCGAGCTGCTTAAAGAGGGTGATCGTGTGGCTCGCAAGGGCTGGAACGGTAAAGGGATGTGGTTTGAGCTTCAACGCCCGGACGCTGACAGTGACATGACGCTCCCATACATCTATATGCGTACTGCAGACGGGCAGAACGTACCGTGGCTGGCCAGCCAAACCGATATGCTCAGTGAAGATTGGGTGATCGTGAAATGACAGACGCAGAACTGGAACAGCAGCTGCTCGACAAAGGACTAACCGCACCGCGCGTTACGCTGGAGCACATCGAGAGCCTGATTGCTGAAGAGCATTATTTCTCAGCTTACGACGGCATTCGATCAGCTAACCAGGGCGTCGATGCAGCTTGGTGGGCTAACACGGCCGCCGACCGTCATACGTTTTGCTATTTGCTACTGACCAACGGTTACACTGTCACGGGCGAGAATGCGTGTGTTAGCAAAGAAAACTTTGATCCTGAGTTGAGCCGCCAGCTGGCGCGCCGCAACGCTATTGCAAAAATTTGGCCTCTTGAGGGCTACCTTTTAAAACAAACATTGAATGATGAACAGAATGGTAAAAGTGAAAATTTATGGCAAAGAACAGTGCGCCTACTGCAAAAACGCAAAGGAACTGGCCGAACAACTACAGAGCCAGGGCAAGCTGACGTTTGAGTACATCGACATCCAGGTCGCCGGGATCGGTGCACCAGAGCTGAGTGAACTTGTTGGCCAGCCGGTAAGACAAGTGCCCCAGATCTTCGTTGATGACAAGCCGGTGGGCGGCTACACTCAGTTTTCAGCGATTAAGTTCTAAGACAAGGCTCCGAACGGAGCCTTTTTATTACCCTATAAAAATCGAATTATGATTCGGTTTGCCGATCTTTTTTGGGATTAAATGATTGTAAGAAGCGCATAAGGAGAAAATCATCAGGGGCTTCAAAATCTACATACCCATCAGGTTCAACAAACCCTTGCGCTATCCTTGGATGTCTCAGCGTTTCTTTTGGTAAAGCTTGAGTTGCAAACGGATTATGCAAGATGTATAGGCCATCGGCCAGGTGCTCTACATAATCACTTTTTATTGTCTGGTTTACTCTAGGATATAGGGATCCATCAATGGGAGGCGTGAACGTAGAGTAAATGGTATGGGCAGAAGGGTTGTCAGCTAGCGCCCTCACCTTGCCCCATGTTGCAAGGCTGCTATAAATAACTGCACTTACGTCTGAGTATTCAGGAGTGCAGAAAAACCCCAAATCTATATGGGCATTTTCATTTTTTATCGCTGCATCAACATTATATGAAATCATGGTATTGGAACCCGATTCTATTGTTGCTTCTTCATCATGGTAAAGACCATATAAGGTCGCTAGTATGGGTCTGGCCGCGGCAAAATGAGCAAAAGGTCGGTCAAATGAGGCTATAGCGATTACGAATGGCCTATTTTTGCATTGGGGCAATTGTGAATAACGTGCTCGCAACTTCCTAACTTTAGCAATGAAGCTATTGCTTAATCTGATCGAGCTTTCTGAATTAAATCTATTGAAGTCTCTTGGCATATCTTCATGACTAAACCCGTAAACGCCTTGTCCTCCCTCAGCTGGAAGAGCTACAGTCGCCTCGATGCAAAACGCACTCTCACTTAAAACCACAAAATCAGGAGCATCATATGAGAAATCGTTAATTAGCCCTAACTCTTTTAAGTATGCATAAATGTATAATTCCCACAAACAAGGCTCAAATGTTGTTTGGAACTCTTTCACGAATTTATTGTCTCTATCCTGAAATCCTTTCGCCCAACCATTTATGACATCTCTCTCAGGTTGGTATTGTTCCTTTTTCATCATAATGTAGATAGGGTGTTGCTTTTCAAACGGAACAACATCTTCAAACAGATTTAGCATGAAGCTCATGTTGTTAGTGACCTTAAAATCTATATTGGCGTTATTATTAAAATGCGAGAAATAAAAAAGCCCCTTTAGAGGGGCTTATTTTGCTTTGTGTGACATTCGAACGCCAGATTGACGACGCGGCGCAATAGGTCTATTGCGTTTAAGCACTCTATTCATCGGAACCATTTGCTGGGTCTGAGCATCATAAGCATACATCTGCCCGTCTGTCGGCATAATTTGAGAACCATCAATGCTTACACCAGGTGCTACGGCAACTTTAAGAGGAGGTCTGATCGTAGCCTCGATTGAAGCTGCCGCAGGGGTTTTCGTAATTCCAACCCGCACAACTAAAGTTTCACCTACTTGAACTCTTGTGCGTTTCTGAGCGCGAAATTTTTTTTCTACCCATTTTGCTCGACCAGCAATGACTTGTCTTTGAGTGCCGACCTGTGCATTTCCAGCCTTTTCTTGGACTAAGCTGGCAGGGACGATCTTCCCCTCATGCCGAACGTACTCGCCCGAAGCAAGTTTACGCTCAGTGATTTTAGCGGAGGTTTTCTTCAATTTACGCGTCAGCGCAGCGTAAAGTTGTTCAGCTGAAGGGTTTTCAGTAGTATTTCGTGACGATTGCATAACCCCTCCTGTGACTGCCGAGTCTATTGAATTTAGACGTCATGGGGATAGACTTGAGTCTTATATCTCGGTCTACATCAAACCCCAGAGCCGTGTCGTAAATGCCTAGAAGCTCATCTCTGGCTGCTATCCAGAAGTAAAGCCCAGCCTTGGTTACATTGTAATGGTCATAAACTGCACAAGCAACCCCGGTCACCAAATCCTTCTTAGCGCGAAAATCAATCTGGACATGGGCATAGTCATTTTCACCATCAGCAAGGTCAAATGCAACAATCCAAGCGCCACTTTCAGGGATGGCAAGTTGCTTGCCGCTGTATTGCGTTTCACCTAGAAAACTTTCCAGTACAGATTGCTTGTCAATTTTAGTGAACCCAACTGTATATCTGTGGCCCGTACTTAGCCTGCCCGCGAAAAATTCTCTGGCTACAGCAATTTGAGGCTCTTCTACATCACCAAACAAATAAGGATCAAGATCGTCCGGTTCAGGGACTTCCGTTTCATCCTCAAAATCATGCCACTCCCACTGCACAATTTACCTCGATTTCCTGAAATAATTCTTATTATTTAATCAAATCTTCTTTTTATACGCAATTCTTTCTAAAGGCGTACTCATCTTGGCAAAGGGGCACAAATTTCAAAAAATGAAGCCTAAATGATTCCATACTATGTAAGTATGGAATCATTGATAAATCAGAGCTATGCTGACCCTAAAAAAAGAGGTTTCGCATATGCGTAGTGAATTTGATTTGGCCAAGGCAGCAGAAAACTGTTCCGCAGAGACGATCGCGTTTCTGCAGACCGTTATCGACTCGCCGCTTGATCAGCTGGAAGATTTCAGTGATTCCGACCCGGTTTTCAGAAAAGCATTCATGCTTTTCACCCGGCTATCTTTGCTGGTGACTCGCCGCCGTCCCGAGCTTGGCGTCCACTGCATTTTGATACACGTTCTGCCTAAAATTGGCGATCTCCCTCTGTCAAAAATCACCAAGGTGGTCATTAACCGGCTGACAAACCCGCTGATCGTGGAAGGTAAAATTGTTCAGGGTAAACGTGTCTTTTCCGTAATGAAGCAGTTCCTCGCTTGGTGTGTGTTCCAGGGTTATCTAGAGAACTCACCAGTTGGCGACATTCCACTGAACAAAGTTGGTGGCTCAAACCCTAAGCCCAGGGAGCGCACGCTAACAGACGCTGAAATATGGGTGTTCTGGCATGTATGGGATTACTTCGAAGTTTGCGAGGTGACGCGCTGGGCTGCCAGATTGACGCTTGCTGCTGCTCGACGCCCTGACGAGATCCTACGTGCAAAATCCGCTGAGTTTGACCTCACCAATAACATATGGAACCAGGGTCGTCGTAACAAGTCGAATCGAGACCACCGGTTGCCCATCAGCCCGATTATGAAGCTCTGTATCGAACGGCTGCTTGCCGCGGGTGAGGGTAGCGAATGGCTATGCCCATCTAACAAGAAAGCAGGGCGGCCGATGTCAAAGGTGGCCATCAGCCAATCTTTGCGCCGAATCCTCGAAACACCAGAAATGCTGGCGGTTGAGCCGTTCACTCCACGTGATCTACGCAGGACTGCAAGGAGCTGTCTGGCAAGTTTGGATGTACCGAGTGATGTATCAAGAAAGGTTTTAAATCAAAGCCTTGAAGGTATAGACCGTGTGTACGACAGGCACGACTATATAGATCAGATGCAAGAAGCACTGTGCAAATACTCAGTATTTTTGTTTAATATAGTCGAAAGCGAGGGGGTGGAGGATTTGAGCCACAAATACAAAGGCGACCGTCTGGATCTATCAAACAGTCGCCTTGGACTTGGGGTCGTTAACTTTGGATCGCAGCAAGTATATCCTTGAGCTTTTCATCTGTTAGAGTGCCGGATGATTTTGTTTTGTCTCGTAAGGCATTGATTATCTGGCGCTCTTCGTCACTTAGACCAGGGAGGTTTTTCTTTATGAATTGGTGGATGACCGGGTATCGTTCTTCCAAAACCAGCATCATGAAGCGAGTCTCATCTGTGCCTAAAGCTTCAGCAAGAAGGGATACTTTTTCCAATGGCATCGGCAGACGGCCGGTTTTAATATTGGAGAGATTGTTTGCGTTTTCATAGCCAATCTCAGATGCGATCTGAGTCTGCGATTTTGGGGATGTCAAAATAAGCCCCTCAATAAATGCCGAAATACGGTTACCTTTTTTAGCGGCCATAATAGTTTTTTCCTGCTTATTTATGCGAAATAATTATCAATTACGAGGTGTCATTTGCACCATTGCCCTGAGTGTATTACCGGCTAGAAAGTAAGTAAAGGGTTATCCCTCCTTAATGATAAGTAACCCACTAACTATTCATCAAAGGCCCATACACCAAGGCTTAATGAGAATTATTTTTGATATAAAACCTTTGATTTTTGTTACATAGCGTATAAGATGCCGCCTCGATAAATAAGAACTGTCCCAAAGGTTGTTTATGGATGATTTAATCGCCTCCTTGAAGGCACTTGGCGTAGGCATGATTATCGCCGTTCCTTACCATTTAGTTTCGGACATTATCCTTCGCTGCAACGGTATCGACATTGACTGCGGAGATGACGCTGTCGCATGTTTTCACATCAGCATTGCGCAAATGAAGTACACCCTTGCCTGCACTGGCGAAACCAGCCTGGTCACACGTTTTCTTTAAATCTCTTTAGCCTTTCTTAAAATCCAAACCTTGTTACTAGCCTGCGCGTTAATGGTCTCATTCATTGCGCGCAATGTTATTATCACCACTCAGAAAACAAATTGTTTTCATAAACAAGAGATGGAAAAGCACATGAAAAATAAACAAAAAATTAGAAAAGAGGTTCTGACATTTCGCGAAAGTGTACGTAAAGTCGTTGTCATGCTTTCTGGTAAAGATATTCCTGTGGCGGAGCGTGGTAGCCGTGCATACGTCGAATATAACAAGGATGGTAAGCCATGCATGGTAAATCTTCCTTCACTGCCAGATGATGCGACTGATGGCCTCATGAACGCGATCCGTGGCTTCCTTGACCACGAAGTCGCTCACCTCCTTTTCACCGACTCGAAACTGGCATTTAAGCTGCTCGATAAGAAAGACAGCCCAGCTTTTCACCTCTGGAATGCCGTAGAAGATACCTTCATTGAACGACGTATGGGTGAAGTTTTCTCTGGATCTAAACGCAACCTTGTCAATACGCAACGTCATGTAATTGAAAAACTTTTCGTTCCGAAAGTGGATGATGCACTAAAGGCTTTATCTCGTAACCCGCGAGAACTCTTTCTTAAGTTCCTGTTAATGCCAGCTTTACGCGCCTGGGCAGGACAAACGCCTTTTGTTGAGTTCATGGAGCCGTATTGGGCTTATGTTCGCGATCCTGTATCAAAACTAGATAAAGCTGGTGTGCCGGCTGCTGTGCCAATGTTGATGAGCACCGAAGACTGCATCAAGCTGGCAGGCCGAATTTCACTGGCTTTAAAGGAAGAAATGGAGAAACCGGAAGGTAAATCTGGCCATGGTGATTCGGAAGAAAATGATAAGGAAAATGATTCGCCTGATGATGTAGGTAGTGAACAACCTACTAAATCAAATGATGAATCTAATAGTGATAAGCCTGGTAGTGTCGATGAGACGCAGGAGGAAGAAGAGCCTGCTCCTGTAATTAATAGTAATGAAGATAATATAAAAGATAAGGAAGACGGCTCTGAATCAGTTCCCGACTCCAGCAACGCTAATGACTCCCAGCCTGAAGATGGTGACGCTCACGAAGATGACGCCCCAGCAAAATCAGGTGATGGTGATGATATACCAGAAGGTGAAGAAGAATCTGAGCAGTCTGAGGGGTTTGGTGGTTTCGAGAGCGACTCGGACGACAATGATCCAGATAATGAGCAGCCTGAAAGTGGTTCGGGCGGTGCAGACGATACTGGTTCAGCGGCCAACTCAGATGACCAGCAAAGCACACCAGGTGATCTAGAAAGTGATGGTCGTCAGGAAGCCACCCAGGGCGATCTAAACGAAGAAGATGGCGGTACTGATGACATTCCATTGGACGCAGCGTTTAAGGCGCTGGAAGGCACTGAGGTGGCTCCAGAGCAGGGCATGGAGGAAGCGCTCAACGAGGTAATGGCCAACGAGCTGATAGGTGTGCCAAAAGGCTCATATCGCCCATATCAACGCTCATATGACTTTATTGGCCCGATTGATGATGTCGAGAACCATCTCCGCAAAACTCATAAAGCTTTTGGCCGCATCCATCTTAACCGTGGTTTAAAGAACTGGCGTATCGACGACGAAGGCACCAGTTTATTTGCCTCGAATGTCGAGCGTCGTCTCGCTGATGGATCGGCCTCAACACTGGCCAAAGACCTTGAACGTGCCATTGCGAGTCGTAACAAAGTCCAGTTCGTACCTGGTCAACGTCGTGGAAAAGTGCATAGCGCCAATTTGTACCGACTGTCTATGAACGATGACCGCGTATTCCGTCGCAAGGAAGACCATAAGGCAGTAAACGCTTGTGTGCAGCAGGTTATCGACTTGTCTGGCTCGATGCAGGGTTCGAAAATTTGCCTTGCACTGGCCTGCGCCTACACAATTTCTGACGCGCTCGATCGCATAAATGTTCCGAACATCATTACCGGGTTTACAACTGCAGGCTGTGACATCGATGCAGCAAGGAAGATGGGTCGCGGCTACAACCGCTATGAATCATTGATGCTCCCCACTATCAAGGGTTGGCACGAACGAGCAAACACGCCCACCACACGCAAACGCTTAGGCTGCTTGTCAGAGAGATTCCCCCTTGAAGACAACATAGATGGTGAATCAATTATGGCTTTAGCTCAGCACTTTGCTGGCCGCATTGAGGATAAGAAAATCATGCTTGTCATGAGTGACGGTGCACCAGCTGGAATCGGTCATGACTTCAGCGACCATCTTAAAGCTGTGGCGGAGTCAATTGAAGGCAGTGGTCTTATTGAACTAATGGGTATCGGCATTCTTACGGATGCTCCCAGCCGGTTCTACAAGAACCACGTTGAAGTCAAAAAGGTGGAAGACCTGGGTGCCACTGTCGTGAGGAAATTGTCTCAATTGATACTTGGCTAAGTCGTGCCGATAAAGATAAGTAGGCAACTACTTATCTTTTTATCTTAAAATTATTACTATAAGCACCAGA